GTATTTTCTTTTGTAAATGGTGTAACAATAGGATTTTGTTGAATACCATTATACATTAATTTCTGTAATAATTCTGGATTGTAATTATTTGGAAGACCTACACCATTTTGAGCTGTTTCTGAATCATCAATGGGTTCAAGTTGTTTAACAGATCCTTTACGAACATCATCTATAAACTTCCCTGCATCTTTATATCCATACTCTTTAGCAGTCTTATTATAAGCTTCTTGTATAGCAGCACCATCTATCTTTCTTTGAGCAGCAAGTTTAAGCTTTGCAGTTGTTCCTAAATCTATAGCTTGTACAGTTCCCATTCTTAATAGATCAGTTTCATCTATTAATTCAAGACCTTTTTGTCTAAGCTTATTTTGTTTAGTCTCATCTTTACTTACATCATTCATATAGTTTTTAATTTTTTTACCCTCAGCCTTTGGATCACCTAATTGTTTTGCACCAAGTTCATCAAATTTAATATTACCATATATCACAAGATTTTCATCTTTTTGTACATTGCCACCATCTTTTAATATAACTCCTGGTTCACCACCTTCCACCTCTACACCATTCTGTCCATAAGAAATATCCATACCACCATTAGCATGAGAAGGGCCTTTAAACATCACTGTCTCCCCACCCTTAGGTAAGAATGGATTATAAGAGATTGTATCAGCTTTACCCTGATGTACCTGTAAATCGCCTCCCATAGCCATCTGTCCACCATATTCATATGTTTGTAATGCTTCTGCACTAGGAGGTGTATAATGTTCAAATCCAACAGTGCCACCAGCTCTTAACATATCTGCATCATGAGGAGGCTTTAACAAATCTTTAACATCATAATCACCAAACTTGGTAATTACTTGTGGCTGCCAATCATGACTTACCCATCCACCATCTTTTCTATTTGCACTATATTGTTGATCTATACCCTGTATTGTTGATTGTCCTGCTGCAAGATCTGTATTTTCATTTAATTTAGTTTGAAGCTCTTTTATTTGTCTCTGTTCATCTCCTCCAAATATACCACCTATAAGTCCTCCAAGTGCTCCACCAATTACAGTTCCTACACCAGGAAGAATGAATGAACCAGCAATTGATCCTAAGGTGGAACCAATATCTCCTTCAGGACTTCCTTCAAAATCTCCACCACCTATTAAACTACCTATTCCACCACCAATACTTCCTGCAGGACCTGAAAGCATCTCTATACCAAATTGAGCTTTATCTACTTTACCACCTTGTTCAAATCCACCTGTTCCTGTTAATACTTTTTGCTTATATGCATTTACTTGATCAGGGCTTAAGTTAATAAATTCTTTACCTCTACGTAATTGAGAAATAGGATTTCCTTGGTTTGTATTATGGAAAAACTCTTCAGTTCCTATAGGAGTATTACGTGTATACATGTATGAGGTATCATTCCCCATATTAGCATATTTATTAATAGTTGTAGAATAGTTACTAAAATCATTTGAGTCAGCTCCTCCAGCTCCAGCTGATAATAATGAATTAGTTACAGATTTTATAGCAGATGACTCTGCCTCAGGTCTACTTTTATAAGTGCTTGGATCAAACTTAACTTTTTTAGCCTTACCACCATTTTGATATTGTTTAACATCACTTTCATTTAATGGTTCATATCCAAGATCATCATATAATGTATTTGTAGGAGCATAAGTATTTTGAATCTGTGTACCATTAGCAGCACTTAAATAGTTTGTATTTTGACCATAAGAATTACTTAATTCTCCAGGTTGTGCTGGTTTATCCCAAGGATGCCATATTTGTTGATTAGGTTGATATACAGGTCTTGATTCAGCAGCTCTTTTTACAAGGTCACTTACCTTTACACCCACTTTTAATTTACCTTTATTTTTACTTCTTTGTCCTATAGCTTGTACACTACCAATAAGTGAAGGAAGTGCAGAAAGTGCAGACATTCCTGCTGTCTTTAAACTTGCGTTCATACCACCACCACCAGCACCTGCTGGAAGTTGACCTGCACCAAATGCTTTATCTGTAGCTGCTTGTGTAACAACTTGTTGTCCAGCAGCATTCTTTGATCCATTAACAAGACCTGTCCATTTGTTATATGTAGCAGGAGCAGTTAAAGGATTATTATTTCCTAAGGTTAACCAACTAGGAATACCACCAATTTCATCACCACCATAAGCTTTTGGAAGACTATCACCATTCTCTGCAATAAGACCTTTTATCATGTCAGGACTGATAAAAGATGCTGCTTGACCAATTATATCACCAAGTATACCACCTCCACCACCACCAGAAGCTTGAGCAGCTTGAGCTGCTTCTTGTTTCATTAATTCCTCAGGAGTTATACCCATTATGGTAGCTCTAGCTTTAATTCTCTCTTGCTCAAAAGGAATAATTCCTATACCATTTTGGGCTATAGGAGGATTGCCAAAGTCAGTCAATTGTTTTAACTGTGTTTGAACCATCTGGGTTCCCATAGCAGCTTTTTTTAATTGCTTACCATGTTTAGCCATAAATGCTTCTTCTGTAGGATACTTCTTGTAGAATTCCTTCTCAGATTTTACTTTAGCAATCTTTAATATTTGGTCTTTCATATTGAACTTTTGTATGATTTATTTATATTTATTTAGCCAGCCACCATTTTTATTGTCTTCAAAATATCTAGGTTCCATTCCTTCAGGAATATCTCTTGAATAGAACTGATTACCTACAGGATTATTTAAATATGTCTGAGGATCAAAATTTGGATTTTGTTTTTTATATTTAGGTTCATCCCACCAATTAATAGGACCTCTTGTAACTCTTTGTGTATTAGTTGGTTTAGGAACTTCTTTATATCTTTTTAACCAATCTTTCTGTAAAACTTTACCTTCAGTTATAGGTATATCTTTTTGAGCTATTTGACTCCATTCTTTAGTACCATATCTTTTACCCCATCCAGAAGCTTCTCTTGGTACCTCAGCAATAAAACCTTGTCCATACTGATCTGCTATATCAAATCTAGGACTATAATAAGCTTTACTAAATTGTCTAGTAGTATTAAAGTTACCTATACTAGTAGGAGTTACATCTTGTTTAGCTCTAAACAGACCACTCTGTAGTGCATCTTCCATTCCTTCTTTACCAATCCCTCTATACATCATTCCCTCTGTAGGTTTAAATGCATAAGGATTTAACTTATAAGCATTCTTTAAAGGTGTTTCTTCTGTAAGGTACTTTGCAAAAGTTGCATCTTTTGGTCTTACAATATAATCATAACCACCTATATCATTTTTCACTTTACCAATTCTTTTAAAATCTAATCCTGTTCCAATAAGTTCTCTTTCTACGTTAATTATATCATCAGGCATTACACCTCTAGCTGCAGCAAAGTTTTTAGCTTCCCCACTAAGTAAATCAAAAGTTTTATCTGATGGGATTCCGTATTCGTTTGCTAAAAACTTATCACCCATCTTTTTAGAATATCTTTTTGGTACAACTACTCTATCCACAGAACCACTACCATAACTAGAATTTCCAACACCAGCTGAGAAAGATGTTGGACGATCTCCTAAATTTAATCTACCATTTGTAAATTCTGCTCCTAATGATTTATTATCAGGATTAAATTTTCTTGTAAGAACAGCATCATTATTAAAGTTTAATTCGTTATTCTTAATAATATTATTTAAAGCTTGTCTTTTAGCTTGATCAATATTAGGTACACCAGCACCATATACTCTTCCTGTAAAAGGTTTACTATCATATTGATATTCTAATAGCAAAGCTCTATCAGCATCTGATAGTTTATTTGCATTAGCTATCCCTTTAAACATATCTGCACTAGCTTCTTGAGTTAAACCTACAGCTGGACTTTTCCAAGCAATAGGTAAAGCTGACTCACCTGTAGCTATTGTATTATATACACCTTTAGCTTCTGTACCAATCTTTGATAATGTTGGAACAGCTGGTGCAAGATCAAGTGCATTCCAACCAACATCATTTATAGCATTTATTATATTTTCAGAAGTAGGATTGTTATAAGCTGTTTTTACTGACTGTGATGTTTCAGGAAGTTTATTAATTCCATGAGTAACAGCAGCTGCACCTAACAAATGATTAGCTGTTATTCCTGCTGCAATAGGAGTAGACATTGCAGCACCAGTAGATCCTAAACCTAAAGCACTACCTATAGCTGGAAGAGCTGTTAATCCACCAGCAACAGCGTAAGGCCTCCAATCAGCAAATGCACTATTACGAAGAGCTTTGATATGTTTATTATTATAAAAACTATTCTCTTCATCTCTTCTAGCTTGTTCTGCAGCAGCCATTGCTTCTATTTCTCCTGGTTTAGGATTCCATTGAGAAATAGTAGGTTGATTACTAGGATCATATGGAGCAAACTTCATACTGCCCCACTTAGATGGTTTACTAGAAGTAACTGTCACTGGTGGTAAATCTCCTTGAAGACTACCATATGGTGCTACTGTTTCACCACTTTGAGCTTTGTATTTATCTAACCATCCACCTTTCTCCATCATAGGAAACTCTGTAACCTTGTTACCATCAAAGTTGTAATCTTCTCCAGGATACATCATTTGCGTATCACCTGTATCAGATACACCAAGAACAGGATAGTCAACTCCCTGCATAGTAATGTTATTAGAACCTATCTCTGTTATCTCACCTGGATGAGCCCATTGACCCATGTCATCTTTTATTACACCACCTTCATCAAAAGCAATAAGACTACTAAGTTTCATTTCTTTTCTTGCTTTTATATCATCAATCTCTTTCTTAGTAAGATGAATATTCATTCTGGTCTTATCATTCTTAGTTTTATTCAAACTCTTATCTTCATTTGACCTTACTAGATTTCTTATCTTCTGATAAGCATTACCACCTTTATAATTCTTCTCACTAGTATTCCAGTCATATACATCTGTATAGTTTATATCATCTGGATTTTCTGGATCTGTCCAATAACGTCCTCTACCAACAGTACTAGCCATTACAAATCCTGGATTTGTTAAACTATTATATACACCACTTAATGCTCCTATCTTTCCACGATTAAACCAATTATCAAAGTCTTCACCTGTTCCGTATCCTTGATCACCATAATCAGAATACTGTGTTCCACCACCAGTTTGTTTACCAGATCTTTTTCTAGCATTCTGTATTGTATTCCATAGTATTAATTTCTGATCATCATCTAATGATGTCTCATTTAACCTTGCTTCACTAGCAATAGTTTTAGCTAGTGCTTGAGAAATATTTAAAGGTGCTGGAATAAGAGATCTAATTGTATTAGCATTGCTTGCATCTACTGGTTTATATGGTGAAACTTCAGGCTCAGACTTCTTGCTTTTCTTTACACCATTTTGACTAATGCTCTTAGGTTTAAAATCTAATCCATTTTGGTAGAAAGCCATTTCTTTACCATTCTGAGCAATTGTTTGATCTTGATTGTTACTTTCATAAGCAAGCTTATTCATTAAATATAATAAGTCTGCATCAGAATATCTTTGTCTAAGTCTATCTAGCATTAATCCTGGATTTTTAGGAGGATCAACTGCTTTTAAACTTCCTGGTTCTTTAGCTTTTTTAGATGGTAGATATGTTGTTTTTCCAGATGAACTTGATTTATACATCTGTTTATTTAACTCTGGAGATTTATATAATTCATTTAACATCTCAGGAGTCATATCTTTAACTCCTGATTTAGTTACATCCCATATTCCTTTCTTGTTTGCCAAATATCTAAGAGCCATTATGTCTGCTCTAACTTCTCCAATTAAATCATCATGCATTGACGTACTAGAAAGGCTTTGTTCGTTAGTAGCAAAATCTTTTATTTCATGTTGTATCTTATCACCAACTGGAAGATAATGAGCAACACCACCTATATATGTTGGTAGAGGATCTACCATATCTTGATATAAAGCATTTGCATCTCCCTTTCTATTTTTCAAAGCGTTATGGTTTAACATCACCATCACATTTCTAGGCTGTGATGATAATATTTCAGTTTCCATTGGATGAAACATCTCATGAGCAAATGCCAAATCCTTAGGTGCATTTAAATACTCATTAGGATTACCCATATTTATTATGTTTCCTTTATCAAATCCTGTACGATCAAGTGGTTTGTAAGTATAACTTAAATTATTAATTTTATTAATTGCATCTTTACTAACTTGAGCTGATCTATCTTTAATTCCAAAATTTCCTTTATCATAAAGATTTTCTTTAAATCTGTCAGATGCATAATAATTTTTTGCAAAGTTTTTAACACTCTCTTCTTCTTCATCAGTTGCACCATACAACTTCTTTCCATTCTGAGCACTTGCTTTAGTCTTCTTAGTATACTTACCATTAGCAGGAGCTGAGCCAGCTGTGCGTGCGTATGTGAATCCTACAGTACCTGGAATATTTCCACCCATAGCTTTCTTTTTACTAGGAGTGAGCTTCTCATATTCTTTATCAGCTAATACTTTAAACTCTTCTCTCAACTTAGGTTCAATAATAGAATGAGCTTCATATTCTTGAGTACCTGGAGCATAATAGTTTTTATCATATGCACTTTTCCATGAGTCTGCATTAAATATATCACTTAAACTCATGTTCTTTAATGTGTTTAAGTAATCATTACCAATATGTGATTTAATAAATCCTAGATTACCTTTTTTATTTAATTGTACTTTATGAGCTAGTTCACTAATAAGTGAATCACCACGATAATCACTTTCTGGATTATGTATTTGTAAAGTATCACCAAAAGGAGTAACGCTAAGCATAGGTCTATCTTGTTCATCAAGCATTTTTATATCATGACCTTTATATTTAGTATACATCTGTTCTCCTGCAAGATAGGAAGACATAGGACTATTTACAGGTGACTCACGATCTTGCCATGATTCAGCTTCTTTTCTCCATCTGTCAAAGTAAGCTTTTGCACTTGGATTTCTATGTCCATATACTGTCACCTCAGGAAGTGCACCACCATCCTGAAACTGACCCCCCCATGCAGGAGAATAGTTTCTACCTGTTGTATCATAACCATCTCCTACGTAACCAGGACCTACGGATGCTTTTACATCATTAGGATTAGCTTTTAAGTCAAAGTTATCCTTGGTCTTTTTCTTTAGAACCAAGCCTCCTTGTTCATATTTATCTAACCACTTAGCCATTATTTGAACGAGATTTGAGATGGTGTAATAATGAATTGAGATACTAATTGAGCCTCTGATGTATTATCAAGAATGTGTCTCACCTTAAGTTCTTTAGCTCTTAAAGGTTCTTTTTTATATGATCTTTTTCCGTAATCCATATTAGCTTGATTTACAATCTTGTCTATTGATAATGACTCACAGCTCACCGTAAACAAAGGTACGGCTTTATTTTTAACTAAACTCCAAAAAGTATTATACTGATAAAAATTATCAGATTTAGTATACATGATAGTTTTACTCTCAGCATTATATAAAGGATATTGTAAATAGGCTTTTAGGTTGTTAATTGGTTTTGGTACCAATTCTAATACACCTGTAGACTGTTGACCGTTATATAATACTGCTTTATTGAACCAATGGTTATCTGTTTCTATCTGAGCATTATCATTAAATACACCATCTGGAATAGGTAGATATTTATAAGCTTTTGTATAGTCTTTTACATTCTGAAGTATCTCATCATATGATTGATATGAGAATGGATATTCAATAATATAAGGCTCTACAACATCATAATATTTATTATAAATAGTTGTATTAGTAAGATGTCTCCATAAAGAAGGTGTATTGATTGGAGTGTATACAACAGCAGCTATTTGTTCAACAGTCATTGTTGTAATATTCACTTCTATACTAGTAGTACATTTGCCTATAGATTCTATAATAATTGCAGTAACTGCATCAGCAACGCTCACTGTGTATCCATCAATAATATTATCTTTGGACACAGCTGTGCCCAAAACATTACCCAAATCATCATAGATGTTGAATGGTCCTGTTCTGTTTCCAGCTCCTGTTAATTTTATTATTACTGTTTTAGACATTTTTTTTATTAATTACAATTACAGATTACAGAAGTAGTTAAATTACCAATATTTGCACTGTAAGGAAGATCAATGTTTACACAAACTTCTGAACCTTGTTCTGCTCCTCCTGAGAATAATACCCCAGAACAATCTGTATATGAGAATGCATTATTATTTGTTATTGTACCTTGTCTACATGTACAAGAAGGTGGAACGTCTATTAATAAATCTAAAGAGTTGGTACAAGCACCTGTTGATGTTATATTTAATTGTGTAGCTGTATCAGATACTGATACTGATTTACCAACAAGTAATTCTGATCTAGTAGCTGTTGATGGTCCAACACTTCCTACGTCTGCTGTGAGATTAAAATTAGGTCCTAAATCTGCCCCTAGTGATGAATTTAACGTTACTAACAAGTTCATATTATTTTAATTTTATATTTATTAAGCGTTTGCTGAAAATGTGAAGTTAAACCAAAACATACTACGACCTAATCCCCATCCACTACCATCACCATTAAAAGTCAATGTTACCGTTGATGTACCTTGACCTGCAATGTTTGATGGAGAAAATGCCACACTTCCATTAGGAAATAATGTTGGATTTACAATAGTCATAGGTTGACCACTTACTGTATCATTTAAAATTATTTCTAAAGTATCAGAATCAGTCCATGTAGTACCACTTAAAAATGCTCTTCCAGTAGAATTATAAGCAACAGTTGTTGCTGTAATATTACTACCATTATTTTTTCTCATAATAGCCACAACAGTTTTTTGCCCATTATTAGTTAAAAGAGAATATATTTCAGTGAGACCTCCAGCAAAACTACATTGAGCTGTTGGTCCACCTGTTATTGACATATCTACATAATTTGTACAACTAGCACTATTTGATTTTACTCTAACTGACGTAGCTCCATCAGGTACTACAGTTGAAGTGTAACCAGCTAATAAAGCTGATTTTGCTATTCCTGTAGCAAACGGAGTAACATAATCTAAATTAGAAAAAATATTAAATGGACCTGTATCAGTTCCTGCTGCTGCGATTGTTATAATTACTGTTTGTGACATATATTTTTAATTTATTTATTGGAGAATAGCTGTTCCAGCAGTTAATGTACAATCACTTGTTACTACAACAGCACTTCCTGCAGTTAATGTACAATTAGGAGGAGTAGGAGTTGTTGTAGTAGTTGTTGTACCATATACTGCTGTACCATCTAAATTACAATTTAATACTATCGTTGTTGTAGTTGTAGTAGTTGGGCTAGGAATCTCCATAACAGCAATAGCTTCTAAGTCACATCCTTCATTCAGTCCTGAGTAGAAGAAGTTATTTTCTGCTATGTACCAGTTAGGAATATAACTATGAAAACTAACCCAGCTTTGTATATTTACACTGTATGATAAAGTCCACGACTTATTACAGAAGTATTGTCTGTCTGTTAAACTAACTACCTTTCTTAAAGATAAATCACCATAAGCTTTATCAATATAATATTCACCTGTCAACTCATCATATTTAATAACACTTGCATATGCTGGTTGAGGAATATAATCAAGTTTAGAAATAATGATTCTATCATACTTACTATCATATACACCATGTAAACCACAAGCATTAAAATGATTATCTGTATCAGCATTAGGATAGTAACGTAAGATTTCAAATGCTAGATGGTCTGTAAAGAACTTATTAAGTCCTGAACCAAATGCAGATAAGTCTTGTATTTGACCACCCATTCCATTAATAAGAAATACTTGTCCTCTCTTGGCATCTATAGTCACTTGTCCATTAGGAATCTTTAATAAGAACTTATTTTGACTTCCTACATATCCAAGGTCTGTCTCAGCAAAATCAATTGGAGGAGCAGATCTAAATAAAGAAGGATTGCCTAAATAAGCAGCTTGAGGATTACTTGTATTCATTGTTAACAACGTGTTGTATAACAATGACTTATTCTCAAATCTAGCTAACACAGCTTTATTTTGAATACCATCTAGTGATGTTAACTTGCCATAGTTTTGAGGAAAATCAAAGAATGCTACAGGTTTATAATTTAACCAACTATTTACTCTTACGCTTGGATTATCTGCTTGTGCCTCAGAATAAACTGCTCTGAATGGAAAGCTTGTATAACATTGGTCGTCATCAAAATCTACAGGTAAGTGAGAGAAGAAGTTTTCTTTATTCTGTTTTGAATACGTTACATTATATGTATATGTATTGTCAAACTGAATTGGAACAACAGATTGTTGTAACCAGTTATCAGGAATACCTGAGCTCACGTGTGGATAGTAATCACCTTCTAAGTTATTAAATGCTTGACGCAAGTCTACATTTATAGAACTTTCTACATAGTAATAAGGAATACCATAAGCAAATAGATACATCTTACCGTCATATGAATAGGTTGCATCACTCAAAGATGTACTACCTGGAGCAGCTGTAGTAGAAGTAGTAGTAGTAGTATTACTTATAAAAGTATAATCATTAGGGCAATCAAGATAATGTGCCTTAATAGATATAATATTTTTCATTATTGTTGCACCAGCTTTATAATTGCTTAGTATAGATCTAGCTGAGTACCAGTATTGTGGGTAGGCAACATTACCTAATTCATCATAAAAAATATCACTATCATCAGGAGCCCCCACTCTATTATCAATAAAGAAAGGAAGTTTAGTTTTATAAGCAAATCTACCAATAAATGTATCTCCACCAAATACAGTATCAACTCCTGCTACATCAGACAAATGTTTTTGAAAACCTGTATCAATTGTTTGATATGAATATAGTTGTCCCCACTGATTAATATTTATGTTCTTGATAGACCCATAATAAGATACCACTTTAATAGGTTCTTGCATCTCTGGAGAAGCACAATTATCTCTTGAAGAAATTGTAAATCTTGAATCATCAGTAATTAAACTGTTTCCAGCAACCACTAAAGATGGAGTTTGTTCAGCAAATGGCAATGGAGTTATAGCATCTAATGTTTTTAAATAAACAGAAGATTCTCTTTGAAAGTTATTTACATTATAAACATCACCAACAGATTGAAAACCAGGAATAAGATATTGATATAAATCAAGTTCCCTTTGTTTAACACCTATGTTACCAAATGCATCAGGAGCAGCGTTTTGAACATCTGCATTATAATCATATTGAGCAGTGGAATTAAATGAATATGTAAAGTTTCTTCTGCTAATACCATTAATATAAATTGTTAAATACGCTTGGTAAGCAGTGAACATTGCAGTAGCATTAAATGGAGCTGTTATATTAGCAATATTATAACTTGAGGTTAAAGCATCTACTTGTGCTTGTTTAGTAATTAACTTATATAATGCATGATTTTTAACTTGTACAAAGTGTGCTCTACCCCCTCCAAACATAGCACTTTCTAACTTAAGCACATTGCCTAAATAAGGTTGCCCAAAAGAAGTCTCTGGTGAATTAAACACCATTCTATATTTAGAACTATTATCAAATCCACTTAAATTAACTGGATAACAATTTGTATTTTTATTATTAGTAGTCTCTAATATTGTATATCTAGGAGATCCACTTACACGACTAGGAACAGTTGTAGAACTAACAGTAATTGAAGTATTTATTGGAACAGTTACATTAACACTCACTAGTGTAACTGGATCAGTATATATAAATGTAGTAGATGTTGAAGGAATTGATAGATAAGAAGTTAATGTATAAGATACAGCTGTAACATTAGTAAATGTAGCAGATCCTGTAATTACTAAAGGAACTGTAATAGAACATATGCTAGTCATTCCTAAAGGCATAGCAACAGCAGTAACTTCTCCTGTATAACAATCAGTTATTTGCATTGTACCAACTGTAGCAACTACAACTTTAAATGTTTGACATTGAGCGTTATAAGCATTATTATCTTTTAATAAAAATGGATCAGTCTTAATGTCATTATAAGGATAGTTAGGATAGTAATATTGTGTACCTTCTCTTTCGTAAGTACCAACATTTCTTAACATACCTTTTGCTACAATAGATTTGTTTGTAGCCCTATCACCTCTTACAATTTTATATGCAACTATATCAGCTTTTTGATCAGCTGTTAGATTAGAGTTATCAATTAACGATGTTACCTGTTGTGTATTTATTTTAACACCAATAGGATATAAAGCATTTGCTTTTTGAAGTTCTGGAAAATTATAGTTTGGAGCTTGTGACTCAAACATTGGACTAACTAGAATATCAGGAAATTTATGATGACGAATCTTTTGTCCAGCTAAATCTCCATATAAAAAAGTGTTACATGGATATTCCTCATTAGATTCCCAATATGCAAAATTACCAAACTCATAAGGTGTAGCACTTCCAATATTAGGACCAATAGCAGTTCCTACTACAGAAGCTGTATTATAAATCTTCCAATAAGGAGCAGTTGTTCCTGTACCAATAAAATCAGCATTTGTAGATTTATTAACAATTACTAAATCATCAGCTGTAGCAGCCCTACCAGGAATATGAAAACCATCTGTTTGCTTACCATTTCTTAATAAGAAAACAATTTCAAATGCATATATTTCATCACGTAGATATCCACGTAAATTAGTAGCATTCAGTTCATCAGCGTAAGTTTCTCCAGCTGGAATTTTGTAAGTTTGCCATTGAAGATCAATTTTACTAGCAATACTTTGATAATTAATTTTATCAATAGATGTAAGTTGATCCCATACAAGAATATCTTGTACAGCTGTTAAATCTTGTGCAATCTCATAGTACGGAAACTTTTCAAATATATCAGCAATTGCTAAACTAATAGCTGTTACATCTTGTCCTGTATAAGTAATTTGATTTGTAGCACCATCAATAAAATATGTACCTACTAATTGAACAGAGGTGATATCATTTATTGTTTTAATTACAGCTAGATTGTAATATTCAAAGTATCCTGTTAAATCAATATTGCTTATATCAATTACAATAGATCTACCTACAGCGTAATCAAAGTTAGCTGTGGTTAATTTTGGATTAGCAATAGGAGTTGGATTAGTTACTGAATAGTAAGAAGTGTATGCATCTCCTTGGGCACTACAATATTGAATAGCAAATTGATATGTACCAGCTTTTAAATCTCCACCATTAATAACATCAACAACTTCTAAATCTGGAATACTAAAATTAGGTTGTATCTTTAATTTATTACAATCAAGTATTGGTGTTACAATAGGATCACAAATAACACCATCTGGAAAAGTTGTAATATATGGAATGTTATCAAGATCTAAATATCTTCTAGGGTTTAATCCATCTGTCCAATAAATCTCTGTACTGCAATTTGAAATCTTGTGTACAGCTTTTTGTATTGGATAGTTAATATTAAAGTTTAAACAAAGTCCTTCTACGTACATGTGATAGATACAATCGTTGTTATCCATGTATCCAATCTGAGAAGCCCCAGTTTCAGGATTAGTTAAAAAGAATATATGTTGATTCTTCTCTTGAATAAAATGTGTTCCAATAAGATGAAAATTCTCAGGAAAGTTTAGACATAACTCATTACCTGGTTCATTTTGATAGTTTACAGCAGTAGCACTAAAATTCTCAACAGATGCATTTAAGGCATACGTAAGCTTACCCTTCTCAACCTGATTTACAGATGAGTCCATGTTTAGTCCAGTTCTACCTAGACTAAATTCCTGTCTAATATTTCCTTGTTCTTGCTCTGCCATAATTATTAATTATTTCTTCTCCTGCCGTATCTGTTAGTTCTATTAGGTAACTCATACATTTGGAATCTGTTCAAGTCATTTTTAATTCTTCTTTGCTTCTCCCAAGGAGTTTGTTTCTTGATTTCAATATCAGCCATGATAAATGCTTCATCATGTAACTGTTTGTAATAAGCAAGCTTTTGTTGTATTTGTTGGAAGGTCTCATCATTAATTTGATTTGAAAGAGTTTCAAACACTTTATATTTAATGAATGCTTCTATAAATTCTCTAATACGATAGTTATCAGGAATTAATTGATTGCCTATATTATCATACTCTGTAGCATAAAATAATAAATGTACTACACCATTTCTGAAGTTAGTAACAAATTTGTTATCTCTAATGTCAAATGAATCATAACCAGCAGAACCAGGAGTAAACTCATGTACTGTTGGAGGTGGAGCATAAAACTCCCAAGCATTACTGTATTCAACTTCACAGTTGTTTCTTGCAGAAATGTTACCTGGTTTTAATAAATATTCTTGTCTATAAGATCTAGCTATTGCATTGTTTGTTTTGTACACAGCTTGTATAAGCTCAGGCATACATGTAGGGCAACCTGTTGTACATTGAGGATTGGTACAAGGTACTGTTCCACTAATGATAGGTGCTATTTGAATAGTTGTTTGAGAGGCAGCTTGAGAATAAAATGAATTAGCTGATTGATAAGGATAACCTGGTATCTCTGTACACATCCAAGCTTCTCTAGCGGCAAAAAAGTTATCAGGAAGTCTAGCCTGGAAGTCTTCAATATAAAGAACTTGCTCAGCAATAGCATAAGTTGTCCTACCTAACTTGTTTAAACACTTGTTTAAATAAGTAGGGAAAAGCAAATCATCCACAGCTCCTGTGTCAAAATAGCTTTTTAATTCTTCTTTAACAGTTGCATAAACTGGTTCAGGAGATACAAATCTGTACTTATAATAGTATGACATAATTTATTTTTTCCACTCACGATAGATGTGTTGATACGTATCGTTTGTTTTTATATAATGTGAGAGCAATCTTGATGTGACTCTTGAAGGTTTAAAATACCACAAGTCTATGTTTCTTAGTCTGGCAGTTTCTTTAAACCATACCCAGCCAAAAAAATAACCCTCTGTGTGATAATTAAAGTTGTATATAATTTTTCCTTTCTCTTTAGACTTTTGCCAGTCTACTGGTAAGTTAATGTACTCCTTACCGTTGATATCTTTAACCTTCTTTCTTTTCTTTTTATTGATTGAAAACTCACCAAATCCAAAAGGTAGCTTTGCTTTTTCTCCAGTTTCTAATATATAACTTTTAAAATTCTCATTGTAAGAATATAAAATGTTTCTCCACTCATCAAATGTAATTTTAATTGTGGGATGCTTTTTGCAAAAGTTATTGTAGTTTTCTTTACTGGAGCTTCTCCAATCAATTTTTGTCCTCATTACTGGGTTGGTTGTGCATTAGGAGCTTGCCCATCAACACCGTTATCTGCCATATCTGTTTTAATACTAAAATATGTAGATAATAATTTTTGAGACGTAAGCTCTAATACTTGTTTCTCAAGATATCCTGGACAACCATATTCTTTATCCAAAGGATTTTTGCAGTATTCTTCATCAGTAACCTCAGGACCAGTTCCACATCCGCACTCTGGATATGCAATATCATTAGGAATATCTTCTTCAAAGAATGCTGATATCCTAACTGATTTTAAATTTGGATTACTCAAATATAAGTAACCTTCGTTTGCTATCCAATAGTATGTTTGTTTTTTAATAATAGGAAGTCCTAATAAATTTAAATATCTATTGATAGTAATCTCTTTAAACTTTGTACCCATTCCTCCCATAGCATTTATAGAATAAACACCTTGTATCAAATATTGATAATTTCCTTCTGTAATCCTAGGAAGCTTGTACTTACTTCTAGAAACAGTGCATGGGTCTACGTAATTACAACAGTCAGAAATAGGAACTTCTACCATTTCCAAACATTGGATGGTATTAAAGACAGTATCAGTAGCCCAAAGCTTTCTGAGGTTTGTCTCACGTTTAACTAATAACTGTGTGTTGTTTCTAATCTCTGATGCAATAACTCTATCTGTGATAACGTTATCTGTGGATATAAGCTTATGCATTCCACGCACATCTGAAACTAACTTACGTAATGTTGCCATTATAAATACTGTTTAAATATATTTGTCATTCCTGACCCTTGTTCTATTAAGAATCCAGTCACTTCTGCTTTAGACATTGTGTGACCGTTCTTATCATCCCAAAGGCTTTTAGCATTAGAAAATGCTGGTATTTGGTAAAATTTAATACCATTAAAGTCGTGACTTACTTCATGGTGTTTGTCTCCTGTGAATATGTAGAAGTTGTTATGGAAAGACCATCCTTCTCTATATTCTATTGGGAATAATGCTGCTAACTTAGCAGGCTTAATTGCATCTCCATGGTTAAACATTAATGCTGAACCACCATAACTTATATACTTTCTATACTTAGGACTAACATCAAATGTAAGTCTAGTTGTATTTCTGAAATAAGATTGTAACCAAGTAACTAAATGCCATCCTACAAACTCATCATGATTACCTGCTACATAGATTACATTTACACTTTCAGCATATTGTAATAACATTGTAATCATTAACACCTCATGGTCACATATAAAACTAAATGAATCTTGATATGTATGGGTGTTTGTTTGAGGAGTACCTTTAGTTGTAGTTCCTGTAAATTCACTATTGAATTCATCAGAACCAATGATATATGTAATTTGTTCTAGGTTATTTGAAAGCTGTGCTTGATTAGCAATAAGTTCCACCTTGTACATAATAGAAGCTAGTCTATCAGTGATGTTATTATTACCATCAATATCATATTTGTTTAAATGAGAATCCTGTTTGTTAATAACCAGCATAGCAGGAAACTTGTGCTCAGAGAACTTAGGAATCATAACCTCTTGACTCACAGGCTTATATGAAGCTAAAAAGTCCACAAAGCTATCTTGAAACACTTGCTCTGCAGACTTCTTTCCTAACCAGGCTTTTACTTGCCAGTGTGGACTATCTCCGTTTCCCCAATAGTTTTGTACGTATTTAGTTATCTCCCACTTATCTGTGTCTATCTTACACTTCTCAATAAGCTCATCAAGGCTTTTAATCTCTTCTGAGACATTGGCTACAATCTCTCCAGTTCCTTTTACTAGATCTTCTGTAAACTTAACTACAGTGTCTTCTAGATCAGATATATAATTGCCAGTGATGGCTTCCTCTTCTCTCTTTCTAATATCTGTTAATAACTCATCAATCTCTAATTCTGTCACTCCTAGCTTGTCAGCGTAATATTTCTTTGATTTTTTCCAGTGTAACATCTGCTGTAGCTGCTCCAAAAGGGGTTGGTTTCCAGACATATAAGTTTTAAGTTTGGTTAAAATTAAAGTAAAGGTATGAAACTTTTTTGATATTTTCCAAATTTAGTTAACTAATTTAATTATATAGTTTAATCAATTTGATTAGAGTTTAAAAAAAAAACCCCCAGCCTAGAAAGGCCAGGGGATGCCCTGTAAACCAACAAACAGGGTTTTTAATAATTTATTATAAACAAGGTCCAATTTCTGTTATAAAAATAGCTCCAGAAATTGAATCTACAGAATCTCTTGCAGCACAAATTTCTCTACATTGTGTGTTCACCACACTTGATTCTATAGATGTTCCATTACAACTTATGTAAGTGAAAGGAAAAGCATCTCTATCTCCTGTGCCATCATCTGCACAAACCTCATAACCATAACATTCAACAGGAGGTATTAAAGTCGTACTTGAACTTGTTGTACTAGTTGTACTAGTTGTTGTAGCAGGAGCTCCTGACACATCTAAATAAAGATCTCTTTGACAAGCTCCTGTAGACCTAACTAAAACCTCTGTTGTTCCATCAGGAACAGTTGCATTATAGCCAGCTACCAGAGATGCTCTAGATACACCAGAGATGATTATTGTTGAAAACCCATTTGCATTTGAGTAAATATTGAAAGGTCCTGTATCAGATCCAGCTGTTGTTAAAGTTATTAATACTGTCATGTTGGTTTATTTAATTAAGGTAATTTTATCCAATCAGATCCACCATTTGTAGATCTCCAAAGTCCAGTTGTTTCTGAAGCAATTGCTACATATGAATTATAAGAAATTGAAACACCATTCCAAAGTTTAGAACTTGCCACTGAAGAAAGAGTGCCAAATGAAACTGATCTATATAAAGTGCTTGCTCCTGAAGTACCTGGAACAGCTATTATATTTGTACCGCTTCCATCAATAGTTACATCGTACCATTGAGTAGAAACACCACCAAAAGTTGCGTATGTTTGTCCATAGTCTATACTTCTTTTCAATTGAACATTTCCAGGACTATATCCATAAAACCCACCTTGATTAGCAAGAACCACTTTTGATCCATCTGCGTTTGTGCTCACTGCAAAATATGTTTCATCATTTGTTCTTGCATAACCAGCATTAAAAATACCTGAAGCACTTGTTGTTCTTCCTATTTGAGCATCAATTGGTGCCATAGAAAGATTAATAGCAGCAGCATATTGACGATCACCTGAACTATCTACCGTAACATCATACGCTAACTGAGGATAACCAACATCCTCAAATAGTATTCTTGTGAAAGATATTCCATAATCTGAAGATCTCCATATTTGACTTAAATATGGAGAGTTCAATGCTTCACCCTGATTCATTGCTCCAATTATTACATACTGTCCTGTTCTATTTGTAGTAATTGAATAGTATGATCCTGTTACACTACCTGTAGTGTTCCAATTAAAACCATAGTCTGTAGATCTTACAATAAATGCTGGCTGTCCTGTTTGTTGTGCAGTGCAATATATATATTGACCTGTTCCACTTATTGCAACTCGTTTAATTAAATTTGTTCCAGATACAGTGATTGATCTGTAGGTAATTCCATAGTCATTAGAGAGATATAACTTATTATTTGTTGTACATATTGCAGCTACATATTTACCATCATTTGAAGTGGTAACATCATCTCTACTTACAGCAACATTAAAAAAACTAAGATTGTTAGTTGGATTAATTGTGGTGGTTGTAGTTGTAGTGCTAGCACATGGAATAGCTTGTGCTATTGCATTTGTACAAGCTCCAGTAGATGTTACTGTAACTTGGCTAGCAGAGTTATCTACATCAACAGTTTTACCTGCAAGCAATTCTGCTTTTGTGGCAGTTGATGGACTTACACTACCAACATCTGCTGTAAGATTAAAGTTTGGTCCTAAGTTAGCACCTAACCCAGCTCCTAATGTTAATGTTATATTTATTGCCATTTTTTATTTTATTTATATACATGCACCATCACACCCTGCAAATGTATTCAACACAAGATAACTTCCTATATCACCACTTACTACTGTATATGTTGATGTGGTTAAAGATACTCCTGCATTATTAGCACAATTTGCATCATTAGAAATGTTACCACTTGTATAAACATTTGCATATGTATCAGGCGGTCCACATGGAACATATATATTTAATTCTACATAAATTGTATCACCTGGATAAACATTATATGTTCCATTTGAAGTTGAAGTTCTTGTTTCAATTGGATTGCCATTTACATATAATACCATTTCTCCAGCAGGTCCACCTGTTTCACTAAAAGTCCATTCTAAAATAGCATATCCTGAAGGAGCGTTGCAAACTACAGTGAGTCCATTGTAATTGCATTGAGGTAGAGTGGTTGTACTAGTTGTAGTACATGGATAGTTTGCATAACAGCATCCTCCATAAGTTATTTCGCTTAAGTTAACTCCTTCAACACTTCCTCTTAAAATTCCACAACCTGTTACAGGTCCACCTTCTCCTCCAGATGAACATCCAATAATTCCTATAGCCCCACCGTAAGGAAGATAATAATAATATGTATTTCCAGAACAGTCTTGATATGATATAGTTTGACTAAATCCATCCTCCATTTGATTATATACTTCAATACCTTGTACACAAGGACATGGGTAGTCTTGATATTTAGGAGCTCTTGTATTAGGATAGGTAGACCAAGGACTAACTGTACCATCTATATAATAATTAGCATCAGCTTCTCCTTTACTCATAATGCTGCCATCAAGAGGAGGAGTTGTCCCAGGCTTCTGTATATATCCCATTGTAGCAAGATTGGCTCCTGTTACTAAGTAATTATTAACTTTCATTATTGGTTTAATTTAGCTTCTAATTCTGCTATGCGTTTTTCTAAGGCTGCTATTTTTAATGTATGTACATCTGAATAATTAACCACTAGTTTCTCATCACCAGATACTAAATCTGGAAGCACTGATTGTACTTGCTGTGCTGAGTAACCATATCTAACTTGATTAGATTCTTCATCTGTTCTTGTAAACTTAATTACATCTAATGGTAAATCTATAGATGGATTAGTTTCTAATACATTTTTAAATCTTATATCTGAAGTTTCATAAAATGAACCAGCATTTAATTGAGAACCACTAATAGTAACTCCTGAATTTGCTGTTGCACTATTTGATGTTCCATTAGCTGTAAGTACATAACCAGCTGTTGTAGGAGAAATAGAATTAAATCCTGCTCCATTAGCTCCACTAGTTCCAGATGTTCCTGAAGATCCGCTATTACCAGAGGTACCTGTTGTACCAGAACTACCACTATTGCCACTAGTTCCACTAGTTCCACTAGTTCCGCCTGTACTAGCTCCTGAAGAACCAGATGAGCCACTAGTACCAGTGGTTCCTGAAGTTCCTGTGGTTCCAGATGTACCAGTTGTTCCACTAGTACCAGTAGTACCTGATGTGCCTGTTGTACCTGATGTGCCTGTTGTACCACTAGATCCTGAAGAACCACTAGATCCTGAAGAACCAGAAGTCCCTGACGTTCCACTTGTACCAGAAGTACCAGTGGTTCCAGATGTGCCTGATGTACCAGTAGTACCGCTAGAACCAGCTGTTCCAGATGTGCCTGAACTACCAGCAGCACCTACAGGAACTATCATAAATGTTTCACCACTTACAGGATTCGTACCCTGAGCTGCAGTTTGAGTAACTATAAATCTTTCAAAACCCACTTCAAAAGGAGAAGTAGATACAATTTCTAATATTTTAAATCTAGAAGAATCAACTGTACTAACTAGCTTAAGTGCTGAGAAAGGGTTTAATGCATCTAGATATGCTGAGAAGTCAGCACTAGGATTATATGATAAATCACTGATTGCAATTTGAGAAGCAGACGCTAACCAACTTGCATCATTTAAAGTGAAGTATGTAACACCAGGATTAACGTTTGTGTTTGTACTAGGATTATATCTCCATTGTGCAAGACCTCCTTCAAAGCCTGATGTACCTGAAGTTCCAGTGGTTCCTGAAGTTCCAGTAGTTCCTGAACTACCAGAGGTGCCATCTATTCCAGAAGTTCCAGCTGAGCCAGAAGTTCCATCTATGGCACTTGTTCCAGAAGTTCCATCTATACCAGAGGTTCCTGAAGAACCATCAGTTCCTGAACTTCCTGTAAGACCACTTGTGCCATTTGCACCACTTGTTCCATTAATACCACTTGTTCCATCAGCACCTCTTCCACCAGATGTTCCACTGGTTCCTGAAGCACCGTTTGTACCACTTACACCAGAAGTACCTGAGGTACCGTTACCACCAGATGTACCATTAACACCAGACGTACCAGACGTACCAGCAGCTCCTGGTGTACCGTTGATACCTGAAGTTCCTGATGTACCACTAGTGCCACGAGTGCCAGAAGAACCAGACGTACCTGAAGTACCTGTTCCTCCACCACCTGTACCAATAGAATCATCTAATTTTTCTATAGTAAGAGTTAGGCAGTCTCCGTTTTGAACTCCTGAGTTTGGTAAATTAGGACCAACATATATTACATTATTTGAATTACTAATGCACTCAGCACATCCACAGTTTTCACTAGGATGATAATAAGCGTCATAGCAAGGTGTACCAGGTAAACAAGACATTTATAGTTGATTTAGAATATTAAGGAATATACATGATGTAGTAAGCAGCAAGTACAGGTTGAATGTTTGGATGACCTTGATTTGCTCCAGTATTTGTATTACTTACGTTTACGGTTGTTGCTACAGTGATACCTGTTGTAGAAGTTGTAGTTTGAACATTTTTTGGTGTTCTATTTACAATACCAATGTTACCTGCACTATCCCAACCTTCAGGAGTGTTACCTACAAAGTGACTATGACCAGGGTCTGTTACAATAGATGTAGCACTTGCTGTTGCACCATGTGTATGACTAGGAAGTTGATTAACATTTATAGCCACTGTGTTTGCACCAGCAATATCTTCAAGATCATAATTTGGATTACCAGTATAAACAGGATCTACAGCAGCATTTAATGGTCCGCCAGGAACATTAAGAATAGCTCCTACACCAACTCTACCTCTTTTATCAGGAGTGCCGTTAGAGCCATTACATAAATAGATTTTGTCCCATCCTAATGTTCCTACACCAGCACCTGTACCATCAAAGTTTGTAAGAGGACCATAGTATTCAACCACTGTAAAAGGAACCATCTTTAAATAGTTCTGAGTTACATTACCTGATTGACCAGCTATATATGCAGCTATTAATGAATCTAATTCAGATAGTTTTACATAGTTTGTACTTACATCTAAACTTAATGCTGCTAAATCTGCTACTACAACACAAAGTCTTGTAATAACAGCTTGTAAGATAGCATGTGTGTCAGAAGAGGCTGTTACACCTGTAAGACAACCTATTGTATAATCTGCATTTAATACAGCAATATCAGCAGCAACGGCAGTCACCTGAGCTTGTAAACTACAAACAGATTTAACTAATGCTGTGAATAACTGAGTAGAATTAGGAGAAGTGATTCCTATTAAGAATCCATTTATAAGAGCACACTTATCACCAGAAGCAATAGTTATAACATCACCTGTACCAGTTAATAATGGAACAAGTTTAGTTGTAATCATTTCTTCTACATGAAGCAATGTATCTCCTGTAGTAATATTTAGAGCAGGAATAGTTGGACCTGTATATCTAACACATTGATCAGATACAGTCTCAACACATCCATTAAAACAACTTGTACAAGACATTTTATAATTTATTTATTAATTAACACTATTACTCTGCTTGCAATCATGTCCACTGTAAAAGGTGCACAGTATTCTGGATTACAAAGTTTGTAAGTTAATATTTGTTTATAGTGCAGTAAGTCACCAATTACCTGTCCTGGAATAAAATAATTCAAGGAGTATACAATATTATTATACTGATCATTAGCTAACGCAGTTAGTCTAAGATCAATATCAGTTAATAGTGCAGGTATGCTAGCACACTCAATACAGTCCGTTAATCTTGGTGATAACATTTCTTATTCTTTGATTAATTTGTTTCAACTTGTTATTACATGCTGAACACAAGCCATTAATTAATTGACATCCGCAGCCTACTTTAAGGCCACAATCTCTACAGTTTGCCATATCAATAGAAGTTATTTATATAGTTGTTTCCAGAACAACCACAGTTGTTCCTAATAAAATTATCTAATTGTCTATCTGCCTGTACATATAATTTGTTAGCTGTATCTATAGCACAGTTATTAGCAGCAGCAATAGAGCCTTGAATCATATAATATATACTATTTAGATTCACTTTTGCTTGTGTCCTAATTGCACTATCACATTCCATCATATCAAGCTTCATGAAAGCATTGTCAAATTTTTCTTGAATTCTTTCAGTACGCATTATGTTCTTTTCTACAAAATTTAAATACGCAGGAGCAACAGAATATTTCATAAAGTATACACCATCTGGAAGAGGTTGCATACCTCCTGCAAGATTATTAAGTCCTAATATAATAGAATTATAAACATTAAAATCTTGAGGTATAAAAGGAATAGACACAGGAACAGTATATCCAGGAATAGTAATCTCCATAGTTGGAGCAACAACATTAGGGGGCTGTGTATCATAAACTGATATATCAGCAACACCTAGTGTTTTTGTATTGAAAGTATTTATTACTAAAAAATCTAGAGTCATGTCTTTAAAATAAAAATGCCAGAGGACTTGAGATTATCCTCTCACCCTCTGGCATAGGTTAATATGATTCTACTTTTATTCTTAAGGAATCAAAGTAGTTGTTGTTGAAGTACTAGGCCAAATAGTAGTTGTAGTACTAGTTGTAGAAGTGATATCACCGCTTTCATCAACTGGAGCACCTAATGCTGGATTTAAGACAGCTAAGAAGCCAGCAGTTAAAGCTTGAGGAATTGCAAGAATTACTTGAGAATCTTCAATGATATAATCACCCCATTTGTAAGCTGATTTATCATACTCGTTAAACTTGATGTAAAGAGTATCATAAACAGTACCATCAGATACCCAGCTTTCAAAGTTTTCGTTGTACCCAACCATACGGTATAAGTGCTTCAAATAACCAGCTTGGTAGCTATAGAAATTCTTTTCTAATTGTTGAACCTCTGCAGAAGTACCAGAAACATAAGAACTACGTTGAGTAATTACAGCTTGAGCTACTTGGTTACAAGGATCAGCAACAATAAAGTCAGCAGTTGTAGCTGGACCAGAGAAGATGAATGTACGGAAGTACATACGATCGTATTCCCAAGGGAATGCAGCAACATCACATGGTTGTCCATACTGAGTTAAAGGTTTACCACTAATAACTAACTTAGCATCTTGATCATTACCAATTCTTTGGAATTGATAGAAAGTGCTGAAAGAAATGTTGTCAGGGTTGTTACCTGGAGCTTTTAACTCTAAGTGATAAATTAAATCATCAATTAAAGCAGGTACATCAACATCTGTACAAGGATCTGCACCACATGCTAAACATGGAGCATTTACAGTTACACTGCGAGTGAAACCGTTGAAATACAATGTGTTAATGTAGCTAGAGAAAGCACGCAATGTTAAAGTTACAACTTCACCTGGTTTTACAGTGAAATCACCAACTTCTGTTACTTGGTTAGCAGCAACTGGATTACCTGTAACTTTGTACCACTCAGATACATTGTTTGCAGAAATCTTGTCAGAACGCTTAGAACCTTGTAGGTAAGTGTTTACTCTACCTTGAGCTACGTAAAAATAAGGGGCAGCCGCAATGTTACCTGCAGTTGCTACAGCATAGGTGTTAGTAAAAATACCAACTTGACCAGCTGTTAAGTCTTGTGTTGATCCAGAGCTAGGTAATGTATTTCCTACTGGTACAACAAAGAGGGAGGTTAATGAAAAATCCGCCATTTTGTTTTATTTTAAATTATGAAAAATTACTCGTTTGTTTGAATTCTCATCTGAGCTGTTTGAACTGCAGACAGGTTTTCTGTGTACATTGCTAAACTTTGAACTGTTAAATCTACTAATTCATCTTCTAAGTATAATTCAAGTTCGCAATTTTGATTAATTGATGGTTGTCCATCAAAGTTAGTATATCCTACTGAATCAATATACACTGGGTATCTCATATAAGAGATGTACATTTTACTTGGTGTAAATGTACCATCTGTAAATATAGAAATCTCATCAGAAGATATAAAGTTGAATGTCTCTTGATATTCAAAAGAAGGTCTATAATGAGTATTGTTTAAAAGCACAGATAAGTCACCATGCTTTGCCAAATCCTTATTAATCCAAATCTTTCTATCAGTACATCTTCCTTTGCTAGCTAAAACATATGAATCTACATAGAACATATATTTAGGAACTAACAAATCTAAATCAGCAGACCATTGATTCAACTCTGTGTTTTTTAAAGTTAGAGATAGTTCACCATCAATATAGTTCACTACCAATCTTTGTAGGTCTTCGTAACGCTTTTTAAAAGAGTCAAAGCCCATACCTGAAACTGTACTAAATCCATCAACCTTTTGCTTTATAAGCTTTATCTGAGCTTCATTTAAAGCTAAAATTTTGTCTTCTAGATTAATTTGTTGATGCTCGTTAGTTGATAGTTTATTTAGTTTCTGGTCTATCTTATATAATAAACTATCTACAGGGATCATACAGAGGCTAGTTTTTTAAGTTTCAATTTTTGTTCCAAAGTGATTAATGCATCTTGATTATCTTCATCTGCTAAGAATCTGATTAAATCATCTTCATCTTTTGCAATAGCATGTTCACCTTCATATACTTTGTCATTTGCTTTAATTCTATAAATAGAATGTGCAACTGCTTGTTTTACTAAATCTTTAATATGGAGTAAGTTTTCACTCATGTCTGCAAATCTGTTAAACACTTCTACAGGATTTAAACCAGCGTGTTTACCATTTTTGAATTCAGTTTGTTTTAATAGGTTGTCTACTTGGTTATATACAGACTCTTCTTTAGAATCTTCACTAACTGGTAAACCTAATAATCTTGCTACTTTACGTTTCTTTTCAGGAGTCATTGCATCAAACTTAACAATAGCCTTGTTGATCAATTGTTTCTTCTTGAAAATCACTTGGTTTTCAATCTCATCATCTGCAACATAAAATTGTATATCTGCTGAATATTCACCACGCTCCCATGCTTGATAGCTAGAAGCAATTGTTGGATGAACTCTTAACCACGCAAAAGCTAACTCTTGAGATGGATTACTAAAATCAAAGAAGTTATCACCATCCATTAACTTAACAGCTTGTACATGTAGTACATCATCTGTAGATGTAGACAATCCATAGTTCCAAAATTTAGAACGAGGACCTAAGTCAATATCACCTAAAGCAGCTTCAAGTTTTGCACGTAATGCTGTAACTCTTTCAATTTCTAACTCTCTTTCAAGATTATCACTAATGCGTCTAATGTAAGCAGCATTTGGATCAAGACCTGTTCTGTACTGACCATCAAGTTCTTTGTAAGGATACTTGAAAACACCTGTACCAGGAATTCTTGTTAAACCTTTTTGTGCAAGACCAGCCTGCATTGTTTGTAACTGAGAATTGTTATACTCTTTTTTTAAAGTAGAGATTTTTCCTATCTTACCCATATGTAGTTGTTTTTTATTTGGTTTATTTGCAGATGGTTCCCATTGAAGGGAATGCGGTGGGGCATTGAGCCCAAACCCATCCATCTGTGTGAGAAGATTCCCCCTCGTTGAGGGAGGGGGGAACATCTTCTCTGTGTAGTTTTAAGGATTTTAACCCTTAACTCTTTTATTAGAATTGAGGAATTTCTTCAATCAATACTGTTCTAGATAAATCTTCAATGAATACATCACAACGATCTTTCATCCAGATTTCGTATCCTGGGAATTTATTTGCAGAACTCATACCTTGAGACTTAGCAAAACCTAAGTGGTGACGAGTACCATCAATATAACCCCAAGTCATAGAAGGAGCACCCTTCATACGTACTTCACGAATGTTGTTGATCATAGAACCATCAGACATTGGAGATACATCAAACACCATAAATACTGGAGTTGACTTCTTGTTTTGTCCAAATTCTAAGTTTGTTTGAGGAAGATCTAACTCTTTCAAGTGAATTAACTCAACACGACCAGTCTCACGTGTAACCATTGCATCAAATGCAAAGTTGTAAGTAATGTGTTGACCTTCTCCTTGCATGTAGCGATTACCAGAATCAGCCATGAAAGTTAAACCAGAGTTTAATGCATCATTCTTTAAAGCTTGTTGGAACACGTCAAAACCAGCTTCGTTAGTGTACATTTTAACTCTACGATCCTTAACATCAACACGTCTGTAGAATAAATCACCAAACACTGAACGAATCAAGTTTGCAGTGAACTCACCACGGTTGTATTGAACTAAGTTACCGTTATTACGCATTCTGTGGTAAACACCAGCAGATGTACGCTTTAATTCTTGCTTAGAACCATTAGTCTTCACGGTACCAGGCTTAGCCCAGATCATACGCTTAACTTTTAATTCTAACATAGACTTACGCATCCAGAACTCAATAAATGGTTCCCACTTAACATCATTACGAGTTAAAGGTAATTGGTTACGTCTTTGTGGAGCATAAACCAAGATATCTAAAGCTTTACCAGAAGCATCAACCATCATCTTATCATCAGCCCACTCAGTGATCTTGTGCTCATAACCATATGCAGAACCTAAAGATTCAAACATTGTGATTTGCTCACCTAAACGAGGAAGACCTAATAAGTCTTGGTCAAATTCACCAATTGCAGCATCAACTAATTCCAATTCAATACCAACTCTTAAGAAGTTAGGACTAACGAAATCTACAGTTGGATTGTCTGTAACTAAAGTAAAAGTGTATAAGTAACCCATGTTCCAGTTTACTGGATCTTTGATTACATAGAAACGAGGACCGTACTGACGAGTACCTACAGATACAATTGCGTTCTTAGAGAACTCATTAGTATCAATTACTAATTGAAATTCTTGACCATCAATACCTGGCTTGCTCAGCTCTAAAGTACTTGTTGGAACGTCAATGATTTTAGGGAACTTGTAAGGAACTTGTACTTGCCACTTCCAAGCATCACTGTTATTATCAATATAGTAAGGAGTGCTCTTGTTAATCATGTCCAAGAAATCGTTACTGTAAAGAGAGCTCTGAGTATACAAACTTATGATTTTTTTATCATAATCTGCTGGCTCTGTAGAGTGAAAGCTTTCCAAGTGGTTCGCATCTGTCAATTTACCTACAGCACGCTTGTCCATAGAAGCTACTCTTGCGTAAGTAAAACCAGTTAAACCTGGAATTGTTTGAATTGCCATTTTGTTATTTTTTTAATTAATGTTTATTGAAATTGTTTATTGAAACCATGAGGTAGATTTAACTGGTTGTTTAGATTTCACAGCACTTTTACTAACCTGTCTGGCTACCTCACCAAACAATTCATTTGACTTTTTGGTGACACCATTCTTTTGAATCGTAGAAAGTGTAGGATCTTTTTCTAAGATCTTAAGTAAAAGAGCAACTTTCACTTTTCTTTCATGATTCTCAGGACGTTTAAGTTCTAGAATAGTACGATCAAAGTCTGTTAATGTTTCACCAGAACTTGTCTTATACTTATCTGTTACTAAGAAATCTTGTAGTTCACCAGCTAATTTTGGATTAAGAGGAATACCATCAAACTCTTTTGCTTTTAGCTTGTCTTGTAACACTGCTGTTACATTCTGAGCATATTGATGTTTATATTGAGCTTGTTGTTGTAATTGTATTTCTTTCTCTTGTTCCATTTGTTGAAGCTTTGCAGCTTCTTTCTTTACTAAGACCTTGTGGTGCTTTGTAGCAACACTTTCTAGATCTCCGTAGTTCTTTAGTCTTTCAACTTCAGAGGTAACATCTTCAGGATCAAGTCCTTGATCAGCTAAAGCTTGTTTAATTATAGAAACCTGATTTGCTTCTTGTGCAAGATCCATTTCAGCAAAAGATTGAATTTGGTTATATGCACCAAAGTAATCTTTAGGATCTACTCCTTTTACAAATATGGCATCAAATGCATTACGATAATCTTCTCCAAATTGACCTAAGAAGTTATCAACCACTTCAATAGCTCCTTTCTTTTTCTCAGCATTAAATTTCTCTAAGAATTGTTCTGGAGTTGAAATTTGTTCTTCTTCATCATCTTCTTGGGTGAATACACCCAATTTGAAAAGGTCTTTAGATAAAGATGAAAATGTTGATTCAGGAGCATCATCTCCCTCTTCATCAGCTTCATCTTCTTTACTATCTTGTTTACTAGTTTTTGCAACTGGTTGATTATCAGTATCTTCTGAATCATCACCATCTTCTTCATCATCTATACCTGATAAGAAGTCTGTTAAAGATTTCTTTTCATCAGGTTTTTTATCAGAAGTGTCATCACTAGAATTATCTGCAACAGGTTTTTTACCAGAATTTGCAGAAGTAGTTTTTTTCTCAGGAGCAGGAGGGGGAGTGTTATTGATATCCTGAATGTCATCAGGATTAGATGTAGCACTATCAGGGCCCATTAAATCGCTTAACAATTCAGCGTTGCCCATTCCCATTTCCATTGTATCTTGGATACTAAAGTTCCCAAAACCTGGATTATCTAGATTTTCAGCCATATGTAGTTGAGTTTTAATTGGTTTTGTAATGTAAAAGTATACTATAGTAAATTAATATCAAAGAGATGAAGCTCTATATAGATCATTATTTAAGATAATATAGCATTAATATTTTTTACTCTAATCTAATTTATTAATAAAGTTGTCATTTATAAGTCTAATACTTCTTATTGGAGCTAGGTCAGTGAGTGTAACTTGTTGAACCTCAACCCCCCACTTCTTAGCTTCCACCCTCACTTTCTTAGTAAGAGTGTTATCAAGTTCAGAATCTGTACACTCATCTAATGTCATAGACATAATGACATTTTTAATTATGGCTTGTGACATATCTGATATAGCATCTTGAGCATCCCAAACTTCTAATAAGAATATTTTAACATCAGCTATCTTATATTTAACCAATCCTTTCACAACAATGTTTTGTTTATCTGCTGTATACAAAGATTGTGCATCAAGACTTAATGTTGTAGTGACAACATGCTGGTCAATCACCTCATCAAACATTGGGATTTTGAAATGTATTCCAGGCTCAAGAACTTTTTTAAATTTTCCAAACCTAAGTAATACAGCTTTTTCGTAATCTCTTATTATAATTATTGGGGTTAGTTGTAACCACCAATTAGATATAATCTCAATGAGTTTATCAAACATAATTATTTAGTTTTCTTGCTAGCTCTATTCTTAGCATTTGTTTGAGCAATCTTTAAGTCATTAACTTGATTCTCTCTTTCAACCTTTAATTTTTCTTTTTCTAATGCAATCTTTTGTGCAGCCAATGAATTCTTAGCTTGGATGTCTGCCATCTTTGCTTGGTAGTCATTTGCAGCTTTAGATTGATCATTCATTAACTTATCAATTTCTAATGCATCAGGAACATTATTCATGTCTGCATCTGGTAATCCACCTTTAGCTTCAGCAGCAATGATTGCAATCTCTTTCTTATTGATTCTATCCAACTCATTTTGATAATCATCATGAGCCATTTTCTCAGCAGCTTGTTGTTGTGCAGCAGCAATTTGTTGATCAGCAATTTGTTTTTGCTGCTCCATTTGTTGTTGTTGCTGTTGTACTTGTTGATCTTGCAGTTGCTCTTGTCTATCTTTAAGTGTTTTAAACACTTTCTTCATTTGACGTACAGAGTTAGTACTGTAAAGTTCAATGATGTCGTGTAATGAACCACCATTTTGAAGAACAGCTTGAGATAAGCCTCTGATTTCATTAAACATTTTTTGATCTTCTGGTCTATTAGTTAAATACACTTTAAGATCACGGAACTTAAGATCGTTACCATTCACCTGCACAAATGCAGATTCTCCTTCATTAGTAATATAAGAAATAGTTGATTCAGGCTTCTTAGCCTCTGTGTACAATGATGCATCAATGATAGCTTGATAAAGCTGACCTAATACATATTCATGAGCAACAAATATAGGCTCAGTTTGAGAGTATGATTGTGTAATAGCAGTGTTAGTACCTGTAGCTGACTCACTAGCTGAAACAGATCCCATACGTTGTCTAGACATACCTATCAATTCCCAACACTCATTCTTTAATTGTTGAGCTAGTGTATATCTAGATTGAATCTCTTGCGTACGTGTAAGGTCAATATCACGGAACTGGTTAAATGATGATGGGCTCTTCAAATTCTCTGGAGAGTCATCAATAAACATTACACCACGGTTACGTGCTTCCATTTCCCATACATCAAGAGCATCTTGTGCATCTCCATCTTTAGGAATAGGAATGTGTCTAATAGATGTTAAATACACCTTACCAACTTCTTTTTCTAATAGCTTGTATAATTGATTCATACAAACGTTATATAAAACTTGGAATGGTTTCATCATATCTACCAAACTTCTAGCTTCTGTATTCTTAACCTCATGAACTAATCCAATAATAGGACAATAGTTTAATAACTTATAAGGTTTAATGTGATAGATGTCTGGACCAATCTTAACACCTTGATACCACTGGTTAATCCAACCCCATTCTAAAGATTCTTCTGTAGGAATAGTTCCTGATTTATAGGTTTCATCAACAAGCATAGATTGCTCATTACCCATTTCATCTATATAAATTAACTTACCAATCTTTTTCTTAGAAATCCAATATGTACGTACGACAACATACTTGTAACCAAATGAACTAACATTAGATGTAAGACCTAAGAAGTCTTGTAAGCCATCATTGTTTTCTTTCATTTCAGACTCAATTACCATTCTTGTTTGTAGCACCAATGGATCATATGTATCATATTGTACTGAATCAATACCTGGAATAGCATTAGGGTTACCTAAATTAGATTCACGTACGTTAATTAAACCATAGTCTTGCAATGAACTACGTAAGTGATCTATCTCTTCTTTAGTTATATCAGGGAATGTTTCAATAATCTCAGATAGTTCCATCACCATAACTGTACCAGCAGCATAAGCTCCCTGTGCACGTCCTGAAGGATCTGAAATATATTTTCTATCTGGCGTAGTTAAGAAGAATGTATTTTTAGGGTTAGACACTTCTATATTAAATCCAACCTTTGAGTTATCTTCGTAAATGTGATAGAACTCTCTAGAAGAAATTAATAAATCTCTAAAAGCGTCCTCGCTCTTTTCTTTCATTATGAACTCAGCTTTCTGAGCTGTTAGTACGTGGTTAGCCCACTTCTCTGCAACAGATGTATAAGAATCAAGTTGATCCTGCACTTGATCCATTGTCATTTTTTGTAAATCTTCGTCAGCAATCTCTTCTCCTCTTTGAGCAGCTTGTTCTTGCACCTTAGCTTTAGCTTGACTAATTACATATTCTTGTAATATACCTGTCTTAAATTCTAACTCTTCTGCTTTACTATCATCATCAAAAGCTTTCACACGGAAAGCATCTGGACGTTTAGAAATCTCACCTACTAATTCATTGATAGGTGTTGTCATTATAGAATAATGTTTTACATATGCAGGAAGCTGTAAATCAGCTGTTAGCATATCTGTAAAACTTCTCACCTCAGGTTCTTGATAGAAATCCTCATGTCTTAAAATACCCTTCACTAAATCATAGTTCTTCACAAACGTATCACGGTTCTTTACATACTCAGCATATGCTTTGTTTGCAAAGTAGTCCATAGTGTTCTTGATCCAACTCTCATCCATCTTTTCCTTCTCAGTTTTAAACTGATCAGGGAAGATGTTTAAATAGGCATACCTGATTGTTGCGTCTTTTGTATATCTTATAATTGCCATTATGTAAACAATTTATTTCTTTTATATTTATTATGAGAGGTACCAAACATTCCACCTCTTGATTCTGTAAACAGTACATTTCCTTTCTTCTTACTAAACATTGCCTTCACTCTATCATCAGATGTTCCACCAATCTTACCCATAATAGGGTCCATCTTTAATGCCTGTGCAATAGCTAACTCTGCAGCAATAATTCTATCAAAGTTACCTGAGTCATTGTATTGTATAATCTCTTCAAGCAATACAGGATCAAATATCTTACTCACCCCTAGCACTTCTCTTATAGTATCACCAGCCTCATTTGTTTCTTTGAATATCACAGACTCCATATACTTCTTTAAGCAGGTGTGAAGATACTCAATTATTTTGTCACTTGAACGATGAATTCCATAATCTCTTTTAACTGTTGTGTTTGGAACAATTTCTTTAAGCCATTCAGGTTGCTTCTCTAAATAGTGAGCATCCCCTTTGGCCTTCATATATTCTATAAATGATATATCATCATTCTCACACAGTGTTCTGGCATTGTAATACTTAATAAGAAGTCTAGCTTGTTCTTCCCAAATTTCTTTCTTATCAGGTCTTGCACAGTACGAAGCTACGAACATATCTTGATACTTCTCACCACTAATTTCATGCATTCTTTTATATATGAATACAGAACCAAGTGAACTTGAATATGCAGATTTACCTTGTCTATATGGATCTACTCCTGCTACGTACAATCCATAAGGAGGGTTTTCTACAGGAAATTCATATATAACTATAGGAGCATCTTTTGTATCACTGTTCTTTAATGGGAAGTTAGATATAGGAAGCTTGTCTGTAAACTCATGCTCAATACCATTTTCTCCAGAGAACAATATAACAGGAGTTCCTGTTCTTTCTTGTTGTAATAACCTAGTTTTCTGTCTCTTAGCTGATTCAATATCAAAGATATTTGTATCCTCATTCAGGAATATATCATCCACCTCCATTGGGTAGTACATCTTCTCTTTTAAATAAGCTATTCTATCTCCAGCTTTCTTAAGTCTTTCTAGATTCTTTTCTGTAATCTCTTTAGCTCTTTCCTCATCACCCACCAACATTTCAACATTAAATAGGTCTGAACCAGCAGGCTCATTTAAGAAAGCTCCTAATGTAGATTTCTCTTTAGCTTCCATTCTATATTTAGCTGGGATGAATAAGCCATGTACACGCTTATCATCTTTTGCATTATTATATGTAAGGAAATTAAAATTGTCTACGTCAAACATCAGGGATTTTGCATCCTGAAATTTCTTCATATCACCACCAGTGCCTGTGAGAATTGGAGAACATCCCCAACCATAGGGTGTAGTGAAACCTGGTATAGCCGCCTGTAAACCTCTAAGAAAATTTCCTTTACCAATCTCATCTATAATTAATTTACGTGGTTTTGTACCTGCAATTGCTTCTTCATTATTACCTTCATCAAGGTTACGTATCAGAATGGAAGAGAATGGGATACGTTCACCAGATTTGGTTTTAATACCTAATGTAACCTGGTTTTTCCAGTTATCCTCAATTCTCTGCCATCTCCAATACTCAGGGATAAAGTTTAATCCTTTATCTATTTTATCCGTAATAAGTTTTATATCTGGTGCATTCAAACCAGCAATAATATTCTGGGAGTTCTCATCAAATGTTGCACCCCATGCAATATAGGATGCTTCAAGAACGGATTTAGCAAAACGTCTAATACCTAGAATAACCAAGCCCTTTTTTTCCTGTTGGGCTCTATCAATTTCGTTTGTTACCAGCCACTCATTATCTCTTAAAAACGGATTAGCATATTTTTGTGCAATTCTACCTCTTTCATCTATAACATCCACCTCAGTGTGCCAGATGTTTAGGTGCCAATATAAAAAGGGGTTGATATACACACCCCCCATCATGGCACCATTTAAACATAGCTCTCTATGAAAGTCAAAAAATGGCTTACATTCAGCAGAGTCCTTATCAGGAATACGTTTCTGATTTATAAACCAATCTTTATAATCTATGTTCTGTAGTTCAATCATTATTTTCTATTTGCTAAAAACTCAGCAGCAGCCCCTGACAACTCACCTTTCCCTCTCACTTCCACCTTAGCTTCTTCCATGTTTCTTAGCTTATCTACCACTTCTACTAAAGCTAGGTAGTTCTTCATTGTCTCCTGTACAAACTTACCTTGAGCTTCAATACTAGCTATTACCATAGGTAACATGCCTCCTTTAGCTGTAGGTTTCCACTCAATCCTATCTTTCAATTCATGTAGTGGGTTTGCATTTACATAAGCTTTCCAGGAAAGAAGTTGTGCTTCTGCCCATTCAAGCTCTGTATTTATATATGTAGTTTTTTTAATAGTCGCCATCTTCTTCTTCTTCTTTTAGTATATTATCAAGGTCCATACCCTCTTTAATTATTTTTTCAAGCTCAGACTCATCTGTATGTGGAATATCCATTTCAATCTCTGTCTTATATTTTTCCAAAGCAAAGACTAATTCTTTGTCTGTCATCCCCCATATATCTCCATAATCACTAAGAGCTGTAGCAAGATGCCTTCCTAAGTTGTATGTAGGAAAGTCTTTATGTAGTTCTTCTAATATATAAAGAGCCTTTTCGTAGTTGTTCTTTTTACTCATATTAAATCATTCAAGTCTTTATCAGACAGTTTTTGACTTAGAAGCTTATTTATATCCATTCCTTGTACAGGAACATCTTTAAAGTTGTCTTCAGCCCCTTCCATCATGTAATCTGTTGTAAATGATATTGCCATTCTATCTTGATCACCATCTGGAACACCTGTAATATCAATATAATCCACACCTTTATTATAGAGCTCTACTAAGATTTCTATAAATCCATCCAAATGGATCTTCTTGATTTGCACTGTATTATTATCCATGAACTTCTTTTTTTAATGCTTCCTCCTCTTCTACATTAGCTAGAACAGCTTCCCATTTCTTAAGAGGACAGTCGCATGATAAACATTTTGTTTTAGCAATTAGCATACATCCACAATCTGTGCAATGTACATCAAGTCTTACAGTTTTATGTTTTGTTGATATGAGATCACACTCCTCACATATAGCCATTCTTTCATCACTCACTTGTTGAATGTGAGCTCTCATATTCTCAGCTGGGAAAAGGTTATTTTTCCAACCCTCATATATCTGGGAGAAGTTAATCTTCATATGTAGTTCTTGGTTTAAGTTGGTTTATTTGCACTATTGTCTTCTCTAATGTGACAATAGAAGACTTTCTCTTTTGTTCAGACGTATTAACATCATCAATAATACGTTCCATGGCTAGCTTTTTAGCATTCAGCTTCTCCACCTTTTTTCCTGCCTTCTTTCTATTAAAGAAGAGCTTTCCAAATCCAGAAATTTCTATGCTGTCATTTAAGTCCATTGCCTCATTGGCTGATTGGAACTGATGATTGACCACTGTCTCAATTGTCTTCTCTGAAACCATCATCTTAACAGCTAGTGTCCTGACTAGATAATCCTTCACTGACATTGAGATTGGCTTATCCATGACTTACGGTTATTTGTAAGACAATGTCTTTCTCAAAGTCTAGGATGATGACTGGGTTGACCTTCACCTTGGTACCGTCCTTGACAAATACACCAATACGTTTAAGCTTGGAGATGATGTTGTTGATGGTTGGAGGCGAACTTTTGTACTTCTCACAGAACTCTTGACGGACATTGGCATAGGAGATGTTACCCTTGATGGCTGTGAAAGCGATCAATTGCACCTCACGTTCTGTCAATCCAAGACCATTCACAGCTGACAGTATATTGTAATACTTCTCAGCCACAGCGTAGGAATCCCCCACTGGTCTCTTCATTTTCTGAACAATTAGCTTCTTGTTGTCTGTTGGTTCCATAATTAGTTAAAGCAAAGGTATGTATATTCCTTTGATTGTCAAATAACTATTTTAGTTATCTGGAATAGGAATGCTATATTATGCACTATTTTTATAATCCATTATATTCTACCAATAAATTGTAGATAGTGTATTAGCTGATTAGATGTACTTAGGGCCCCCCCTAAATCCCCCCCAAAGTTACGAAGACTTTTTTGTAACCACCAAATTTATTTTTGGCTATTATCAAAACTTGCAGAATTTTCTAATTTTGATACTACAAGAGTTTATAATTTTGGTGCAACATTCCATCACTACATACCATAACATATCTTAATGTGTTATAAAAGCAACATTGTTAAGCTGAGCATGTCCCTTATAAGACACATTATGTAAAGCAATTGCTTGACAAAACGTAAACTAAAGTAAAGCTATTGATTGACAAATGTCCAGATTTTGATTGATAAAACTGGACAAATGTGTCAAGTTTCCTGATCCAAAAACTTGACAATCTAGGAAGTGAAAGACTGCCAAACCTGGAAGTCTGTAACAAATAGTACTATAAATATGTTACAAGAATGTCACAAATATTTGAAAAAGTGTGACACAATGTGCATGCAACATTTGGAAAAATTCATGCAAACATTTAACACAGGGGCATGTTAACCCATTGGTCCTCAGATGATTATACCCAACGTTCCTTGTGGAACATTTTACAAAATTTTTTTTCCAACTTAACAACCCCCCTTGTCCAAGGGAGGAGAGGGTACTACTGCTTGATACCCCACCTGTGAATTGAGAGGTTGGGGATACCCCACCTGATCATTAGTATCAAACACTGCTTTAAAATAGCAAGATTGACCTTTTTTTTAATCAGCCCCTTAGCAAGGTTGATGAGTTTTATGATAAAAACAACTTTGCTAAATTTATTAATCTTTAAAACTTTTGATTATGCAGTTCTATTATGATTTCAAGAAGATGATGGTAACTAATCCATTAGATGGCATTACTCATTTCTTTGTTAATCCAAGAATGATTGATGGCTTTAAACAATTAAAGCTTGATGAATGCTGTTATCCTGATCAACTAAGCCTTGATGAGAATTTACCAATCTTAACGCTACCAATGGAAGCATTAGGTTTGGACAAGGCTGTTGTGACATTAGATGATAATGGTCGCAATGGTAAAATTAAGACTAATGGTCTTACAATCTACTTTAACAAGCACGATAGTAAGAAGAACACCATTAGGATTAATACAGTATTAGGATCTAAACCTCGTAAGAATAGTGATGAGTTTGAGTTGAGAATGACTGAAATAGTTAAGTCTATTGTCAAAGAGGAAAACATTTGGTTGTAGAATTAAGAGAGAGTGTAACAGCTCTCTCTTTTTCCACCAACTTATAGATACACCACCTGATACCCCTCCTGCAACCTGAGTATTTTAACATAACAATAAACAATCAAAAACCTTATGGTGTGTAGGTCAACCAACCAAGTATTATGGCTTTACCAATTTTCCAAGCTTACCAAGCTTCTGCAACAGCAACTACATTAGTTAACAACGGTAGTGTTAGAGACCTTATGACTGAGAAGGGTGCATTAGGTTTGATTCCGTCTAACTTAAAGCGTGAGACTAAACTCAATGCTAAGGGCGAAATGGTTTACAATCGTGTCTTAGTATTAGTGTACAATGGCAAGATTGCTGAGAATGGACAACCAGAGTCTATTAGCATCAGCTGTTCTGAGTCTGTTAGTAGAGACCTTAGAGCTAAGAACATCACATTATCTGAGTTAGCAGACTATTCTATCCTTGAAGATCAGAATGGAATCAATTACATCAGTATGCCAGGAACAGGTGTTGTTAAATTCAACGCATCTGAATTAAAGACCGTGGCAGTGAGCACCAAAGCAGTTAATCATCAAGACCTAATTGCATTGTAATTTAATTAACAAGGGGATAATCAATTGATTGTCCTCTTGTTTTTATACATAGGGTGGGCATAATGGCACATTATATAGGGTTGGGCTTGTAAAACAACAAAACTCTCTCACTATTTACAATTTGTTTGTGAATGTGAGAATAGGTGTGTCACCCTCACATGGTTTATGTATACCAAATAACTATTCATCAATCATGCTATACAATACAATATATATAGCATTAAATAACAATTATATGAGAGAAACAAAAACATTTGACTCTATTAGAATAGTTCATACTAATGAGATATGGGATGATGAATATAAATGGTGTAAGATTAGTGTCTATGATAAAGATGATAATCTTATTACTACTGGTCATGATCATCTTATGTTTCAAGGTAAGACATTTTCTATGGAGACTATTAAGGATGTAGAGGGCTTTAATTGCTATCATGCTACATTTGAACTTGAATTAGGATATAACACATTAACAATCACAGCTAAATAACACAACACATGAACTTAATCAAACACATTGCTAACTTATTAGCTCTATGGACTATACCTTATATTATAGTCTTATTCTTCTTATTAGTTACAGGATTTGCATTTGTATACCAAGATGCTATTACTTCCACTCCTTACATTATATGTTACGCATTCTACTTTATGATGATGTCTATTATATATATGTCTGGGGATGATAAAGACTTTGAATCTATTAAATTATTTAAAACCAATTAGTTATGAAATTTGTATTCGCATCAATGACTATTATTAGCTCATCAGCAGGTAGTTATTTATTACTTACAGCACCAACACCATCACATTTGATGTTAGGTGTTATATTTATCCTTTCAGCTATTGTATGTCTATTGTTTGTTATTATTAAGGACCTTAGACAAGAAATAGATTTCTGGAAGAGTTTTAAAACATTTGCATTTGTAGCAGCAATGTTATCATTAGTGTCATGTACAACTATTAGACAGACATGTCCTTCTAATGATCAACAATATTTCTACAAGCAACAGCACGTTAAACCATATTATTACAAGCGTTAATGTATTCTTTCGTTATTAGCCTTTAGCGTACCAAAGGTAAGATTACATATATTATAGGAGTTTATCTGTTCTACTTCATTGATCAGAGGCTTTGTAGATTGAGGCACAAAATCTATATTTTTTACAACACATTATTAATCAATCAATTAACACACATTATGAAAAGATTATATTTAATTATTATCATACTGCTCACTATATGTGTAGTGTATGATGAGTACAAGATTAGTCATATGGCTCAAGACAGAAGCTTCTATGACATGCCTGAAGAGTTTAACATAGAGACCACATCTAAGGATAGAACAAATCCTACAATGATGATGGTTATATATGACACAACTTACAATAAGTTTGTATTTGAATACATAGACAACTAATACATTATGTCTAAATCACTTACAGATTGGTTGTATGACATCAGTGTAGATGGATTATTCTATCTAGCTCATATGACAGGGTTTACATATAGAGAAATCAATATAATAGTGTTTTACATCGCTATACCATTGTTTATCTTTATACTCATTGCAATAGTTATTAAACAATACATCAAAATAAATCATTTAACGCACATTATTTATGAAAAAATTTGAATTGTACCTTGGTATCACCATGATGATTATTACCACAGTTTTAATCATACTCTTTCCATTAGCTGTTGAATACAGCAATGAGAAGCTTGCTTTAATTTCTCTAATGTCCGCTATTGGATATGTTGGAGGTTATTTACTTATTGATAGTTATATATGTAGATTGGAAACATATTACTATTTTAAGGGTTATGATGAATGTTTAGATCAAATTAAAGACACAAAGGTTAGATTTAACCTATCTAAAAACTCACATTAATATAGCAATAAGATGAAAACAATACAGTTAACACCTCAGGAGTTCTATATATTTAAGATGATAGCAAAGTTTAAATATAGAATAGAAAGTATTAAACACACCGTAGTCTCAATTGAGGCTAATGCACAAGATTTAGAGCTATTAGGATTTTAGATGTGTGTGTTGGTAAATATAGGGCTCAGCTTCCCCTAGCTGGGTCCTTATTTATTTCATCATTAAATAAACAAATTATGTACATAAAAGCAAAACTAACGTTTGACTCATATATGCCTGAAAAACTAAAACCAGGCATGTGGTTCAAACAAACAATTACAGATGTCATATATGGTAAAAGATATACATATGATAGACTGTTTCTATTAGGTCATACACCAGAAGATCAGGAAGCTTATGTACAACTAAATGGTTGTCCTGTTATGCCTGTGGTTGTATCATTCACAGCCAATCCTGATATTAAAGCTGATGTATTAGCATCACCTGATCAAATAGGTTGGTGGGATGAAGGACCAGGTACAGATGAACTTAGAGACATAGAGCTCAAAGATATCAATCTCATACTATCAGATTATAATGGTGAGCTTGAGATAGAAATAGAAGACTTAGCCTTTGAAGATGGCTTAGCTGTTCCAATTCTATACATGGATAAGGCAACACTTAGACTATTATGGGATGAGGATGACTATTTGTATGAGCAAGATGACTATCCTGAAGAAGATTGGGATGAAATGGATGATAATCCAGATGATGAACCAGAAGACTAATTTATTTAATTATTAATCAATTTAATTATGGAGAACATTAAAACACAATCAACTGTCTATCCTGACAAACAATTATCATTTACTGATTGGGCTAAAGAACTTAGAGTTGGTATTGCATATAACAGATCCAAACTAACAGATAAGGCTCAAGACATGATGAATTTATGGGATAGAGAAAGACAAGTAAAATATCTAAAACAACTAACTCTTGCGTAATGAAAAGGATAGATGCTAAACCAGGTGAACGTAAGTTTATAGATGGTAGATATAAAGATAATGTAGATAAGGGAGCAATGAGCTTTCTTAGTATACCATTACCACTTAAACCACGATCCCAGGTAATACAACTAACAATGGATGACACACCTAAGCAAGTACTTAGACAACAACAAGCTAGTAGACATTATAAAAAATCTAAAAATAAACACAGAAAACATGAAAATCTCAACATTGAAAAAAGACAGTAAACAGTCATTTTATTACCTAGCAGGTATTAACAGAGCTATTAATCCAGCTCAGGTGACTAAATTAGCAAATTCAGTAAACAGAATGGGTATTATTAGACCTGTTGTAGCAGCTGAAATAGCATTTATTGATGGTAAAAAGAAAACTTACATCATTGATGGTCAGCATTTGTTTAATGCGTTGATTAGAAACAACATGGACATTCCATATGTAATAATCACTGTAAAAGACAAGGTAGAACTAGTAGAGAAGATTGCATTATTGAATGCATCATCTAAGAACTGGGCTCTAACTGATTACATTACAGCATGGAGCTCATTAGTTCCTGATTATGTAAAGCTTAATCATTACTACCAAGTATATGATTTTGACATGGGTGTATTATCTTCTATATTATGTAATAATGTATCAGATGGTGGTAATATCACTAGAAGAATCAAATGTGGAGAGTTTAAAATAGTTGATGAGGCAAAGAATATCAACATATTAAACAATTTAACAGATGTATTGAAGGTTGTTCCTAGAATGAATAGATTTGAAAACAAATATTTATGTAGAGAATACGTTAAATTTGTAAGAGGTACAAGCAAATATAATCATCCTAAGTTCTTAGAAAACCTTAAGAAAAACAAGAAAGAGTTTGTATTAGCTACACAAGAAGATGGTAAATTGGTTGAATTATTCACAAAATTAAAATAACAATCATGGCAACATTAATTGGATCTAGTAAAGACTATGCACATATACAAGTGCTAAGTTACGTACCAAGTGCAGATAACTTAATTGAATCCATCTATCGTAATGCTGCAGCTAAAACAGCTGCTAATAGATTACAGATTAAGAATGGTAGATATATGTATACACCTACAAATGAGTATACACAAGAAAAGTCTAAATTTATCAGAGCTAAATTCTACAAATAATGGTATATATCGTTATATTTGTGTTACTAGCTATCTTTGTATGGATGTCCTATGAATTTCATAGGGCTCCATTCATGGATAAGAATGGTAACATAATTAAAAAGAAAAAGAATGATTCTCCAACTGAATCCAATGATACCTATCATGAGATATTCTGATGAAATGGAAGGTTATGCTTTCTTGGTTATAGACTATAGCCAAGAGCATAATCTTTTATTTACATGTGCCATGGATAATGGTGAGATATGGACATTGAGCAATAAAGAAATCAGATTCTGTAAGAATATATCTTTAGATAGACATATATAATGGGGGTGTACTGGCTTTGACAGACATGAGGCTGGTAGTATCACATGCAAGCCTTGGAACAGGTAAACAAGTTCTAAACAATAACCGTAAAGAGTCAATCTGAGCGTGTTGCAGAAGGTGAAGCTATCTTAGCTTCTATCTTCGCTACTGAGTATGCATTAGCAGCTTAGTCAACGGGGTGGTAACAACCTGGCAACAGAAAGTTACAAGCGTTTTCTCTATTATGTCAAAATAGAGTGGTGGTAGATAGCAAGACCTGCGATCCCAACTACTGATTAGAAGTGCTTAGGACTATGTAGTAATACATTGTAATTGCTCTAAGTAAATGTACATGAACAGCTTCAGATCTAAGCATGTAAGAATGGTATTATTATCACTTGTCTGGACAGGGGTTCAACTCCCCTCACCTCCACAATTAAACATTAACAATTAAACAAACACAAACATGGCAAAAAGTAAAACCTTAAAAGTAAAAGACATTAGTGCTCATTTCTTTATGAACGTAAATGGTAATCATGTAGACGTTATATATAGTGATGATATGAATAATGGTGCTGGTCTTGGTGCTGCATTTGCAAGTGCAATGGAACAAGATGAAGAATTGCTTAAAATAATTAGTGCTGCATTACTAACAACTCTTGAAGGAAAAGAGAAATATAGTTCTAAAAAGAGCAATATAGTGCCTAAAACAGTGAAAAAAGCAGCAAAAAAGAAATAAATTTCTAATTTAGTGCAATAAATTACATATTATGAATAAATATTTTACATATTATGAGGGTTTACACAAACTAACTAAATCTAAGCAAAGATATTACATCTGGGACATGATTAAATGGTGCATTAAAGAATATATTAAAACATACAAATAACCTATGAAAACAGCAATATTACTTGCAATAGCAGCAATTGTGTTATTTGCAGCTGGTTATGAAACAGCAAGCTTAAAGAGAGAGAATACTATTCTACAGAACAGAGTAGACTCAATATATGACGAACTATATATTAGTAATGTAAACCTTACCAGATATGAAATAGCATTAGAGCTATTAGAAGAACAAGACAGCATAGCTGCAGATAAGTTTAAGAATATACATACTAACGAAACAGAATAATGGCAACTAAAATAGAACAACAAATAACATTTAATGATTGGGCACGCAAGTTTAATGTATCCACGTTGTGGGACAATGAACGCTCTGAGAACAGAGAATTCTTAAAGAAATTAGATGAAGTAAGAGCAGTGTATCAATCTAAACGAAATAAACGAAACTAATTATGAAAAAGAAAAAAGTAGTTCAACCAGCTAAACAAAAGCAATATGTTGTAATATATGAAAATACAGAAGCATGGGTAGTAGGTACAAAACAAGATATCATTGATGATTTCAATGAAAATCCTGATACATATTTAGATGCTGATGGTAAGCTTGAAATTTATGAATTAGGTGAGCCTATAAAATTTGGATTCGTTACACCTTCAATACAATTTTAATTATGTTAGATTTATTAGAATGGATAACAAAAAACAATTATGTTAGGTATAAGGATGATAAATGGTATAAACCATCACAATTTCCCACTGTATATTTAAAAGTTGAACAATTAATAAAATTATATGAACGTACTCATCTATGACATAGAAACCATGCAGGAGCTGTTTCTAGTTTGTATATATAATCCTGAAACACAGCAATGGCATGAATTCCAGGTGAGTAAAAATACAAACCAGATTGATGCGTTTGTTAGATTCACAGAAGACTATAAAGACTTCTATTGGGTAGGTTATAACAATCTACGCTTTGACAGTCAAGTAGTTGAGTGGATCATACGCAATCATCAGAACTGGCATGAGATAGGTGCACTAGATGTATGTGCATTGATAGCTCAGAAGGCTGCAGACATAATACATGATGCAAACTATGATGTATTCCCAGAATATAGGGAAGAATGGTTATCTAATAAGCAAATAGATTTGTTTAGAGTTAATCATTATGATAATAAGAACAGACGTGTATCATTGAAACGATTAGAGTTTGAGATGGATCTAGAGAACATTGAAGAGATGCCTATCCATCACACAAAGACTAACATGACTGATGATGAAATAGAACTAACTATTGATTACTGTCGCAATGATATATATGCCACTTATGAATTCTATTTGGTAACAACAGGTAACACTGAACATCCATTATATAAGGGTAATAATCAAATAGAGCTCAGACAAGATATTGAAGAAGAGTTTGGTATACCATGTCTTAACTATTCTGATAGTAAGATTGGTGACGAAATGATTAAGAAGTATTATTGTTCAGAGAAAGGTATACAATACAGCGATCTACCAAAGAAAGGATACTTTCGTAAAGATGTTAAAGCTAGAAATTGTATTGCTGATTATGTAACATTCCAGACACCAGAGCTGCAAGCATTCTTAAAGCATGTAAAGAAACAAATCTTTACAATGACTGATGATTTTAAAGAGTCATTAGTGTTCTATAATAATACATATACATTTGCCAAGGGTGGTTTACATACAGAAAACAAGCCCAAGATATTTGAGGCTGATGAAGATGTAGAAATCATTGATTGGGATGTTAGTTCATACTATCCAGCTATTATCATTAACAATGGTAAATATCCACAGCATTTAGGTAAAGAGTTTCTTAGAGGATACAAACAGATGTTTGAGAAGAGACTAGAACTCAAACCTTTAGCTAAGAAGGATAAGAAGATAGCAGGTATTGTTGGAGCATTGAAGTTAGCAGTTAACTCTGTGTATGGTAAAAGCTCTGATATGCAGAACTGGATCTATGATAGACAACTAACTATGTTCACTACTATTACAGGTGAATTGAGTCTATTAATGTTGATTGAACAGTATGAATTGAATGGTATACATGTTATATCAGCTAACACAGATGGTGTTACAATTCAGATTGATAAGAACAAGATTGATAAGATGCATGAGCTTAATAAGTGGTGGATGGATTTAACTACATATGAACTAGAGCGTACAGACTATGCTAAGATTATATTCTCAACAGTAAATGACTATTTAGCAATTAAAACAAATGGAGAAATTAAAAAGAAAGGAGATTTCCTCACAGATTTTGAGCTACATAAAAATAAGTCTGGTCGTGTTATTCCTATGGCTCTTGAACAGTATTTTGTTCACAATATACCTATTGCTGACACTATCACCAATCATAATAATATATATGATTTTGCATTAAGGCAGAAGGCTAGTAAAGACTTTCATTATGAAGGTGTAGCTGGTGCTAAAAGAACAGTGTACAACAAGTTGATTCGTTATTATGTATCTAATACAGGAGAGAAACTCTTAAAGATAAAAAATCCTGATTGTACAACTAATGCAGCAGATGTGAGTCAAGTAGAAGCAGGTGAATGGCTAATGACAGTTTGTAATAAATTAACCAAAGACCATCCTCTGGATAACATTAATCACGCATATTATATAGAGCGTGCTGAGCGTATTGTACATAAGATACAATTAGAAGGTAAAAAAAGAAAAATTATTATTAATCCCAATCAAATGACATTATTCTAATGGAAAAAGAATTTTTACCATATCAAGAATCAAAAGACCTTAAAGAGTTAGGCTTTAATGAAAAATGTGCTGCACATTATTTAGGAGAGAAAGATGAGGATTTAGAATTAAAATGGAATATATATAGAAACATGTCTATTAATATGACCAATCTAATCCACGCTCCTACATATAGACAGGCATTTAGATTTTTCAGAGAGAAGTACGATCTTAGATATTCAATAGGTAGTACAAACATAGTTGTATGTCACACACCTGTCAATGACTATCATACAACACAGTTATTGCAAAACAATGCAAGCTATGAAGATGCAGAGCTTGCCACTATTAAATTCTTCATTGAAAAAGCTAAACAATTATAACATGGACAACAAACACAAAGCAGCAGAACTAGTAATGGAATTCCTACCAATTATAGGACAAGATCCATATACAGGTATAGATACAGCTAAGAAATGTGCTAAAGTAGCTGCAAAACTATTAATGAAAGCAGATCAAGAAGAAGACATCTATGACTATGATGAAATAATTAAACAAATAGATACATTCTAATGGCAAAGATAAATAGAGAAAACATTGGTGAGCATTTGGTAGACTATCAACTAGAAATGGTTGGTAAGTCTATCCAGGAAGCTCACATGACAAAAGAATGGTACAGCAAATGGACCATGACAGAAGAACAACATGAAGCATTCAAAGCTTATGCATTACCACTAATTAAAAAGGTGTTTAAATGTAATAAATCAAGAGCTGAAAGTACCTTTCAATGGTGGGATTTACAATTTGGATTACGTATTAAAAACTAAAACAGTTAATTATGGGAGCAACACAATTTAAAACAAGAAGTACTGGTAAAACAGCAGAAGCAGCATATAGAAAAGCATGTGAAATAGCTGAAGATGAATATGGTCATCAAGAAGGATACAATGGTACTATTAGTACTACAAGTGGATTCAGAGATGAAACAGAAGAATATAAGAAAAGTAAGTTTAATGATGTATCTGCTTACATATATAATAGATTTGATAGTCATAGTATGAGCAAACGTGATTGTTCAGCTATATGTCTTAGACAACCTGTTGGTAATAAAAACAAGACCAAGTCACAAGTGGAGCACGTTGTAACACCTGGTACAAAGAAATGGGTTCTTAAATATGTAGTGTATGACGATGGATTACGAATGATTACATCTTGTGATACAAAAGGTGAAGCTGTAACAAAAGCTAGAGCTTATACAGAAAAACATCAAAGTTCTACATATATATGTATGGAAAAGAGTCTTGATAAAGGTAATAAAACAGTAGCTAGAATAACATATAAGAAAGCCACCAATGAAAGAGATGGTGAGTGGGTGTTCTTTGGTTACGCAGCAGAATAAACAACATATTATGCTAAATAGAAAAGTAACAACAAAAGATATAAAAGGTATTAGGCTAATAAGTAAAAATATTTTAAACACTACACTGGTTACACAATTAGAAGTTGTTGAGAACGGTGTTGTTAAATATTATAACTGGGGACCTAGAAATAAGGTTTACGCAATGCTTGAAGATACAGGCAAAACATTAAGATTATACATAAACAATAAAACTAAAGCAGATGAGCAATTTGAAAGTGATGTACTTTAGTGCACCATGGTGTGGACCATGTAAAGTGTTTAAACCAGCATTTAATGAAGTGGTAGATCAATATGATGATATTGATGTACAAAGAATAGATATTGATGATACACCAATATTTGCTCAGGAGTATTTAATTACTAGTATACCTACTATCATTATTATGAAAGGTGAAGAAAAGATATTCAGACAAAGCGGTGTTATGTCTAAATTAGAACTAAAAAATTTAATTGATGCTAACAGGTAAATTTCCTTATTTTAAACAAAAACCAAATAATATGCCAGATATTTCAATGTGCAAAGGTGGTAGTTGTATGCTAAGACTTAGCTGCCACAGATATACAGCTACGGCTGAACCATTAGGTCAATCTTATTTTTCAGAACCTCCATATAAAGTGAACATGATGTTAGATGAACACATAGCTAGCCTAGGTGTTGTAACATTGTCTTGTGGTTATTTTTGGAACAATGAAAAATATAAAAAAGATGAAAAAAAACCTACAAATTAATGAGGACTGGGAGCGTGAAGCTCTGAAAGATTTCATATATTTGCATGAGGAAAAACAGTTGATTTCTGATGAAATTCATAGAGAATTACATAGAAAACCAGCAATAATAACAGTTGTTGACAAACATAACATATTAGACAAACAACATGAACATCACAGTAACGCACTACCATTTTGAGGAGATTATTAAAGCTGGCTATACGCTAGATATAATCTATTTCCTTAAACTTGTTGAAGAAGGTGTTGATGTGGAACAAATGTGTTCAGATCCAAAACTACAAATGCTTTGCCAGACAGTGAGAAGAAAAGGTTTAATTAGTGAATCTTTTAAGCTCACTGTCATTGGTAAATCTGTATTAGGATTTCTAGATGAAGATGGTACACCAGAAACAAAGTTCGTTAAGCAGAAAAAAGACGCTAATGATTTTGATGAGTGGTGGAAAGCTTATCCAGGTACAGACACATTTACACACAAAAAACAATCATTCACAGGTACAAGAAGCATGCGTGTAAAGAAAGATGACTGTAAAGTCAAGCTTTACGCTATTCTAGCTGAAGGTGAATATACTATCAAGGAAATGATAGCAGCATTAGAATATGAAGTGCTTCAGAAAAAAGAGAATTCTGTTAAGACAAAAACCAATAGGTTAACGTTTATGCAGAATAGTCTTACGTATTTAAATCAAAGAACATTTGAGCCCTTCATTGAATTAATCAGAGAAGGTAAAACCGTGGTTGAAGAACCAATAGTAAGAGGAGGCACAGATATATGAAAAATGAAATTTTGGTATGTGAAAAATGTGGATCAGCAGATTCTATCCAATTAAAAGTTTGGCAGTATGTAAACTCTGGTGAGTTTGCAGCTGACTGTAGTGACGATAGTGGAGATAGATGGTGTGAAGATTGCGAAGAACACGTTAATTTCACAACACAAGAAGAATTTGAAAAAAGTAAAATATGAGCAATAGCTTTGACGATTTAAAGAAAGCAGTTCAAGAAGGTATGGATGGTAGGAATAACGGTATTCCTATGGGCTTTAATAGATTGAACAGATATATAGGCATTAGAAAGTCTATGTATACACTAGTGGGTGGCTTAACTGGTTCAGGTAAGACTTCATTCATTGATGATGCATATGTTCTTAATCCATTTGATTGGTACATAAGCAAAGAGAACAAGACAAATATTAAACTGAAGATTATATACAGATCCATGGAGCGTAGTAGAACTTACAAGTTTGCTAAATGGGTGTCTCGTAAAATATTTTTAGACCAAGGGATAATCATTCCTGTTAATAAAATGCTTGGTTGGACTGATAAGATGACTCATGACGAACATGATCTGTTCTTAATGTATGAAGATTACATGGGAGAGATGAATGAGGTGATGACAATCATTGATGGTCCAGAGAATGCTGTAGGTATTGCTAAAGAGCTAAAAGCTCATGCTTTAGCTAATGGTGAGATAGTACAACTTGATCAGTATAATAAGAAATACATTCCTAATAACGAGAATGAAGTGACTATTGTAGTTATAGATCATATTGGTCTATTAAAGATTACTAAAGACCAGCCTACAAAGAAGCAAGCTATTGACAAGATGTCTGATGAGCTAAGATATGCTAGAGATATGTATGGATATAGTCCAGTTGTTGTTAGTCAGTTCAATCGTGACATCTCTAATCAAATGAGATTAAAGAACGGTGATGTTGAACCAAGATTAGAAGATTTTAAAGAATCAAGTTCTACACAGGATGATGCTGATGTTGTATTAGCATTGTTTGACCCTATGAGATATAAGGTGGCAGACCCATCTGGTTATGATCTTAATAGACTAACAGATGATTATGGTGCCAAGTATTTTAGATCACTAAGACTAATTAAGAATAGTTATGGTGAGGATGATGTAAGAATAGGCTTAGGTTTTCTAGGTCAAATTGGTATGTTCAAAGAGCTACCAAGACAAAGAGACATGACTGAAGATGATTATAAGTCTGTATTAAATAAAACGTATTTCCTAAACAAATAAAACATGAGAATAACAAGCAAAGTGTACAACACTTTACCAAGCAAAGATAGCCATTGGTGGCAGGTAGTCCTGATACCAACTGTAGCTATTATGAACAACATACAGGAATTTGATCCGTATGTAGCTATTAACATTGAATGGTTATTTTGGTCACATACAATAATTATAAACCATGGCAACCCTCCAGAAGAACCAGAAGCCTACTTTAAGGGATAATAGACAGCAAGAGTTTGCTAATATATTCTTAGAGCATGGTGAGTTTGGTATTCTTAATCTATGTCCTAGATTTGGTAAGATATATACAACTATCAACATCCTGGAAAAACTAGATAAGGATATCAATATACTAATAGCCTATCCTGACTTAAAGATTAAAACATCTTGGGAAGAGGATTTCAAGGCTAGAAAGTATAAGAATTCCAATATTACGTACACTACGCACTTATCTATTAAAAAGCACACAGGTGGTGTATTTGACCTAGTAATACTAGATGAGATACATTTGCTGTCAGAAGCACAAATAGAGGCTGTAAAGGACCTAAAATGCATCAGTGTGCTTGGTTTAACTGGTACGCTATCTAGCTATACAGAAAAAACACTTAGAGAAGAGCTTGGACTGAATGTATTAGCTGAATATCCTATTGAGCAGGCTATTGAAGAAGGTGTTATAACAGACTATGAAATCACTGTAATTACCACTCCTTTAGATGATGTAATAAAATACAACTACAAAGGTAAGTGGAAAACTGAAAAGAAGCAATTTGATGCGTATGGCTGGGTGATAGATCAGATGGAAAGACAAGGTAAGGCAACTATGTTCTTACGTTTAGCCAGAATGAGAATCATACAAAACAGTGTAGCAAAGCTTCGTTTAACTCAGAGACTACTACAAAAGCACAAAGATGAGCGTGTATTAGTATTCTGTGGTGTTACTAAAACAGCTGATGAATTAGGTATACCTGTATATCATAGTAAAGCAGGAGATAAAGAAGTGTTTGAAGACTTTGCTAATGGTGAGGGTAATCACCTTGCTGTTGTAAAGATTGGAAACACTGGTGTTACGTATAAACCACTTAACCGTGTGATTATCAATTACTTTGATAGCAATGGTGAAAACCTAGCACAAAAGATTAATAGATGCATGGCTATGGAGTATAATACACCAGACAAAAAAGCACACATATACATAGTGTGTTCCACGGAAGAAGTGGAAAAGAAATGGCTCAACAAAGCGTTAGAGTTCTTTGACAAAAACAAAATAAAATACATATGAAAATAGAATTAATTGAAGAAACTTCCATAGGAAGTGGTACTATGTTTTTAGTAAAAATTGATGGTAATAATATTAAATGGTTTGCAAATAAAGATACTGCAGAAGCCTTCTATTTATCAGTTATAGCTAATCCAGAAATATTAAAATCTAAAACAAATATTTTGAAAACTGATGAAATTAATGTATCTTTGGACGAACAAAACAGTTAAAATATGTCAAGCAAATTAATTGGTATTGTGGGTGCCACTGGTACAGGAAAGTCCACATCAATCAAACATTTAGATCCAAAAGAAACGTACATCATCAACGTTGCTAAGAAAGAATTACCTTTCAAGGGAGCAGAGAAATTGTATAATTTGGAGAACAAGAACTACAAAGAGGTAGATGATGCAATTGAAATCACAAAGTTATTACGAGTGATTTCAGATAAAGCTCCTCACATCAAGAACATCATTATTGAAGACTCTAATTACATTATGGGATTCAATATTGTATCTAAAGCTACAGAGGTTGGTTTTACCAAGTTCACTCTAATGGCTAGAGATATGGTGGAATTATTCAGAGAAGCAAGACGCTTACGTGATGACTTAAAAGTGTTCTATTTTACACACCCTGAGACTATTGAGGACGGTGGTGAGATTATAGGATACAAGATTAAGACAGCAGGTAAGTTGATTGATAATCAGATTGTTCTTGAAGGTTTATTAACTGTGTGCTTATACACACATGTTGAAGACAACAAAGATGGCTCAGCTAACTATAACTTCTTAACTAATCGTTTTAGAAAGTATCCAGCTAAGAGTCCAGATGGTATGTTTACAGAAGTAAAGATTCCAAACAATTTACAATCAGTTGTAAATGCAATAGACGAGTATTATAATTAATCATAAACAAAAACAGAGAAAACAATGAGTAACATTGGAGGCAAAAAAAGAGAATCGCAACAGTTTGACAACAAAGAGTTTGCGAAAAAAGTAGGTTTATTTGAAGCTGAAGTAGTTTCAATCAATCCAACTATGGAAGAGTACAAGGACATTCTAGGAATGGAATTGAAAGAAGACAGTAAAGCTGTTGAGTATCTAAGTAAGAACCAAAATGGTAACACTATTTTACGTGTAGATGTTTGGTTAGAAGAAGTTAAGAACAAAGATAAGTTCAAGGTGACTTTCTTCTTAGAAAACAAAGAGAAAGAAAACAAAGATGCTACTAAGAAGCAGTATATTAATGCTGTAGGTATGTGTTCTTGGGCTGATGACGTAAACAACTTACCAACATGGTTCTCAGGTAGAGAATACCGTGTAGCTTATGTAGGTGAAGAAGATCTTTATAACTTCTTACGTACGTGGTTAGGTAATCTTGACTTACGTGATGCTGAATCTACATTACAGATTGAGTGGTCTAAGTTAATGAAAGGTAATGTTAAAGACTTAAAGAGTCAAGTGGGTGGTGAATACGCTACAAACGTAGTTGCATTAGCCGCTATCAAAACTGTAGAGAAAGAAGATGGTCCTAAAGAATATCAAACTATCTTCAATAAAGCATTCTTACCTGCATATGCATTAAAGAACTTCAGATTACTTGATTATAGTGCTTCTGATAACTTGAAAGCAATACGTGCTAAGAAATCTAAAGATTTGAAACCTCACGAGCGTTTTGTAATTAACGTTACAGGCGAGTATGGTTGTAAAGACTTTTATACATTAAAAGACTTGAGAGACTATAACTCTGATGACAATCTGGTAGCATCTGATAAGGTGATTGCTGAAGATGATGGTGACTATTAAAATATAAATCCTCAACAAAAGCCTCACAGAAATGTGGGGCTTTTTTATTAAACATGAATCATGATTAAAGGAGTAAAGAAGACAAAATTGTCTATAGAAGCGGTGCTCAGCAAGATATCTGAATATGATATATTTAGATTCTATATGCCAGATCATGATTGGAAACTTAATAGGGTTACATATTCTCCATTTAGGAAAGAGAATAATCCATCATTTGTTATTGGTAACAAACTTGGTTACATATCATTTATAGACTTTGCTGATACAAGCTTGCGAGGTGACTGTTTTAACTTTGTACAAAAGCTGTTTATGCTACCAAACATGATAGACACACTAAAGCTTATAGATAAAGACTTTGGGTTGGGCATCAGTGATGGTAGATCTACAGAAGAGTATAAGAAGATAGTTTCTGAATACAAGCAGCCTCAGATAGAAAAGAGATACTCTATCATCCAGGTGAGTACCAGGAAGTTCACTAAAAGAGAACTTGAGTATTGGAATCAATATCACATAGACATTCAAGACCTTAGAGATAATAATGTATATGCTATAAAGAATGTATTTCTTAATAAGAGCAAGTTTGCACTTAAAGATGAAGAAATGACATTTGGTTATCTATATGAAGGACAATATTGGAAGGTATATAGGCCATTTGAAGACAAGAAACACAAATGGATTCCTAATAATGTTCCAATCACCGTAATGGACGGTAAAGAAGATATAATTAACTGCAGCGTAGCATTTATCAATAAGAGTAAGAAAGACTATATGGTGATGAAAAAGATATTTCCATGTAGCTGTGCTGTACAGAATGAAGGTATAGGTTGTTTCTCAGAAGAGAATGTAGAATACCTAAAAGCTAATTCTGATAGCCAGATATTAAGTTTTGACAGTGATGTCACAGGTGTAGCAAACTCACAACAGATTACAAAACTGTTTGATTTTGGTTATGCTAACGTCCCACGTAAGTATTTAGCTGAAGGGATAAAAGATTGGGCAGATCTTGCAAAAGTCCACGGATTAGAAACAATAGAAAAATATTTAAAAACTAAACAGTTATTATAATGGAAGTTTATAACACAACAAAAGAGTTAATTCTCAACACACCAGTTCCTGTACAGACAAGAACTTATAAGCCTGTTTCACATGGTCAATTAATAGACCTTACATTAGATGGTATTAGCAAAGCTGGTTTCATTTTAGATAAACAAACATATTCAGCAGCTGCTAATGGACAAATTGCTAACGGTAGATTCTCTATCAGTAACGTAGCAGATAGTGAAATGCAATTACAAGTTGGTTGGCAGAATAGCTATAACAAGCAACTTACATTAAAGTTTGCTATTGGTACACGTATATTAGTATGTTCTAATGGTTGTGTATCAGGTGACTATGGTGCATTCAAGAAGAAGCACGTTGGTGAAATTCAATCATTCACACCACAGGCTATTGGAGATTATATCAAGACAGCTGCAGACTCATTCAAGTTGATGCAAACTCAACGTGAACAAATGAAGCAAGTGGAAATCACTAGACGTACAAAAGCTGAGTTGATTGGTAGAATGATGATTGAAGAACAGTTCATCCAGTCTACACAGATGAACATTATCAGCAGAGAGATGAATAATCCTACACATGATTATGGTGCACCTGATAGCTTATGGGAGTTGTATAACTACACCACCTTTGCTATGAAGGAAGTACATCCAGGTTTATGGATGGAGAGTCACATCAAAGCACACAAGTTCTTTAATGATTATGCATATGATGTAACACCAATGGATTATGAGCAAGGAGAAATAGTACTTAATCAATTATCAATATTTTAATATGAATTGGGAAAAATTTAAAGATCAGTTTCATGAGTCTTGGCACTTAAAGATGAGACCATTTATTGAGAGCGAAGCTTGTGATGAAATCTATAAATTTCTTAAGTCAGAGAGTCAGAGGGGCAAGAAAATTGCTCCTCTGTCTTCTAATGTCTATAGATGTTTTATGGAGACTCCACTAGATGAGCTAAAGATTGTAATGATGGGTATGGCTCCATATCATACACTTAAACAAGGTTCTCCTGTAGCAGATGGTTTATTAATGGGCTGTTCTACCACTGGTATATTACAGCCTTCATTAGAGCAGTTCTATGGGGCAATTGAAAGAGAAGTGTACAATGGACTATGTGCCTATTGTGACAAGACTAATCCAGATGTAAGCTATCTAGCTCACCAGGGTGTATTGATGTTTAATGCATCTCTAACCACTGAGATTAACAAAGCAGGTAGTCATATCAAACTATGGGAACCATTCACTAAATATGTCATAGAGGAGATTTTAAATCCTCAACAAGTTCCTTATATATTCTTAGGTAAAGATGCTGCACAGTATGCTAGATATGCAAATCCATTTGTATGGAGTTTCACAACTACACACCCTGCATCAGCTAGCTATAAGAATACAGAATGGGAATCTGGAGATGTATTCAGAATGGTAAACAAGGTGATTAAAGACAACAATAATTTTCAAATTGAATGGTTAGATGGTACACCATTTTAAACAAAAACAATTATGTATAACGTAAAAGTAGGTGGAGATATCCACAAAGGTGATTTAGTAGCCATAGCTAATGGTAATGATTTTAGTGTTGGTATATATTATGGTCAAGGAAGAGGTGGTACATTTCAGTACTTTACACCTTCAGGAGTAGTTGAGTCTAAAAACTGGTGGGAAAAATCCCATAAAGATGCACAATATAATGATTTTGAAAAACCTTGGAAACTCACTAGAATTTGGAAGAGTTATGTAAATACACCAAGGGACACAAGAATTCTCAAATTAAATAGAGATAACATTACAGAACAAGTAGACATAGAAAACATTATTAAAGCAAAAGAAATCCTTAAAGAATTTAACATAGAAGTAAACTTTTAATTATGATCTTAGAAAAACAAACAGAAGCACACATCCTCCAAGACGGAGAGTCACAGGAAACTGTGAAAATGTCATTAGACTTAGATTCTGCTCAAGTATTGATGCAGATGTTAAGTAAGAATCTATATTCAGATTCAGTAGGCTCTACTATCAGAGAATGTGCATCCAATGCACTAGATAGTCACAGAAGAGCTGGGAGTGACAGACCTATTATTGTCTCATTTAAGAGAAATAATCAGGCAGATACATATGAATTTGCTGTTGAAGACTTTGGTATTGGTTTAGATGCAGATGATGTAGTTAACATTATCAGTAAGTATGGTAAATCAACCAAGCGTAATAGCAATACAGAGTTAGGTATGATGGGCTTAGGTTTCAAAGCTCCACTAGCTTACAGTTCTAGCTTCTACTTTGTAGCTAGAAAAGATGGTATGGAACGCAAGTATATGATGTATGAAGGAGAAGATACAAATAGTATTGACTTGTTGTACGAAAAGGCTACAGAAGAGCCAAACGGTGTTAAGGTGATTGTACCTGTAAACTATTATGATAGACACAGTTTCACTCAAAAGATTAAAGAGCAATTAGCTTATTTTGAGAATGTATACTTTGATGTAGATAATAGCATCAGTTATGCTGTTAGTAATGATTTCACAATTCATAGAGCTGAGCATTTCCAATTCTCTAGTATAGCTACTAACAATTACATGCATTTATGTTTGGACAATGTTAGCTATCCAATTGACTGGGAGAAGCTTGGTATTGAAAGGATTAATATCAAAATAGCTTTACGTTTTAGTCTTAGTGATGGATTGTTTCCTACACCAAATAGAGAGGCTATCAGATATACACAGGAAGCTAAACAAGTTATTCTTAAAAAGCTAGCTCAGGTGGCAGATGTATTCATGGAGAAGTTCAATGAATCAATTTCTGATAAAGCTGATATTAATTCTATTATGAGCTTTTATGGAGATAGACGTAAATCTTTACCAAGCTTTTATAGAAAAGAAGAAGATAGAATTGAGATTGACGAGCTTCTTAAGTATGCAACTATTCCTTTAAAACAACCTAAACTTGAAGGTGTAGAGTTGTTAGATCTTAAGAGAATGGCTGAGCATAACAAGGAATACATGTTAGCTGAGTATCAAATAAAGTTTAGATACCAAGGAAACAGATTCAATAATGCTAAGAATTATTGGGGTGGTAACCTAAGAATTCAAGACATTGGTTCTTACAATGCTGGTAATGTTTATCTATTCTCTGATAGACTTGCTAAGAATAAGCAAGATTACATGAGAAGCTTACTTGGTGATAGCAGCAAGTGTCACTTATTTGTAAAAAAAGAAAAACCTTTTCAATTAATGAAAGGTGAATCTGTTGATTACAATAAGTATTATCATTCTATTCTAAGTCTTAAGAACTATCCAAAGAGTCAATGGAGACAACTCATCACAGAATTCCAGTATGTAATTAGTTTATATTCTAAAGATTTTATTGATGTAGATGCTATTGAGATTCCACAGACATGGATAGATGCTCAGAAAGCTAAAAGAATGAAGGTGTTATCTAATCCTGTAACAGTGAATGGTATTAAGAAGGTTAGAATGAAAGGTGAATTCTCTGGTAAGGTTGGTACCAAGACAGAGATTACATATTCTGATAGATATTCTAAGTTTGTTCCTACAACATTTAAATTAGAAGATGTTCATAAAGTTAATAAACTGCATGTATATACTAAAGAAGAACAAAGAGAGAAGCTAGATAAGCTTTGGTCTGTATTTAGTGACCAAGCAAACTTTGTTATTGTTGCACAAGCTACAATAGATAACTTACAGAAAGCAGATTTACATAACTGGATAACATTAGAAAAATTTATGGAAGGTAAAAACAGACCATTTAGAACAATGGCTACACAACTTCTCGTTGAGAAGATGGTAAACACTTATAGTCAAACTTTTAGAAGAACTGAGATTGTTAAACAGATATCTACAGATCTTTATGATAAGTTAGAAGTGATAAGACAATATAGTAATAAGTATGCTAGACCTTATTGTGACAGTACAACTAAAGAAGCAATTTTAGAATTAGCTTTAGATCAAAACTTGTTTGATCAGGAGATACTAGTAGTGTACAAGCAGGTGGAAGAAGTATTTAAAAAGCTCACGTTCTTAAATCCATTAATGGGACAAGTAGGTTCTTATTATGGTGGATTAGATAAAGACTTATTAAAAGCGTATGTTGATCTATTTAAATATAATAAACACAAGGTGAACCTTGAGCACTACACAATAAAGCTCAATGAGGATGCATCCTTGGAAGAAGTATTGACAGAAGACACAATTGAAGAATTACAAACAATTTAAAAAACAAAAAACATGTTAAGTCTAAAATGGTTTAAAAGTGCTATAGAACGCACAATTGAAAAAGTAGTAGAAAACAAAATTGAACAAGCGTTCAATGAATTAGATAATGAAGAGGGGGCTCAAACCCTTTCTTCTCCTTATCAATGGAGTTCAACCACTACAGAAAATACAACATTACAAAATAAGCCTTATCTAAACATTAAAATGGTTAATGATACATTGACTATTGTAATGAATGATGGTAACATTATTACTAAATCTCCAGCAACTTCTGATGATTTCAATCTTGCTAGAGGATGTACAACAGAGGCTTGTTTATTTGATCTTGTTAGTACGCAGGAAGTTAAAGATGCAAGAAGAAAAGCTGAAGCTGAGTATGAAAAAGCTAAGGCTGTTCAAAAAGGTGCTGAATTCCTAGCTAAGTTTGATGATTTTGAGATGAAACACGGTAGTTTATATCTTAAAGGAATCAATAGAAGCATTCCACCTTTGATGGTAGAAGAGTTCTTAGAAATCATTGGTAGTTATTCTTTTAATGGAATGGCTGATATAGATGAAATGAATGCTCTTGTAATAGAAGATGAAGAGTATCAAGCACTTAAGCGTTTCTTTATGTGGTGTTGCTTGAATCCAAGAGCTGAGGTTGCTGATAAGTTATATAACTTCTTAAAGAAGAATAGCTTTAGCATCACTAAGCAAGGATTCTTTGTAGCTCTTCGTAATGTTGTTACACTTCATGGATCTACTGAGCTTGTACACTTTGTAAGTAATGCTTACAATAAAGTGAAAGCTGTATGGAAGAAGAAGCCTGATGATTATTTAGTGTTCTTAAAGGACGGTGAATACAAAATGGTTGCTAAATCTATATTTGAAGAACTAGAGCCATGTACATTCTGTGATGGTACAGGATATGTTCCTTATCATGAAGAAGATGATTGGTTTGAAGGATATACTAATTGTAACGATGGTGATAATGTAGAGTGTCCAGAGTGTTCTGGTTCTGGTACAGTGTACAAGAATTGTGAGTCTCAATATGGTGAAGAGATTGGTAACTTAACTGAGTTATATCTTGATTTGCCTAATAGAGCAGAGAATAGATTCACAGATGCTCATACAAGAACATTTGACATCCGTATTGGTAGACCAGTAAACATGCCTATGGAAAACTGTAGATGGAATACTGATGATTGTGGTGCTGAAGGTTTACACTTTACCAGTGATGAGATTCATTATGTAGGTTGTGGTGATACGAGCGTTCTCGTACTAATCAATCCAATGAAGGTTGTAGGTATTGGTGAGTCTAAGGGTAGATGCTATGAGTATTTACCAATTATGACTGTGCCACGTGAGGAAGCCACAGAAATCTTACATGACTTAGACTTTGATACATTACAATTAGATGAGTCTTATGCGATTCGCGAATTGCAAAACTTGGCTGAGAAAGCTAAAGAAGGATTCACTGCAGAAGCCAAGAAGTATGATTTCAATTTACCTGCTTTATCAGCTGTAGAAGTATATACAATTGTTAGAAGTCTTGATGAGATTAAAGAAGAAATTTCAGGAAGAATCGTTACAATTGATTAAATTTGTAATCCCTGGGGACTTTGTCTCCAGGGGTTATTTAAAATTAAAGTATGATAAAGAAAAAAGCAAACAAAAGAAAGCCTGCTGCTCCTAGAAAACCAAGAGTTCCTAAAACTAGGAATGCTGGTACTATGACAGAGTCAGGATTCTGGAGTTTCATTAGAAGTGGATTGAGACAGAAATCTAGATGGTGGAAACCTATTAGTGAATGTAAATTAAAAGCTCGCAGACTCTATAAAGGTCCCAGCAAGAGACAAAAGTTTGAATATCAATGCAATAGCTGTAAATTATGGTTTCCAGAGAAACAAATCAACGTGGATCATATTTGCCCAGCAGGAAGTCTGAATTCTGCACAAGACCTTCCAGGATTTGTAGAAAGATTGTTCTGTGAACAAGAAAACTTACAAGTGCTATGTGAAGAATGCCATAACATTAAAACAAAAAAAGATAAAGATGAAAGAGATTAAAGTAAAATCAGAATTTGGGGGAAGAGTTCATCTCCGTGACTTTGAAGTACAGAAGTCTATTGATGATAACGAACCAATCAAAATTAAATATGGAATTGACTTTATGGTGTTGACACCAGATGAGTTAGTTAGTAAACGTACTTATACATCAAAAGATAAGTATAAAAGTAAAATAGGTGGTCCAGATTATTTCTTATATGGATATAAGTGGGACCCTGAAGAAATAGATTATTAATATGGAAAATGTAGTTACAGTAAAAATTAACAGAAAACCATCCTTCACTGAAATATGGTATGAAGGATCTGTTAACCATGACGGAAAGGATTACATGTTCTGGCTTATCAATCCTAGGGGACTTGATGACCAAGGACGTGAATATGAAATGGAAGTAAGGTGGTGGTTTAAACAAGTGCCTAGAGAAATTAGGGCAATGAGTGAAAAAATTATTAATGACTTTAAACAAAATCAGCATGATTAGCGGACAAACAAAAACAGAAGCTCAGTACAGAGCAGTTAAGATGGACAGTAGTTCAAGCTTAAAAGAATTCTCTCAGAATCGTAAGAAGTACCACAAAAAGTATATTCTTAATGAACAAGTAGAAGATGAAGATAGTAAAGCTGCCGTTACAGGTAGAGTGGTTGAGACATTATTGTTAGAACCAGAAGAGTTTGACAGTCGTTTCCACATGTCAGTTGTTAGCAATGCTCCAACAGCTATGATGTTAGATTTCGTAGAAGCATTGTGTAAACACACACTTGCTTGTACTAATGAAGATGGTGTAGTTACAAGAGCATTTGAAGAATTAACTAGAGATGCACATGCTGATTCTGGATTCAAGATTAAATTAGATGCTGTACTTGGTAAATTCTTAGGAACTGATGCTGAGGTGTATTTCAAAGAAATGGTTGAAGTGAGACGTAGAGGATTAACTGTTGTTACAATGCAGGAAGTAGATAATGCTACAAAGATTGTAGAAGAGTTAAAGACTAATGATTTCACAGCTCCTATTGTAAACTTGGTTAAGAGTTCTAGATATGATGTACATAATCAAATACAAATTGAAGGATATAGTGTAGATGAACATTTGTTTAAATCTATGATGGATAAAGTAGTTATAGATCATGAGAAGAAAACAATTCAAGTTTATGACTTGAAGTGTACTTGGTCTGTAGAAGGATTCTTTAAAGAATACTATTTATATCGTAGGGCTTATATCCAAGGATATTTGTATTGGAGAGGTATAAGACATGCCTTTGCTGATTTAATGCGTGAAGGTTATGTAGCATTGTATCCTGCCTTTATTGTATGTGACTCTACAAACTATACAGCTCCATTAGTGTATCAGATGTCTGATATAAACATGAACGATGCTGCTAATGGATTTGAATACAAAGGAACTCAATATCCAGGTGTTGCATCTTTAATAGAAGACCTTAAATGGGCTGTTGAGAATAACAAATGGAATGTGTCTAGAGAAAACTATTTAAATAATGGTGTAGTAAAATTAGGTTAATGGAAATAAAAAAGACCATAACCAGTATATTCATTGTCCCCACGCTTAGTATTGGAAAAGAAAAGCTGGTGGACAATGGATTTATTAACGGTTATATAAAAGATGGTGAAAGAGAAGTGCAATATGATAATTCTATTTATATTCTTTTTAAACCAGAGAATCTAGATAAGTTTAAAGAATTTCTAGATGAAGAATATGAGCGTACTAAGTCTATTATAGATGATTATGACTATGAAGATGGTTATGTTGTAGTGGTGTATCAGCTTAATTCTAAATTAGATAAAGATATTGAACTAATCAAACAAGGTAAATATTCTCAAACTTCTCCTAAATTTCAAGAAATATTTCCTAAAATTGTTAAGCTAAAGAGAAATGGTCTATTAAAAGACGAAGTAAGTCTTCAATATAGAATATTTAATAAAACAAAAGACTTAATACAATTTTGGGAAGATAAGCTTGATATTGAATTTGATGATTCATATGAAGTTTGGGATGGGTTCTTTGAAGAAAATGAAACTCTTAATTTAGATAAACTTAAAGAAAATGTATAATCATGAAGTATTAGAAAAGCTCGTTAACCAATTTGGTGAAGAAGCTACTATCCTCTTCTGCAAAATGGAGAGTGTAAAGAATGGTATGCTTTTTGATAGTGTAGAAAAAAACAAACAACACTATCCTGAGCCTAACGAATGGTCTTATGAAAGAGACTGGTGGAAAGAAAATGGTAAGAAATTAGAATCACGTAATAAATGTATAAACTATGAGTAGTCAAGAATTATTAGAGAATTATGGCAAAGCAGCCAATGTAGTTAAAGATTTTTATTTAGCTAAATTTATAGAGTCTATGGAGGATTCAGAGAATCTACCAGAAAACTTTAAAGATTTTGCTAAAGAGCAGGGTATAGATAATGATACCGTGTCTAAAATGATAGATGCAATGCCTAGAGCGTTGTTTGATGCATTTGATGCACATAAGGTGTACATCCAAATCACTGTAGATCTTGAGAACAATTGTTTTAGATGGTCTTTTGATGGGGGTCATGTAGAAAGTAATGATTATACATCTAGAAAAGAAGCTGAAACTGCAGCTATTGAGCAAGCATTTGAAATCTTAAACAATAAGTTATGAGTGACCAAATAGTATTGGAGGTAATAGAGAAGTACGCTAAACGTAGCGAGATAGGTATAGCCAAGTATGGCACCACTCTAGAGACCAACAATAAAGATAACTATCTTAAGCATCTCCAGGAAGAATTGATGGATGCAACCCTGTATCTGCAAAAGATGATGGACCAAAACAAGGAAATAACTAAGTTGGTTAAAAATCATTCAAATGACGCAGAATTAGGACACAAAATAAGAGAATTGATTAGATAGAATTTTCTAATTTTCTTGGTTTATAGAAATGGGGGTTGTACATTTGCAACCCTCATTTTTTTACATATATTAAAACAAACAAACATGGATTTAGGATTAGATGCCTTAGGAAAGATTACAGTGTTTAGCAAGTACGCTAAGCACAATCCCCAGCTACAAAGAAGAGAGACTTGGGATGAAATAGTGGATAGATATCAAGTGATGATGGTCAAGAAATATCCTAAATTAGAATTAGCAATTGTTGAAAGTGCTAAGTTCATCAGAGATAAGAAGGTGTTACCTTCTATGAGAGCTTTACAGTTTGCTGGTCCAGCAATGGAAGTGAATAATGCTAGAGGTTATAACTGTGCTTACTTACCAGTAGATAGTTTATATAGTTTCAGTGAGACTATGTTTCTATTGTTAGGAGGTTCAGGTGTAGGCTTTTCAGTACAAAAGCATCATGTAGAGCAGTTACCAGCTATTAAGAAGCAGGATACTTACAAACAACGTAACTATCTTATTGAAGATTCTATTATGGGCTGGGCTGACTCAGTAAAGATGTTGATCAAGTTCTATTTTGAAGGTGGTCCAAAGCCTAAGTTTGACTTTAGAGCTATCCGTGAGAAAGGAGCTAGACTAGTAACAGCTGGTGGTAAAGCACCTGGCCCTGAACCATTAAAGATTGCACTAGCTCACATTGATGCCATCATGGAACGTAAAGCAGATGGTAGTAAACTATCTCCTCTAGAGTGTCATGATATTATGTGTCATATTGCTAACTCAGTGTTAGCAGGTGGTATTCGTAGATCAGCTATGATTAGCTTATTTAGTCATGATGATGAGGAAATGATTACCTGTAAGTATGGTAACTGGTGGGAATTGAATGAACAACGTGGTAGAAGTAATAACTCAGCTGTTCTTAAAAGAGGAGAGGTAGGTGAAGAAGAATTCATGTCTCTATGGAAGAGAATTGAAGCATCAGGAAGTGGTGAACCAGGAATCTATTGGTCTAATGACCTAGATTGGGGAACTAATCCTTGTTGTGAGATTGGATTACGTCCATTCCAGTTCTGTAACCTATGTGAAGTGAATGTGTCAGATGTTGAGTCTCAAGAAGATCTTAATAACCGTGTAGCAGTGGCTGCATTCTTTGGTACATTACAAGCAGGATTTTATGACTTTCATTACCTACGTCCTATTTGGTCTAAAACAACTCAAAAAGACGCTCTATTAGGAATTGGTATGACAGGTATAGGAAGTGGAGAAATCCTTAAATATGACCTAGAACTAGTAGCTAATACAGCTAAGACAGTGAATAGAGATATCTCTGGATTAATTGGAACCAACGAAGCAGCTCGTATTACATGTATAAAGCCTTCAGGTACAACTAGTCTTGTGTTAGGTACAGCTAGTGGTATTCATGCTTGGCATGCTCCATACTATCTACGTACAATGAGATTTAACAAGAATGAAGCTATTGCATTATACTTGATGATTAATCATCCTGAGTTATGTGAAGATGATGTATTACGTCCTACAGATACAGTGTGTGTACGTATTCCAGTTAAAGCTCCTGAAGGTTCTATATTCCGTACAGAGTCTCCATTAGATACGTTAGAGCGTGTTAAGAAGTTCTCTACAGAATGGGTTAAACCAGGTCATATTAATGGGGCTAATACACACAATGTAAGTGCTACTATTTCTATTGCTGATGAGTGGAAAGAAGTGGGTACCTGGATGTGGGATAACAGAGAAACATATAATGGCTTATCTGTATTACCATTCTTTGGTGGATCATATCAACAAGCTCCATTTGAAGACATAACAGAAGAAGAATACAACAAACGTATTGCTTCTGTAAAAGAAATAGATTTAACAAAGGTTGTAGAGATGGATGACAACGTTGATTTTGGTCAAGTTGCAGCCTGTGCAGGAGGTGCTTGTGAAATCGCCTAATCTGTATTATCTGGACAAAGACAAGGTAGTCTTTACAGAAGAATACTTGAAAGAAAGGGGATTTTGCTGTGGCAACAACTGTAGGCATTGTCCATACACTAAACCTGTTAAAAAAGGTAACAAAAAATTAGAAAAAGAAAATAAATGATAATATTTGCGAATATATACGAATATATGCGTAATATTGCGTAACTGTTTTTGTTTAATGTGTGTCACAATATAACCCCTACTATTTCTATGGTGGGGGTTTTTTGTTGCAATTATCCAAAAAAGTTATGGAAATATCATACAATTTCAGTAAATTTGCTCTCAAACAAAAACAGTTAAATAATGGCTAAAGCAGCAAAAACAGTAGACAGCGGTGTCTCTAAATTCCAAGATGCTCTTGATAAATTAAACAAGGCATATGGTGTAGGTACAGTACTTACACTTGATTCAAAAGACAGTGGTGAGTATGATGTCATCTCAACAGGTTCTATTGGATTTGATTACATTACATTAGGTGTTGGTGGATTTGTTAAAGGTAAGATGTACGAACTAATGGGCTGGGAAGGTACAGGTAAGTCTACTATTTGTGGACACGTTGTAGCTGAAGCTCAGAAGAAAGGTAACAAGGTGGTTTATATTGATGGCGAGCATGCTGTTGATAAAAATTATTTTGAAGCTATTGGTGTTAACACTAGTGAGTTATTGATTGCTCAACCATCATGTGGTGAGGAAGGTTTTAACATTGCTATGGAAATGATTAACACTGGAGAAGTTGGTCTTATTATCATTGACTCAGATTCATCATTAATTCCTAAGAAACAATTAGATGGTGAGGTGGGTGATAGTACTATTGGTTACAAGTCTAGACTAAATAGCAATGCCTATCCAAAACTTAAATCTGCTCTATCAGAACATAATGTATGTCTTATTGTCATTTCTCAGTATAGAGAAAAAATTGGTGTAATGTTTGGTAATCCAACAACTACACAAGGTGGGCATGCTCTTAAGTTCTACAGTGATTGTAGAATTGAGGTGAGCAAGAGCTTAGCAAAAGATGGTGATGTAAACTATGGTAATATTACCAAGGTGAAAGCTATCAAGAATAAGATGTGTCCTCCGTACCAACTATCTCAGTTTGAGATTGTATATGGTACAGGTATTGATAAGCTTGATGAAATCATGACTCTTATCAATGATTTTGGTATTGGTAGAAAGTATGGTAAAACAATGACTATTGGTGAACATAAATATGATCTTGAACAATTTAAGAGTATGCTTACTGATAACCAGGAGTTTTATGATGAAATCAAAAAAGAAATTATTAACAAAATTAATCAAGTAGAAATTAAAACTGAAGAAGATGATACAAGTGAAATTTAAGAAAGTCAGCGATGACGTAAAAATGCCTATCAAAGGCTCTAAGTATGCAGCATGTTTTGATGTATATGCACATGATATCACATCTAATGCTAATAACAAGATTATAGTGGGTTTAGGTTTTAAAACAGAAATTCCTGTAGGATACAAAGGAATTATTGTACCTAGAAGTAATCTAACTAAGTATGATTGGGTATTAAACAACTCTTTTGGTATAATTGATGCAGATTACCGTGGTGAATGGAAAGCTGTATTTACATCATTAAAAGGAACTATAACAGAGAATCAATTTCCTTATGGTGTAGGTGAGAGAGTTGCTCAAATCTATTTTGAACCAGTTATGATTGCAGATCTTACGCAAGTACATGAGCTTGAAGAGTCTGAAAGAGGAGAAGGTGGATTTGGTTCAACTGGTGTGCAATAATGCCTACCTGTAAGACATGTGGTAAAAAATGTGATGGAGAATATTGTTTTCAGCACAAACCTAGAAAGCCTTTAGCTAAAAAGAATACTAAAGGTTGGGTTAGTAAAGATAATGCAGAAAAGTATGGAGAAGCACTTGCACGTGTTGTAGACATGCAAAATTTCTTTTTACAAATCTGGAAGAAAAGACAACATTTATCTGAGATTAGTGGGCTTCCCTTGGTTGGGGAGCCTCTCTCAGTATACTTTCACCACATATTGCCAAAAGAAAAATATCCTGAGGCTTCTTTGGATGAAGAAAATATCATACTTTTGACATTAGATGAACATTCTAATGTTGAAAATGACATGTATAAGTATGAAGAAGTTAATATTAGACGTGAACAATTAAAAAAGAAATATGAAATCTAAAATCTTATTATCTATTATTACAATAGCAATGTTATATTCATCATGTAAAAGTGCTGAGGATTTAACAGTTAAATATGAATTAGTTACACTTACAGGAGACACATTTGATATGGATGTAAAAGTTCTTATTACAGATGATACAGCTTTTGCTGCTAAATATGTAAGAGAAAATTTAGATAGTACTGTTACAAGTGAACAGTTTGATTGTAGAGGAATTACATTTCCTATAGTTGATGGTAAACCTCCAATTATATGGTTGCCATATCATTCTCCTGTAGCAATAATTAATCATGAATTATTTCACGTTACAGTGGAAATTATGACTTGGGCATCAGTACCATTTAATGTAGCCACAGAAGAAGTGTATGCATATGAATTACAACACTTATCACAGCAATTAGATAACCAAATAAATATAAACAAATGATTGCAACAGCATGGGACAATGTTCCAGAACAAGAATTAAAAGAACCTATAGTAGGTCTAGCAGGTAAATTACACATTGAAAGAATAGAACTTTCAAATAAAATTGAAAAGTTAAAAACTTTTATGACAATGAGTCCTGATTTTAAAAATGTAAATTACTTTCATAAACGTTTGCTAGATAGTCAATTGACTACTATGCAGAATTATGAAAACATATTAGTTCAAAGAATGACAGATTTAAATAACCCAGATAAAATTGAAAATTAAAATGAGCAATTTATTTTTTTACACAAGAAAAACAGAAGATGGTAAAATCTTCACAGACAGCTTTAATCTAGATAAAGTGATTAGATCTGTACAAGTTGATGACAACAAAGTGTTAGTCTTATTAGATGATGCACATGATCGTTCAGAAGATGTTCCAGATATTGATCCTAAGACAGGAAAACAAAGAGGAATTAAAAGACAACGTAATACATATTCAACAGAAATCAGTCTGTTTGATGAAGACATTACAAGATTTAACAGTTTAAATAATTAATCATGCCAAAGTTATTAGGAAATAGAATTTTATTAGAAATGCCGCCACAAGATGACAATAGTAAATTAATTGTGGACGATAACACTAAAGAAGCATTACAAAGAGAATTGCTTAATAAGATGTCTAAGTTAAAAGTGTTACAGGTAGGTACAATTGTTACAGAAATCAAAGCAGGAGACTATGTATTAGTAGATCCAGCAGCTTTAAACAAAGCTACATTGGTTCCAATCAATGAAGATGATGACCGTGCAATCTTAGTATCACCATTTGATATAATTCAAATCTGGTAATGAAATACAAAATTGTATTAAAAACTAGTCATAAGCATACTGACAGAGTAGATAACTGCCTTGAAACGTGGTTATCTGCTCTTGATTATGTATGTCTTACAGATAAACTCACAGGGAGACCTAATGAGATATCTTGTTCTGACAAAGATGATTATCAAAGCAATGAAGAGAAGACAGTCAACTTCATCAACCTGGTTAGGACTACTGACCAATTTGATGCATATGATTGGTTAGTCTTTATTGATGATGATGCCATACTTAACATTCCTTTATTTGAAGAAGTAGTTACATTCTTTAGTAAAGATGCTGTATATGGATATAGTATGAAAGGATCATATACAAAAGAACCTGAACTAGATTATCCATCTGGAGGATGTGGTTATTTTATATCTCCACAGTTAATTAAGAAGTGTCAACCTATGACTGTAAAAGGTTATGGGTATGAAGATGTTTGTATGGGCACATGGTTAAAAGAGAACCAGATAAAAATCTATGATAAGTTTTTAGATTCAAATGTTTTACATAAACTATATCTAAATGGTTGGTTTCCCTTTCAAAGATATTTCAATGACCTTTGGAAAGAAGGAGATAGTTATGTACCTAAGATGCTAGCTGAACTTACAGAAGAAGATGTTACCTTTTTATCTAAACATGTAACACACCATTACATAAGACATAAAAGCTTTATGAAATATTTACATACCCTTCTAAATGAAAAAAGCCCCAAATAGGGGCTTTTCTTTTACTCCCAGAAGGAGCAGACCTACAATACTGAGACTATAGGGGGGAATGACTCTTCTTTAAGACCACAGTTCTAGAAACTGGAGGATCAACCTGAGCGTGCAGTTCTTATGGGATGCAGGAGAAGACAATTATTTTGATAATCTCTTCTGCTTCATAGGAAGCATAGGACTCTTTCTTTGTAACTTTGTATCAGACTCCTTCATATAATTACCATTGATTGGTTTAGGAGCTGGTACCTTTGGTGCCTTACGAGGTGCACCTGATTTTTTAGCTTTGCCAGCAGTCATATTACTTGCAGCCATACTTGCATTTTTTCATAGGTCCACCATTTTTCATTTTAGTAGCACCTAATTGTTTATCTTTCTTTAAAACAGCTTTACCTTTAGCACCTGCTAATGTTCTCTTTTGAACTTTAGTATAAGCACCTTTAGGATCTACAGGACCAACACGCTTATTAGAAGCATTTAATCCAGATAGACTACCACCAGATTCAAACTTCTTATTTTTACCGCCATTCTTTTCTTTCCTCATGTCCATCATTAGACGCTCTCTCTTTTCTGCTGCATTATTCATGTTCATCATAAGGTTTGCACGAGGGCTTGCAATATCTTTACCACGTTCAATACGATCAGCTTTTCTAGTCATGCGTCCAGCTACTTTTTCAGCTCTTTCTGGATTCTTTTCTGCAATTCTACCAAGTCTTTTGTATTGACCTGTTCTAAGCCCATCTTCAGCTTTCTTTATTTTCTTTATAGTTGCCATTTTATTTCTTTTTAATAGATTTCTTAATCATAGCACCTTTCTTAGCAATAACACCACGACCTTTTAAAATATCAGCCTTAGTGATTTTACCATCTTTGTTTAAGTCAGGAAATGAACCACCAGATTTAGCTTTTTTAACTGGTCCGCCATTTTTCTTGTTGTCATACATGTTGTACTTTCTAGGAACACCTATACGTTTCTCAACAGCACCTTCAATAGAATCAGCTTTTGCTTTATTGGATTTTCTTTCTTCTACTAATCCTTTTAATCCTTTTGAACCTAATTTAGGAAATGCTGAACGTAATGAATCTGCAGTTTTAAAAGAACTTTTAGTATAAGCTGAATTTTCTTTTGCTTTAACAGCTGATGAGTTTGAAGCCTTCTTAAAAGCATCTATCAATTTACCGTCTTGGGCTTTCTTCATTTTTTTAACAGTTGCCATTTTATTTATTTTTTAGTTTTAGCGTTAATTTTTTTCTCTTGTTTTAACATAGCAGCTGTAGGTTTTTTACCTGAGCCTTTGTTAGCACGAATGTTGTCCCATAATCCTCTTTTAGAATAAGAACCATCAGCACGTTTCAACATACCGCCTGCTTTCATTTTCTTTTTAGGAGCTGCTTTTGCTTTCTTTATTTCAGCTTCTGAGAAGTTAGAAATCGCTTCTTTGAAAGGATTGTTTTTAATAGCAGGATTCTTTTTAGGAGCATATTTACCAAGACCAGCTTGTCTGTCTAAAGCATCAGCCATTCCAGCTTCATGCTTAGCCATATCTTCTTTCTTATATAGTCTATTAGTCATTTCACCACGGACATATCCTTTAGGGACATCTTTACCGTTTTGAGCTTTTACAGCTTTTTTTACCGTTGCCATAATATTATTTTTTTAACAATTCCATTTTCTTAATGCTAACGTTTTTCTTGTTGGTTCACCGTTAGGTTTCTTTGCAGGTCCTTTAACTCCTGACATTCTAGCACAGAAAGACTTACGTCTTTTAGCATCCTTAGATCCAGCTTTAAGTTTAGAAGGTTTAGTAGTAACAGCAGTTTTTAGTTTACTTCCAGGATTAGCAGCTCTATAGCTTGCTACACCTTTAGCATTCAATCCTCCTTCAGGATTCTTTCCTTCCTTACGAGTCCAAGCAGGAGTACTACCACCAGACTTCATAACCTTTTTAACTGTAGCCATGGCTATTTCTTTTTGCTTTTATAATTAGGATTATCTCTGTGCCATTTCTTAACAGATGCAACACCTTGTTTAACAGTTTTAGCTCTTGACTTCTTTGTGAGATTAATTTTATCCCATTTACCAGCAGAGGGACCAGCTGTATGATCTACAACTATATCCCCCTTATTGCCTATACCTTTATCAACTTTCTTTTTAAACACTTTGTGTGTTTGACCACCAGCTTTAACAACCTTACCACCATCCTTTAATGATGTACCATCTTTTTTAATTAGATGACCATTAGGAACAGGAGTTATATTACCACCAGTTCTAAGAACACCCTTACCTACATAAGCTGTAGCTTTTTGAGGATTCCAAGGACCAGCTTTTTTAATAGTTGCCATTACTTACGTTTCTTAGCCATTGCCTTGAATGTTTTAGCTAATGCCTTTCTTTTAGGAGTGCATGTAGCTTTGGTCATTGGAGTGCAATAACCCTTATGTTTAGGGTTAACAGCACCTTGTATCCAATTTTTCTTAGCAGTAGCCATGATGATTATTTTATAAACTTGCTTTTGGAGCTTCAGGAGCTTCTACAATAATACCAATTTCAACATTTCTTGCTAAAATAGCTTCTACTTTATCTGCAGTTTCTGCAGCTAAAAATAATGCTTGTGCTTCTTGAGTTGATGTAACACCACGTAAAGCATTTAAGATTGCACCAAACTCTGCACCAGAAACTACAATACTAACATCACCAGCCCATGTATATTTCTTATTAGGGTCAAATTTTGGAGCTTCTTGTCCAACTTCTTGAATTTCTTCTGACATAACTTTATTTTTTTGGTTTAATAGCGAAGATATGTATTTACTACGAATCTTCCAAATTTATTTCAAATGTAATAGTAGATGAATTTTTAATACTTTTAGATAACTCTAGTCTAATTTTAAACATATTATGAAACTTCAATAGCTCCTGTAAAAGAGACTCAGTGTATTTTGGTACGCTAGGAGCCAATCTAAAATGATATGAGCGAGGATTTTTAACTATCTCTAATGTAGACAGCTCATCTATTGAATCAATAATCCCCTCAAGATGTGCAAAATAAATCATTTCATTGTCTTGCATTATCTTGGGGAAATACTTTTTATTAATTTGCATTAAGACAAGGTTAATAAGTATTTGGTTTTTGCAGCTTCACCAGACAACGCATCTGCTAGATTTGCTATATCGTGATAGCTATTTGCTTCAGCATAGCTTTTTAAAGAGGATGCAAAAGATAAAAGATTTGACACACATTCATTCCCTGTACAATTTGTAAGAGGTTCTATCTTATATGGAGCAGGTCTTTTACCTGTATAACCCATAAGCTTCTCAATTACACCATCTTTAAAATCATGTACATAATCATACAATCCTCCTAGAGCTTGATGCTCAGCATAACTTTTTGTCTGCCAATGAGTTAAATGTAATTGCTCATGAAAATACGTAAGCTTCCCAGCTATTGTTTCCAAGTTTAATTCTCCTGATTTCATCATCTCATCAGGGAACAGTGATTTTGCCATTTTGTTTGGTTTTTATACTATTCAGGAACAGCAGTAGTGGTTGTAGTAGTAGTTGTAGGAACATACTCACAACATTCTGTTATAGCAATTTCATGCCATCTTCCAACTGTAGGCTTCTTTCTTCTAAAGATAAGACTACCTGCAACTACTCTGCCACTACCATCGTAGCGTACATAAGCTTTTAAGTTTTGATTACTTCCCATAATTTTGTTTTTTAATTACGTTAATAGTTTAGGTTATATTTTTGTTTTAATTCTAATAGTTTTTTAACATAGTAGTGTGTACCATGTTTCTTAGACTCATCACTAGTATGTACTACATACATGTGACTATCATCAAAAGGATTTTTACCTGTATGATATATTCCTTTGTAGAACGCAGGATATCCATACATTGTTTTAGCTGTTACTCCTGCATTATGAAAGAGTCCCAGTTTCTCCACCTTTTCAATTGGGTCTGTTGCCCAAGAGAAATCCATTTCAGGAATGTTCTTAGTTTCTTGGTCTCTTAACCAAAGGTTCCATAACACAGCCCACATATCTGCACACCAGCTTTGAAATCCTTTATCTTCGCTACCAAAGAACTCTTTGTTTATATGTTGAAGATAGCTACGAATAACAATACAGTCATTCATCACCTTCTTCCAGAAATTAGCATCTACATTCTTTAAGAAGTATTGAGCTCCTCCTGAATGTTCGTTGTTAGCTTCTGCTATTTCTCTATTGATTCCTATTAAGCTTGTAATCTCAGCTAGGACATCTCTAGTTTTGTATTCTTCCAGTTTAGCAGGAAGAACATCTTTTATTTTACTATCAAAATATGAAGCATTTATGTAGCTGTTTGTGTCAGACAAGTAGCAGACTTCATCGTCTCTATACTTCTCTACATCAAATTTATCTGTAAACAGAATATCACAGTCACAGTAGAACACTGCTTTGCTTATCATCTCAGGGTGTTCCTGAAAGTATCTCATCAAGACATATGGACGTAAAACAGGAATATAAACTCCTAAGTATTTACTTACATCTCCTGTGTCTTTATAGAAAGCAAACTCTGCTTCTGGATACAGATCAACTATCTTTTGCCATTTATCACTTTTTTCTCTAAAGCTAGGAGTGTATATTAACACAATTGCTTTGTCCAAGTGCCCAATTTCTTTTAAACTTTCTAACCAGGCATGTACTTGCCATGTATAGTAAGTGTCATCTGGCTGAGCACAGATAAATTTTAAATCCTTCATATGTAGTTATTGTTGGTTTAGATAAATGTATTTTATCTTTATGCTTGAAGACCAGCTAATAGAGCTTTCTTAGCATCAAGTTGAGCTTGTAATTCAGCTTCATAATCTGCTGGAGTCTTTGCTTCTTCTGCAGCTGCTTTTGCTGCAATAAGTGCATCAACTTGAGCCTTTCTTGCTTCTTGAATTGCTTTGTCTGTTGCTTCTATTTCTGCTTTTAACGTTTGTAAATTTGCCATTTTTATTTTATTTAAGGGGTTGTTGTAGTGGTAGTTGTGGTAGTTAAGCCTGCAGTGTTTTTAACTACAGCTCCAACTTGTCCAATCAACTGTTCCATTTGTTTTGATATAGCCCACAATTGTTGTGAAACTGGATCTTGCCCTATGGGTCTTGATGGTATTGCCATGTTATAAAAAATTAATTTTCAAAGATATGTTGTTTTTTACTATAACCAATGAGGTTTATGAAATTGGTATAACCAAATTAATTAACTCAACTCTAATCAAGTTAGTTATAGATTTTAGTTTAGAAATGTTTGTATATTGGTAGTAATACTACTTACCTTGACCTTTATATTTCTTTACTGGTTTATCTTTTGGACCTTGTGATTTAGCAGCTTTGCCACCTTTACGTTTTCCAAAAGTTACTTTTTGTGAGGATGATCCTCCTTTAGCCTTTGCCATGTTGATTTTTATCTTTTTATAGTGAAGAATTGTAATACTATAACACCAATCAGTACCATCTTTTGAGCAAACTCCCATCCACTATTGTCTTTAGCAACAGGGATACGCATATTTAACCTTTCATCATATCTTGCTCTATACTGATTTGTAACTGTATGCAAGCTATCATATGTTATTTTGTCTTTGCTTATAATACTGTCTTTTATATAAACATACGTCTTCAACGAATCAATTGTGGTTTGATTAGATTGAAACTTATCATTTATAGTGTTTGCCTGTTTTAAGGTCATTATCACCACAGAATCATTTCCTATCTTCTTAACGATTGGATACTGGCAATAACCTAAATTTGACACCAGTGTCACTAAGATTACTATCAAGTTTGCTTTTAACATCATTTAATTCAGATTTTAATGAACTAACCTCTGCTTTTAACGATACTATTTGGTTAACTGCTTGGTTTACTATTTTTGTTTGTGCTTTGGTAGCACCTTCTTGTACAACTGCACCAGCCTTATTGTTTTCTGAAACTTTGTTAAGTAGAAGTTCAAATTCCTTATCTTCCTTAGCTGTTCCATCAACTTGCTGAGCTGTACCAATTTGACATCCATATGCAAATAATACTAATATATATAATATATTTTTCATATTATTTAAGTTTTTTGATTGCACCTAATTGTTGTAGAGTTTGTAACTGAGTAGTAGTCACAGCCTTAGTGCTATCACTAACTCTTAATGCTTCTTGCACTTTATCTAATCTGGTTTCCACCTTTTCAATACGTACATTCTGAGAAGTTGCCTGCTCTTTAAATGTTGTACGAACATCTATATATAGGTATGAAATAGCAATAAGCACCAAGAAAAGGGTGCCTACTATTGGGTTTTTAGCAAACTCCTTAAACGATATAGGTAAAGGATTTGCTGATACATTTAAGTCTTTTTTTGCTGCCATTATATGCTTCCGTTTAATAAGTTATTGTATTCGTTGAAATGTTTGATACGATCAGGAAGACCAATTGTTCCACCATTAACACGCTTAGTCACCTTGGTAACCACAGCATCTGTAGCCCCCTCATCAGCAATCTTGTGTAATCCATTCTTATGGAAGAACCAAGCAGCAGATAATAAAGGATACTTTGTAGCTACAAGATCAGGAGTGGCAACAATATCATCCTCTACTGACTTATCAAAAGCTGTGTAGTTATCTTTACCAGTCAACTGGATGTAACCACGACCTCTAAATTTCCAACCTTCTCCACTAGCTTGAGGACCATTACCCATGCGATTAGCATAGACAATGTTAGCAATCTTTTCAGGCTTGCGTTCATACTCTTTAGCACTCACAGGAGTAAAGTATTTTTTAAAGATGCTCTGTAAACCAGCAGCACCGTAATTTAAGTTCTCTGAAACAGCTTTGAAGCCGCCAGATTCATGTCCACATTGAGCCAAGAAATGAGCTAAACGTAAAGGAGTATTGATCTCAAACTTCTCTTGTACAGCAGGGATTTGAGCAATCACTGTGTCAGGAATGTGTCCTTTTAATTTATCTAAATTCATTTTTTCTTTTTCTTTTTATGATTAACTTTTTCTATTTTCTCTTCAGAACCATTAACTACAGCTTTAACTTCTTTCTCTAAGCTTTTGATAGTTAATAATTTTTTAGCAAAAGACCCTTCACCAAAAAGGCTTTTGACAAGTTCAATAATTTTTTTCATGTGTTTTATTTAATTTTCCAATATGATTGAAAACCATATATAACTTGACTATTATTGTTGATTCCAATATTTAATCCAAATATTTTATCTTTTTTAGATTTGTATAGAAGCCCCCCTTGTAAAACATCTAAATTATTCTTATTACCTGCAATGCCTCCACCTATAAATAGAGCCCCTTTAAGAGGAGCATACTTAGTAATAGTGGTTGTTACAGTGATTGTAGGAATCTTATAGTTGTATTTGTAAGATCTATTTAATAACTCATTTTTATACACTGTATCAGCTACAGCTACATAACCTAATGTATCCAATTTCACTGTGTCAGCATAGACATTCTTAGCTAAGAACTCTGATACTAACGCTTCGTATTGAAGCTTAAGAATTGGATAGTTTGTGTCTGCTATATATTCTGGAGGAGTTGCAATAGTGTCATGTATTGTCTCTTTAATCTTTATCTTCTTAACAATCAATGAGTCATGAACTTCCCAGGCAGTGTCGTGGACAGTTACTATTTCAGACTTTTTGTCTATGTAAGTGCATCCATCGTTTTGAAAAAATATAAATGCTAGTAAAACAAAAATTATGACAGTAAGCAGTTTATTCATTATCTTCAGTTTGGTTCTTTTTATTGATAAACTTGTCTACAGAAGCAATTCCAAAACAAGCTATAGTTAGCACCTTGAATGAATCATATATGAATTCATTGACAACCAACTCTTTATGTAATGTACCAGTGATAATATCTGCCAAAGCAAACACCACCATAATTACAAAAGAAGCAAAGCCAATTACAGCTTTCTCATTGATTGTGTTATTATCATCAAATAGATCAGAAAAGAATTTCTTCATGTTTTTTATTTTTAATTGTTTTTTTATTAGGCAGAATAGCATAGCTTTCCATCTCTAAATCTGCAATAGGTAAATCAAAAGGAAGAGACGCTGTTTTCTTATAAACAAGTCTTTCTAAATTATCAATACGTGTCTTGTCTATATTAGACTGAGCCATCAAAGCTTTGACATCAGATTTGATTTCATTAACATCGTTCCAGATTAGAAGACTAACTATTGACACTAGGCTAGGAAATATCCAAACCTTAAATGCACTAACTTCTGAAACATTTTCTTGTTTTGTTGTCATGTTTTAAAATAGAAAATAGAATGCCTGTCCCCCTAATTGGGAGAAGATCATTCTATGTAGTTTATAAATAAAATTTTATTTCTTCAATCCGTACTTAATCCACTTGTACCAGAAACGTTCGTGAAGGTAATATTGAACAGGCTTGTAGATAAGCTCAGCTACCCCAAAGGCAGCTCCCACCTTGATAGAATCACTGATCCACCACATTATTAGGAAACCTATTAAGGTGCTGATTATTCTATAGCTAATAGTCTTAGCTATGTGTCTCTTTACCAATGGCATATGTATGAGCAAAACTATGTAAAAGATTTGATATAACCAAATCTTTTTTTAATATGGTTTGTAGGATTTCTCCTCTACAAACTCAGAGAAGTACTTAATATTAATTTCTTTTTTAATATGTGCTCTTTTATCGTTCAATTTGTATACAGACCTAGCCAAATCAATGAATTCTGGGCCAAAACTATTAGCTCTTTCAAAGTCTCTGAGCAAGTCTTCTACATCCCAAAGAGCTTTATTTGTCTTAAGTAGATCATCTACTAGTGGATCGTGTAGAATTTCAGGGTCAATCACTGTATTTAAGTAGTTTTTCTCAACAAAAACGTTCTTAAGTTTGTCTTTGTCTGTAATGTTCAAAGCCTTAATGGAAAGGATGGTCCATTTGTCCACAACTTCCCCAATACTTACTTCTATTTGCATAAAAATTTTGTTGTTTATTTACAACAAATATACTAATTTTGTTCAAAATAACCATCATTATGCCAAATAGTTATACTTTTTATAAACCTGAGATTAAGAAATACTTTGAACATCATGTTCCTACACATAAAAAGATACTAGATGTGGGCCCTGGACAGGGTACTTACGCTAAGCTTTTAGAAGATATTGGTTATGATATAGATGCTGTTGAAGCTTGGGCCCCTTACATTGAAGAATTCAAACTGAAAGATTGGTACGGAACAGTACATAATGCAGACATCCGTAAGTTTGACTGGTCAGAATATGACTACATCATCTTAGGAGATATACTAGAACATCTTACAGCTGAAGAAGGTCAGAAGCTTATTACAGATATAACAGATGCAGGTAAGGAATGTTTGGTAGCTGTGCCATATATGATGGCTCAGGATGGTGAGGAGTATGGTAATACATATGAAACTCATCTCCAGGAGGACCTGACTCATAGTGTTATGAAGACTAGATACCCCCAGCTAGTTGAACTTTATAGCAACCATTTGTATGGATATTATACGAATAAGCATATAAAAGCTGAAAAAGCGTACGTTTTATATGCAAATGCATCTTATGTCCCTACTGTTAAAGCTTGTGTAGCTTCTATAAGAAGATATAGTGAACTTCCCATCTATGTATATTTATTAGATACCACTGCAGATATTCCTGGTGCTACAACAATTATGTGGAAGTCTAATCTACCAAAACTTTCTATCAACAAATACATTGATAGAAGTGATAAGAATGTCTATAGACTGTTGATAGAACGTCCAATGATTGTTAAAGATGCTCTATTAAACTGTGCTCATACAGTAGCTTATATAGATAGTGACAGTGTGGCTACAGAATATATTGATAGCATCTTTGATATGTATCCTAAGATGAACTACCCTTACTTTGTAGAAGGTATCTATGATTATCTACACATCAATGGTAGAGGTGGTGCTGATACTAGAGAAGATATGTCTACTACACTTGAAGCACCAGCGTGTGAATTGTTTGGTGTCAATCAATATGTCAGACAGAGATATAGACAAACAGGATACTTTGTAGCTAACCACTACTGCTTTGATTTCTTAGATGAGTGGTACTGGATGTGTACTCATCCTAAAGTGATGGCTAACCATGAGTGGTATGCTCCATACCATGAAGAAACAATAGCTAACGTGCTATTGTGGAAGTGGGGAGTGTTAGATGGCTTACCTTACATCTATACTAATGCTAGCCTAGATAGAATAGAAGACATCTACGATAAACTTGAGTGGGGAAAACACCACGGAAGCTGGTCAAGATTACCAGATAATAAACATAAATTATTATTCTTACATGGAGAGAAAGATCCAAGTGTAATGCTTAGTATGATAGATGCTTTGGTGCATACAGAGAATAAATTAAATGTATTGTTCTTAGCCCCTCACCTATCTACAGGTGGGATGCCATCTTTCCTCCTAAAAAGAGTGCAAGAATTACAAAATTTCGTACGAATTTATGTAGTGGAGTATTCCAACTTCAGTCCAGTGTATGTAGTGCAGAAGAATCAAATCAAAGAATTAGTACCTGAGAATAGATTCTTTACACTAGAGGAGAACAAGATGGAGCTCATTGACATCATCAAAAAGAATAGTATTGATGTTGTACATGTAGAAGAAATGTTAGAAGGGTTTGAGAGCTTTAATCAAATAAGCCCTCAGTTATTAGATGCATTGTATGCTCCTGATAGAACCTGGAGAATAGTTGAGACATGTCATAATGTTTGGTTTAATCCTGATGAACTTAAGAAGTATGAGCCAGAAGCATATGCTTTCTGTACAACATATCATCTTAAGACATTTGCTAATATGCAAGCTCACAAGAAAGTGATACAGTTTCCAATAGAGAATAAGCAGCCAGGTGTTCTATCTAAGATAATTGCAAAAGATAAGTTGGGCTTTGCTCCATTTAAAACTGCTGTTGTCAATGTAGGACTATGGACTCCTGGTAAGAATCAAAAGGAAGGTATAGAGATAGCTAGAAGATATCCTCACATGGAGTTCCATTTTGTAGGTAATCAAGCCCCTAATTTTAAAGAGTATTGGGAACCATTGATGGAAGACTTACCAAGTAATGTAACCGTGTGGGGAGAAAGAGATGATGTAGATGAGTTCTTAAAAGCTGCAGACATCTTTATGTTTAATAGTACATGGGAGTGTAATCCTCTAGTACTTAGAGAAGCAATTGGATATGCTCTACCTGTTGTAGCTAGAAACCTACCACAGTATGAAGATATGTTTACCAACTATCTTCTACCTATAGATACTGACTTAGATGAAGTTAGATCAAAGTTTATACAAGGTATTGTTCATTATAATATACCAGAAAATAGATTTGCAGAAGAACATGATGAATTGTACAACAACATAATGTTCCTTCCTATCAAACCTAAAAAGAAGAAGAAAACAAAGGTGAACATATCTTTGCTATTTGTAGAGAGTCCCACCTTAGAAATTACAGGAAATAGTGATAGCAACTTCTTAATCAAATTCTTTGATGAGAAAGAAGTTTGCCATTATGAAAATACAATTACTAGCAACCGTTGGGTTAAGTTAAATAGACAATGGTTTACCAAGTGGACAGCTAGGGTGTGGGAAGATGGAGAACTCATCTTTGAAGAAACGTTAAACTATGAAGGTAAGCGTGTATACATCTGTATAGATAGTCAATCATTAGGTGATACTATTGCTTGGATACCGTATTGCAATGAATTCAGAAAGAAACACAACTGTCATGTTGTAGTGAGCACATATAAGAACTTCTTATTTGAGAAAGCGTATCCAGAGCTTGAGTTTGTCACTCCAGGAAGTGTAGTGGGCAACATCCACGGTCAGTACATTGTTGGCTGGAGATATGGTAAAGATAAAGAACCTGTGTTGTGTAACACTATCCCTTTACAGAAAGCAGCTACTAACATACTAGGGTTAGAATTTAAAGAGATTAGACCTAGATTTGCTTACGAGCCAGTTAAATTTAGTGGCAAAGATACATTTGTAACAATTGCTACTAATAGTACATCAGGATGTAAGTTCTGGACTAAGCAAGGTTGGCAAGCTTTGATTAACTATCTAGTTGATCATGGATACAAAGTGTACAATGTATCTAAAGAAAAAAATCCATTTGATAACTGTACACAGATAGAAGACACTTCTATGGATAACACTATCAATATGATTTGGAACAGTAAGTTCTTTATAGGATTAAGTTCAGGATTAAGTTGGTTAGCTTGGATGATGGGTAAGCAAACTGTAATGATTAGTAACTTTACAGAAGCAGATCATGAGTTTCAATCTAATTGTTTAAGAATTACAGATACAAACTTATGTCATGGTTGCTGGAATAATCCTAACTTTAAGTTTGATAAAGGTGATTGGGATTGGTGTCCTGTACATAAAGGAACTAATAGACAATTTGAATGTCACAAAGGTATATCTGCAGAAACAGTAATTAATAAAATAAAACACTTACTATGATAATAGTATTATTTGGTCAGCCTGCATCAGGCAAAACCACTCTAGCTAAAAAATTTATAGGAGAAGGCTTTCATCACATAGATGGAGATGAGTTAAGAGACCTTTTTAAAAATAAAGACTATAGTAGAGAAGGTAGAATTAAGAATTTAAATAGAGCTAGTGATATAGCTCATTATTTAGATAAGATAAAAAACTACAATGTAGTGCTCTCATTAGTATATCCTTATGAAGAAGCTAGAGAGTACCTTAGTAAATTAAACAGAGGTGTTAAATGGATCTACCTTATCTATGAAGAAGATAGAGGTAGAGATGACTTTAAAGTGAAAGACTTTGAAGTTCCTCATATGGATAATGTAGATTTAATTATTAACACTTCTAACACTTCTATTGAAGACAGTTTAGATAAAATCAAACGTATATGCAGAATATTTTAGCTGAAGGAAACCGTAAGACAGATGGGTATGCAATGTTTATAGGAAGATGGCAACCTTGGCATGCTGGTCATAGATGGTTAATTGATCAACAATTGAACCAAGGAAAGAAAGTGTTATTGTGTGTAAGAGATGTTAAAGAGGATGAAAAGAATCCATGGTCTGCATATCAAATAATGATGAACTTAGCAGAGGCATTAAATGATTTAATTGAAGAAGGTAAAGTGAGACTCATGATTATCCCTGATATTGAGTCTATAAATTTTGGAAGAGGAGTGGGTTATGATGTTGTAGAACATGTACCACCACAAGAGATACATGATATATCTGCTACACAAATTAGAGAACAAATGAAAAAAGAAGGTAAACTATGAATATAATATTTCAAATTAATGGTGGTATAGGCAAGGTGATTGCCTCCACAGCTGTGTGTGCTTCAATAAAAACTAAGTACCCTGATTGTAAACTAATTGTTGTCTCTGGTTATCCAGATGTATTTCTAGGTAATCCTAATGTGGATAGAGCTTATGGCTTTGGTCAACAAGCTTATTTCTATAAGGAGTACATTGAGAATCAAGAGATTATGTTGTTTGCACACGATCCTTATCTAGAAACAAAGCACATCAAACAAGAAGAACATCTTATTGAAACTTGGTGTAAGCTATATGACTTACCTGTAACTAAAACTGTTGGGGAACTATTTCTTACAAAAAGAGAAATAGATTTCTTTAGTAAAAAGTTTGTGTCTGATAAACCTATTCTGCTATTACAAACAAACGGTGGAACTGAATCTGATGTTAAATACTCATGGGCTAGAGATATTCCTAGTTATGTGGTTGAGAATGTTATACATGAATTTAAAGATGAATATAACATTGTTCATATAAGAAGAGAAGATCAAATAAATTATGAAGGTACATTTCCTGTAACTGATACATTCAGAGCACTTCTTGTACTTATAAGTATAAGTGATAAGAGATTAATGATGGATAGCTTTGGTCAACATGCTGCAGCTGCTTTGAATAAACCATCCACTGTACTATGGGTTGTGAATGTTCCTAATGTGTTTGGTTATGACATTCATACAAATATTGTAGCTAATCCAGAAACAATCTCTCCTGAACTAAGGAACTCTTATTTAAATAAATATAATATATCAGGTGAGCTTATAGAATTTCCTTATAACAATGAGTCTGAAATATTTAATATAAACAATGTAATTAAATCTTTAAAATAATGGAAAAAATATTCTATCAAAGTTCTTTACCTAGGTCAGGATCTACATTGTTACAAAACATCCTTGCACAGAACCCTGATATATATGCTACACCTACATCTGGTGTACTTGAATTAATATTTGGTGCACGTGCTAATTACACAAGCTCTACTGAGTTTAAAGCTCAAGATGCTGAAACTATGAAAAAAGGATGGCAGGCATTTGCTAAATCTGGTATGGATGCTTTCTATAATGCTATTACAGATAAAAAATATGTTATAGATAAAAGCAGAGGTTGGGGCATACACTATGATTTCTTACAGTTTGTACACAACGAGGAACCAAAAATCATTTGTATGGTGAGAGACTTACGTGATATATTTGCATCTATGGAAGGTAACTTTAGAAAACATCCAGAGAAGCAATCAGATATTCTAGATTGGTCTAAAGGACAAGGAACTACTGTACCTAAGCGTATAGATATATGGAGTCAACAACCTCCTGTAGGACTAGCTATTGAAAGACTTAGTGAGATATTTAGAACAGGAATTAATAATAAAATGTTATTTGTAAGGTTTGAAGACTTGTGTTTATATCCAGATACTACAATGATTAAGATATATGAATATCTAGGCTTACCGTATTACCAACATGATTTTGATAATATTGAACAAGTTACTAAAGAAGATGATGAAGTGTACGGTGCATTTGGGGATCACGTTATTCGTACAAAACTTGAGCCTGTAAGAAGTAAGGCCAAAGAGTTATTAGGTAAGGACGTAACAGATTGGATCTATACCAATTACAAATGGTTCTATGACCAATTTAGATATAGTAAATAATAAAAACAAAAAAGCCCAGAATTAACTGGGCTTTTTTTATTACTTCACCTTAAATCAATATTACAATACATTAAGGTTATTGCTAACTTCTTTGAACTCCACTACAGATGTTCCTAATTTAGCTGCAACAATTTCAAATAACTCTTCGTCATTTGTACCCCAGTTAGCTACTTCTGCAGCAGTTAACACAAGTTGTGTACGTTGAGGAGCTCTCTGTAAATAATCTACATCATTTACATTTTTGATGTTGCCATAAACAACTACAAACTCATGATTTTCATTTCCTGGAATATAGTTTACACCAATCACTCCTAAGTGATCAAATGATGCAACTGTTGCAGAACTGAATGGGTTCTCATCTTTTTGAGAGAAAGATGCACTTGGACTAATTTTAGCTACTAACATAACTTTATTTTTTATTTTTGTTTTTTAAATTATTTATTCTTTAATTCTTCTAATTGTAAAGTTAATGAATCTACACAAGATATCAAAATTTGTACACCCTTGGTTAAAATAGGTATTAGTTTTGATGAATCAAATGAGTAGTATCCACTAAAGGTCATTTTTACTGATTCAGGTACTACGTCTTTAACTTGTTGAGCAATGAATCCTACTTGTTTTCCTTCTCCATTAGCTTTATTAGCACTATTGAATTCATAGAATGAAGGAACTAATTTGCTAATATCACAAAGCTGATATCCAACAGGTTGAATGCAACACTTTAATCTAGCATCAGATGTACTTAAAACAATTGTTCCACTACTGTTTGCACAAATTGCACCTCCTGTACCTAGATTAGATGCAGCAAAACAAGTAGCCTGGTTTACAAATGAGTTCATTGACATTATGCTACATCCACTTACAGTGCTTCCTATTCCCATAGTCATGTTAAAACAACCACCAGTAATAGCAGAAGATGCAGCTATTGCGTTGTTAGATGTTCCAGCAAGAATACCACTCGCTTCTGAACCTATATAGTTTTGAAATCCAGCAACAATACCTGACTTCATAGTACTACTAAACATATTACCTGCAGCTATAGTATTATTACTACCACCTCCAATGAAACCCCAACCACCACAGTTGTTATTGGTTTGCCCACCACCAACAAATGAATAACCAGGGAAGCTACCATAATATGCACTGTTAGTATTATTACCAGCACCTCCTATAATAGCTGAACAATTAGCATTTGCATTATGCATGGTACCTCCTATAACAGCAGAATGACATGCACCAGCAGTATTCATCTCACCACCACCAACATATGCACGGCAGTTCATAGCGTTGTTATAATAACCACTAGAAACTCCAGCACCTGGGGCAAATGCTCCATTGCCCTGTCCACCCCCAATAAAGGTACGTTCAGCTCCAGCAGTGTTAGTATATCCACCACTAACTGTTGAAAAATCTCCATTTGCATTATTACTTCTACCACCACCAATAGTGCTATATCCTGAACTTCCTGCGTTTCCAATAGTATTACACCATCCTCCACCTATTGTTCCATAACTAACGCACACTTTATTACTATTACCACCGCCAATTGTCATCCCAGTATTATTAAAAGGATAATTACTAGCAGTAAAATTATTAAATCCACCTCCAATAAATGAAAGAGCTGCACCATTGTTATTATTAGCACCACCAGCAATTGTAGAAGTTGCTCCCATAGCGTTGTTAAAATAACCACTTAAAGTAGCAGCACAATTACCCATTGTCGTGTTAAAGTTACCACATCTTTCTGTGGAACCAGCTCCCATTCCTAAAACCATGATGCTTGAACCACCACCGCCACCAGCAGTTAAACATAATTTACCAGATGCATCAAAGCTTATACTACAGCCCATTCCAACGTATGGAGAAAATGAAGTGATTGCTAACTCATTAACCATGTGTGTACATGCTAATGAATTTATTATACTACATCCAGATATAGTTGCAAAATTTGCAGAGGCAGTATTGCTCTGTCCTCCAGTTATAGTTGCACCAGTTACATATCCACTAATAGTATTCATGCTTCCTCCAGATATAGTACCTGAAGTACCATTACTACCAGTGTTATTCATAAATCCTCCAGATATAGTACTGTTGCCTGAGTAATTACCAGTGCTATTAAAAGAACCACCACCAATTACACCATGTGTTGCACCTGTTCCAATCATGTTGGCCTCACCGCCTCCAATCGCATTACAGTTGGCATAAGTACTAACAGTGTTAGACTTACCACCAGCAATTAAATTACCAATAGAATTATCACAAATAATATTACATGCACCACCACTAATTGTAGAACAGTTTGTATTTGCAAGTATTTTGTTACATACACCACCAGATATTGTTGAATAAGATGAACAAACACAGTTGTTACCACCCCCAGCAACAACTGAACAGCTTCCAGAAATTACAGAGTTAAAGAAACCTCCTCCAATAAATGAATACATTCCAGAGTTACTATTAAATCCACCACCAGTAATAACTGATCCAAAGCTAGAACTAGCATTCTGAAGACCACTTAAAGCACTAGAACAATATCCGCTTGCTGTGTTACTAAATCCATTACCAACAATTGAACAAACACCACTACCAGCAACCATTACACTACCTCCACCACCACCAGCTGTGTAAGCAATCAATTCACCACTAGGTCCTGCACATACAGCACATCCACCTATTGCAGCATTACTTAAATTAGGTTGTACAAAGCAGTTAGCCATGAATGAACATGATAAACTGTTTGTTAAATTACATCCAAATATACCAGAATATGCTCCCATTGCAGTATTACCTGAACCTCCTAGTATTGCTGAAAAGGATCCATTAGCAGTGTTATTGCTACCACCAGCTACCACTCCAGATGTTCCAGAAGCTCCATTGCTATTACCACCCCCAACAAATGAATATTCTCCAGTAGCATTATTATTTTGACCTCCTACTACAGAACTACAGTTTCCTGTTGCTGTATTACCAGCTCCACATCTTACAGAAGATAATGCACCATCTCCAAGAATAATAACAGCACTAGAACCAACATTAATACCACTAGATCCAGAAGTACCATTGCTACCAGCTGCACCAGAAGAGCCTGAAGTACCATTACTACCAGCAGCTCCAGAGGTACCACTTGTTCCTGTAGTACCAGAGGTACCGTTTGAACCATTTACTCCAGAGGTACCAGAGGTACCAGTAGTACCACTTGTACCAGTGGTACCAGATGTACCATTTATACCTGACGTACCAGCAGTGCCAGAAGAACCGCTAGTTCCTGTGGTTCCAGAAGTACCATTTGATCCATTAACACCAGAGGTGCCAGAGGTACCTGTTGTACCTGATGTACCGTTTATTCCACTAGTTCCACTTGTTCCTGTTGTACCAGATGAACCACTTGTACCAGTTGTACCTGAGGTACCAGTTGTACCAGAAGTTCCTCCTGTACCATTTGTACCAGATGTACCACCTGTACCATTTGTACCTGAAGAGCCTGAAGAGCCTGATGTACCAGTAGTACCTGACGTACCACCAGTACCGTTGGTTCCTGATGTACCTGACGTACCTGTAGTACCTGCAGTACCACTTGTTCCAGTTGTTCCTGAGCTACCTGATGTACCTGTTGTACCTGATGAACCACTAGTTCCATCAATACCACTTGAACCTGAGGTACCTGAAGTACCAGAAGTTGCAGATGAGCCAGATGAACCAGAAGAACCTGATGTACCAGTTGTTCCAGAGCTACCACTTGTACCAGTTGAACCTGAAGTTCCAGAGCTACCACTTGTTCCAGAGGTTCCAGAAGTGCCAGTTGTACCAGAAGAACCTGAGGTTCCTGATGTACCACCTGTACCACTAGTTCCAGAAGGAGAAGTGAAAGTTGTCTGTACGTATGAATAAAAGGTTGTACCCTCTGTGTAGAAGATTATATTATGTGATTGATTGCTTGTATTAGTAGCAATAACCTTTATAAAAAGTCTATCTGTTGCGTTTAATGATTGTGCTGCTATAAAAGAGTCAGCATAAATTTGTTGTACTACAACATTATCTAAAGTAACTAATACACTATTAGTTGTACCTAATAATGTAGAAACGCCACCTGTAGTATATTTCCAAAGCTCATAATAAATATTCCAAGCTGCATTAGCACTATTTGTTAAAAAGTGACCTGTGAATCCCCAGTTACCACCAGGTATACTTGTCAAGTTAGGAACATTTGAGTCTGTAGCAAAGGTTGCTATTGTAGCAGTTGCATTAGCTGCAACACTTACTGTTGTAGTTTGTTGTGCACCACCAGAAGGATCATAAGAAAGTTTCTTATATGTAGGAGAACCAAAAGCAGATGATGTGTCACTAGATAAATTCATCCAATACACTTGACCACCAGCTATACCATTGATACCTGAAGTACCAGATGTACCAGTTGTACCAGCAGTTCCACTAGACCCACTTGTTCCTGTAGTTCCTGATGAACCACTAGTTCCTGTAGAACCACTAGTTCCACTTGTACCACTTGTGGCTGATGTACCAGAGGTACCAGTTGTACCTGAGCTACCTGATGTGCCACTAGTTCCACTAGTTCCGTCAGTTGCAGAAGTACCACTTGTTCCTGTAGTACCTGATGTACCACTGGTACCAGTAGATCCTGAACTGCCTGAAGTTCCAGTAGTACCTGAAGTTCCACTTGTACCATCAGTAGCACTTGTACCTGAAGATCCACTTGTTCCAGTTGTACCACTTGTTCCATCTACACCAGTAGTTCCACTAGTGCCAGAAGTACCTGTTGATCCAGACGTACCACTAGTACCTGTTGTACCAGAAGTTCCGTTAGTACCATCAATACCAGTTGTTCCAGAAGTACCTGATGTACCACCACTACCAGACGTACCAGTAGTGCCAGATGTACCACTTGTTCCATCTATTGCAGAAGTACCTGAAGTACCAGTAGTACCAGCAGTTCCTGAAGAGCCGCTTGTTCCACTAGTTCCAGATGTACCTGTTGTACCAGATGTTCCACTAGTTGCAGAAGATCCTGAGGTTCCACTTGTTCCTGTAGTTCCACTTGTACCATTGGTACCATCAATTCCTGATGTACCACTTGATCCACTTGATCCACTTGTACCACCTGTACCATTGGTAGCAGATGTTCCACTTGTGCCAGATGTACCGCTTGTACCTGTTGTACCACTAGTTCCTGAGGTTCCAGTTGTACCAGATGTTCCATCAATAGCGGATGTTCCACTTGTACCAGCCGTTCCACTAGTTCCAGTTGTGCCACTTGTTCCGCTAGTACCATCAATTGCAGATGTACCACTAGTTCCGTGTGTTCCAGATGTTCCACTTGATCCACTTGTACCTGTTGTTCCAGCAGTTCCAGAAGAGCCACTAGTCCCAGATGTACCAGATGTACCAGTTGTGCCAGATGTTCCAGAAGAACCATCTCCTCCAGAAGCACCGTCTAAGTTAACAATCCAGCTTGTATATGTACCACTACCAACTGTTCTAGTTGGAGAGCCAAATATCAATCCCCCAGTAGCTGGGTTATAAGATACCACTTCACATTCTTGGAAGTTGTTTATATCATAAGCTATTACAATAGATTGAGCTACTGTATAGGCAAGTTGTGTTCCTACAACAATGGCTCCATTAGTACCTAATGTAAATGATGTAGTAGAAGTTGTTGCAAATTGATCACCTGTTTGTCCTGAAGTGCCGCTAGTACCAGAAGTACCATTACTACCATCAGTTCCACTTGTTCCATCAATACCACTAGTACCAGTGGTGCCTGAAGTACCACTAGTTCCACCAGTTCCTGCTGTCCCACTTGTACCTGAGGTACCATCAACTGCACTAGTTCCACTTGTGCCATCTATACCACTTGTACCAGATGAGCCAGATGTTCCATTTGTTCCATCAATACCAGAGGTGCCAGAAGTACCAGAAGTACCACCTGTTCCACCACTACCACTAATACCTGAAGTACCAGATGTACCATCATCACCAGGAGAACCAGAAGCAATTACTTCCCAAAGGTTATAACTACCACTACCTACAGATTTGGTTGGTGTAAAAACCAACTCTCCTGTAGCAGGATTGTAAGAAACTACCTGACCAAAAATATAGTCAGTACTATCTGCTATTAGCTGGATAAATTGTCCAGTGATAAAAGATAGACCTGTTTGAGTAGTTATTGTTATGTTAGAATAAGCCATTTATATTGATTTTATATTTTTATTTTATTTTTATAATCCACATATTGCAAACGAAGGACCTTGTACATCTAGATTTAGATATAAATCAGTAGTTGATGTTATAAGGCCAACATTATACGGTATACTAATACCACAATAAGAATCCCAATCTGTTGGTGGATTACCTACAATTTTTCCAAAGTTTAAATTATTTGAAGAACCATCTAATAAACCAATTAATAAACTAGAACCAGCAGTAATGAATAATCCACTACTACCAGAATAACTATTAACAGTAACAAAACTATTTGAAAGTTCAATCCATTCATTCCATGTTGATCCAGCATTTACACTATACATTATTTTAACAGATCCTTCTGTTGTTGCTGCCTTTTTCTTTAAATAAAAAGTAACAGGATATTCAGAAGGACAAGTTATATAGTTTGTAAGTTCTCCATTAACATCTACTTCTACTGCATAATCAGTACCATCTTTAGTTAATTTTCTCCATCCCACTGAACCAACAAACGGTGTTGTTAAACTTGGGCTATTATAAAAAATCATTCCTACCATAGGAACAGTATATCCAGGTAAAGCATAAACAGTACTTGTTGTAGTTGAACCAACACAAGCTTCTCCAGAAGTACCTGTAGCTGCATTATCAATTACATATGCTACAGGAGCAGCTGTTGTAGTTGTGCTTGTAGTTGTAGCTTCTGCAGGAGGAAGTGTAATTGTATTAGAACTTGTACCATATAATAATGTAGAGCTACCAGATGTACCTGTTGTACCACTAGTACCAGACGTACCGCTAGTTCCACTTGTGCCACTAGTTCCTGATGTTCCTGAGGTTCCACTAGTTCCATCTACACCACTTGTTCCAGAAGTGCCAGATGTTCCAGATGTACCACTAGATCCTGATGTACCGTCTATACCAGAAGTTCCTGAAGTACCAGCTGTTCCACTAGAGCCTGATGTACCATCCACACCTGACGTACCTGATGAACCAGAAGTTCCACTTGTACCTGAGGTGCCAGTAGTTCCTGAAGAACCAGAAGTTCCTGAGGTGCCACTAGTTGCTGAAGTTCCACTTGTACCTGTTGTTCCACTAGTACCAGATGAACCAGAAGTGCCAGAAGTTCCATCAATTCCTGATGTACCATCTGTACCACTTGTACCGTCTGTACCACTAGTTCCGTCAACTCCACTTGTTCCTGAAGTTCCATCTATTCCAGAAGTACCGTCAGTACCAGATGTTCCATCAGTTCCTGATGTTCCGTCTGTACCAGAAGTACCACTTGAGCCTGAAGTCCCTGAAGTGCCATCAATACCACTAGAACCTGATGTACCACTTGTTCCTGAAGTACCAGTGCTTCCACTTGTACCACTTGTACCATTTGTACCATCAATACCAGAAGTTCCAGAAGTTCCACTAGAACCACTAGTTCCAGTTGTTCCACTAGATCCTGACGTGCCACTTGTGCCTGAAGTCCCAGTAGTGCCTGATGAGCCATCAGTACCAGAAGTTCCAGAAGTACCAGTAGTACCTGAAGTGCCAGAAGAACCATCTATTCCAGATGTTCCACTAGTACCTGAGCTACCATCACCACCTGATGCACCATCAAGGTTTACTATCCAACTTGTATATGTGCCTGAACCCACTGTTCTAAAAGGGGCACCAAAACTTAATTGACCTGTTGCTGGATTATAAGCAGTAACCTCACACTCTTGGAAGTTATTAGCATCATAAACCACAATTATTGATTGAGCCACTGAGTATGCTAAACCTGTATCAACTGTTAATGTACCAGAGTTACCTAATGTAAAGCTATCAGTAGATGTTGTTCTATATGTATCACCTTGTGCTCCAGAAGTACCGCTTGTTCCACTAGTACCATCTATTCCAGATGAACCTGAAGTTCCTGTAGATCCTGATGTTCCATGACTACCGTCTGTACCACTTGTACCACTTGATCCAGAAGTACCTGTTGTACCACTTGATCCTGATTCACCACTTGTACCACTTGTTCCTGTAGTTCCAGATGTTCCGTTACTACCATCACTTCCTGATGTACCTGAACTACCACTTGTACCTGTAGTGCCACTAGTACCATTTGTTCCATCTATTCCAGAAGACCCACTAGTTCCAGAAGATCCACTTGTTGCAGATGTTCCTGAAGTACCACTAGTTCCTGTTTCCCCTGAAGTACCTGAGGTTCCAGTAGTTCCTGAGGTTCCAGTAGTTCCACTAGTACCGTCAGATCCTGAAGTACCAGATGTTCCATCAACACCACTTGTTCCAGCAGTGCCAGAAGACCCTGATGTACCTGTTGTTCCTGAAGAACCGCTTGTACCTGTAGATCCACTTGTTCCTGATGTACCACTTGTTGCAGAAGTTCCAGACGTTCCGCTTGTTCCATCACTACCAGTTGTTCCTGATGTACCATTTTCACCTGAAGTTCCGCTTGTTCCAGATGTTCCACTTTCTCCAGAAGTTCCACTAGTTCCATTAACACCAGATGTGCCACTAGTTCCTGTAGTTCCTGAAGATCCTGATGTACCATTTATACCAGACGTTCCACTTGTTCCAGAGGTTCCGCTTGTTGCAGATGAACCACTTGTTCCACTTGTACCGTCAGTTCCACTTGTACCATTTATACCTGATGTGCCTGAGCTTCCAGCAGTTCCTGAAGAACCTGCTGAGCCATTCACACCACTTGTTCCATTTGTTCCATTAACACCTGACGTACCAGAAGTACCACGTGAACCAGATGTACCACTTGTACCAGTTGTTCCACTTGATCCAGCAGCTCCACTTGTTCCACTTGTTCCACTTGAACCAGATGCACCAGAAGTTCCAGATGTACCAGCAGCACCGTTTACACCACTAGTTCCACTTGAACCAGATGTACCACGTGTTCCAGATGAACCTGAAGTCCCTGAGCTACCACTTACACCTGAAGATCCAGAAGCACCAGATGTTCCAGAAGATCCAGAAGCACCGCTAGTTCCAGATGAACCATTTGATCCTGAGGTACCAGAAGTACCTGAGGTTCCAGTGGTTCCACCACCTCCTCCATTACCAATAGCTTCATCAATTTTTTGTAAAGCTGTCTGAATGGAATCATTAGTGTTGATACCTGTATAAACAAGATTAGCACCCTCGTAAAATACGCAGGTGCTGTTAAGTATGACTGGGCAAGGAGTTGCAGAACATGTAACGTTCATAGTAAAGTTGTATTATGTGTAATCTATTGATATACAAATAGGCACATAGCTTTGAAATAGCTTGTGCCTATAGGTACAAAAATAGCTAAAATTATTTAATTTCAATGAGTTGTAAAAAACTATGCTATATAATATAGCATTTATCTTATTCTATTTTGAGCTTGTATAGTTACATCATTATCTTTAGCAAACTCTGAATTAAAAATTGAAATGTAAGTGACTAAAGACTTAGTGATAGGTGCTGCTTTCATACCATATTTTAATGGGTAAGCCTTCTTCCTAACATCTTCAGCAGATGTGTTTGGATCAAAATCAAACCCTGTCACTTCTCTAAATGTATGTGACACAAATTTAGAATAATCACCCACAATACCTAACGCTGGGAACATTGATCCACTTAAAAGCTGTTCGTAGTTTACAGGATTGTAGAAGAATGAAAGCTCACTTACAAACTTATCCATTGTTTTTAATGTAAAACGATAGAAGTTTTTACTAGCCTTATCTTCATCATCATCTGGAGCCATATATCCTAAAGCAAACATAGATGCTATAAGTGCTCCTAGCATAGCAAGTTCCTTAATCTGATTGTGAAGGTTAGTTCTAATCATATCAATGAAGTCTTCCTTAGTCATGTTTAACACTTCTCCTGTCTCAGTTTCATATTGCTCTCTGTATTCTTCATACATTTTATTTAACTTCTCAATACCAGCATCATTCATTTTCATGATGTTCATTAAGTTATTAGCCTTATCTTGGAAAGATGAAGCCATAACAGAAGCTAGTAAACGAATTCTACCCACGTCATACTTCTCTCCTTCAGCTATACCATCTTCATTGATACGTACAGAGAAGTCATCACTCACCTTTCTGAACTCAGAGAAACGTGTATCTGTTAGTTTTGGAATCCAGTTCTTGAACAACATCATAGACTTAGTCCAAATAGACATAGACATTCTATTAATATCACCATCAGATAAACCTCCAGTGGCATTTCTAGAAATACGTCTAGTCAAGTTTGTAAGTCTTTGAAGCTCAGTTCTATTGGTTAAATCAAGTCCAGGGATAACCAACTTACCATCCTCTAACTTTTTAGTTACAGATATAGCTCTAGTCTTTTTAAGTTCTTCAACTTCAGATTCCATTTTGCTTTTAGCATTCTTGAAATCAGCAGCTGACTTATATCTATCTTTATATTGATTCTTAACAAACTCTCTAATACTCACAATCTTACCATTCTCAACCATTACGTTTTCTAGCAATGTGGTGAACACAGCTTTCTCAATAAGTTGTTCTGGCTGTCTCATAAATACCATAAGTGTATCTCCTAAGCTCACTCTTGTTAAAGCAGACATACCAGCTTTTTTAAACTCTTCATAAGAAGGGTCATCTTTCATTGGCATGAATGTATTAACTAATTGAACAAATGTTTCTTTGTCTTCTTCACTATCAAACTTCTGTCCAATTAATTTAGTTTCATTTTTCAGAAACTCTCTAGCCTTGAAATAGTTTCCAGCCTGTGTAGCAATCTGAATGTTACCACCAAACATGTTGGCAGCACCAGAGATGAATTCAAATCCAAGAGTCTTTAACTGAAATGCTCTATTAGCAGCATCAATAGTTTTAACCATGGATGTAGCTGTTGTAGCATCAGTTTCTTTATATACTTCTCTACCAGCCACCCTATTAATTCCTTTCTTAACAAAGTTTAGCACTTTGTCAATATTCAAAGGAACATCAGAATCATTGATTACATATTTTTGCTCATACAACAATGCACGTAAGAATTCATCATACATCTTTGTATTCTCTTCATTACCAGGAAGTTCTTCAGGTTTACCATCTTTTCTAACAATATTACCTACACGGTTAGTGTTAAGGTGCTTTTTGAAAGACTCAATAGTTTTAACTAATTTAAGTTGACCTTCCACCTCAGACATGTATTTATACTTGTTCACTTGCTGAACATATAAAATCATATTCTTGAATAAGTCTTCACTTACATCAGAATAATCATTTGTACCATCTTCTTGTTTACTAAAGTCTGCAGTGTAATATTTAGGGATGCTGTTCTCTAATTCTCCAGTCACCTCATTGATTTGACCATAACCAGCATCATCTGTTCTAATCTGTAAGCTATTATAAAAGTTGCTCATTACAGAAAGTTTGTTATCCCAAACTAACTGCTCAGCCATACTCTTTCTAATGAAAGGTAAGAAGTTCTTAGATACCATGTTATTGATATATCCTAAGTCCTTAGCCTTATCATTAACCTTACCAATATAATTATAAAGTTCTAATAGTTCTGGATCAGATTGTACATCTTGGTAATCCTTAGAGAACCATTTATCCAACGGATGTCTTTTGATTACATAGTTGTTCCAACCATTAAAGTTCTCATTCTCTATATCCCAAAGACGTCTAGCTTCTTCAGAATATCTACGCTTCTGATCTTCAACCTCTTCTTCAGAACCAGCATAAGAGTTTCTCTCAATGTTCTTAAGTTGCTTTTCTAATAATACACTAGCTTCTTTTTTGTAAGCTTCTATATCAATATTATCAGTTAACCATTGTCTATCTCCACCAGCTGCAGCTTTCTCATCAACCTGCTCATAGAAGTCAGAGTCAAACTTCTTTACAAGCTTGTTAACCAATTTACCTGAGCTATCTTTCTGATAAATTCTTTGTACAAGCTTTCTTAAATCACCACCTCTTTTAGCTAACTTCTCTCTAATAGCCATAAGCTCTTCCACCTCACTTAAAGATTCTTGAGATGCTTTACCTTGTGCATTTCTAGTTAGCTTGTATAACACTTGTAGGGCACGTAGTGGTAATTCTGAAATACCTCTAAAGTTAGAAGCAAGTCCTTTTACAACTGCCTCAGCTTTAGTTAAACCTGTTACCAAGTTTCTTTCTCCAATATGCTTATCAGCAAACTTCTCAGAAGCTTCTGTAATACTTTTAATAGACTTTCTAATTAACTTAGATTCACTCTCTAAATTAAATAGAATATCTTTTCTAGCTTTAATGTTATCTTTTTCTGCTTCAGATGTAGCAGCAGCATCCATCTCTGCATTCCAAATTAAATCTCCAATATCATCACTGATTGTAGAAAACACTTCAGAGAATCTGATGTAGTTATTCATATCTTCAGCAAAGTCAGATAGGTCTGCATCATTAGAATCATCAGCTGAAGCAGGTCTGTCTTTATAGATAGCATCATAATCATTCATGATTCTGTCACCATCTTTTCTCATCACCTCAATTACATCAATTAAAGGTTGTAAGTTATTGGTTCCCTGTACAATACGTACAGCTTTCTTTAACTGATTAAGTCTTTCTATTTTAAATTGACGCTCTTGCTCATCAGTAACTTGCTCTTTACTATACTGACGGTATAATGCATTTAGATTACTTAACACTTTATCTAAAGCTGCAAATCCTGTAGATTCACTTTCTTCAGATATAGGAATAAGTTTTAAGTCTACAAGAGGATCTATTTCATTCTTGTCTACAGAACCAATAGCAATACCATTTAAGTTATATCCTAACTTTGGATCTTGCTTGTTCTTAAGTTGGAAGTCCATGGCAATAGGAATAGCACGTAGCATTCCAAACTCTTTGATGCCGTAGTTAGTACGTAACATCTCTTTGTATGTACCAATCTGAATATTGAATGCTCCTTGCTTGAACCAAGCAACATCATTACCAGCTATGTACATAAACTTCCAGTCTAGAATATGACCCTTACCATTCTTCTCAACAGCTAAGAAGTCAATTGTACCAGCTTCCTTATTCTTCTTATCATAAATCACCACCTCAGAATAGATATTAGTTCCTTCTGGGAATGAGTCAATAAGCTTTACATAATACTTCTCTAACTTTTCATACATGTCTTGAGAAGGTAAGTTGATTTCTGCAGGTCTATCTAATGGAACATCTCTTTTAGTTCCGTCTGGATAGAAGTATCTCTCATGTATTTCTTGTAAATCATTGTGACCAGCAATACCATAATCTCTTTTCAAATCATTGAACGCTTGTTCTTGAGGAGTAAACACCTTAGTGCCAAACTTCTCTTTGTACCAAGCCTTCACTCTATTAGTAACCCTTTTAAGAATAGGTGTCCATTTACCAGTTTCATCTTGAACTTCATATCCATTATTAGCTTCTTCAGAATCTAATAGTAATGGATCTGTTTCTTTTTTATCAATAGTAACCTTCTTAACTTCCTTCTTAGTTTGAAACAATTTATCTTTTACAGCTAATTGCTCTTCAGTAGCTTCTACAGGAATGTTTCCATCATACTTATCCCAAAGATAGTATGCTGCAGCTTCTCCTTTATCTTCTACTAATTTCTTCCAAGAATCAAGACTTGTATTTGGGCAGGTTGCCATATTATCCTAGTTTACAGATTGTTTGTAATATTTCGCTTATTTTCTTCTGTGAATATCCTAGCTCACTAAGATATGTACCATTTATATCAGCTAGTGCATGATACTTACCATCTTTTAATTTTACCTCACCAGAAGGTATTTCCATTTTAGCATCATTCTTAATTGATTCTTCTAACGCTTCGCCTAATTGTTCTGCGTCATCTTCAATTAATACAGCATCTTCATCTATCAATTCATCTTGAATCTTTGGTTCTGTGCTAACAATTGCCTTTGGTTCAGCTGAGAAGTATTGTGTGATTACATCATCTTCTACTTCCTTAGCTTCTAAGAAACCATTATCAATTACAGACTTCTGAGCAAATGCATAAAACTCATTTGCACTGAAATAGCTTTCACCAACTCTTTTAGATTCTCCCCAAGCATTAATCATTTTATAGACAAATGTTGGAGTGCCATACCTATTATCAAATGATAAAGGAGTTGTACCATCATATACCTTTTGGAATAATCCTTTCTTGATATATGAGAAGTCACCTTCTTTAATCATGTCATATTTCTTCTTATCCTGAGGTACTTCTTCCCAAGAATAAATAACAACATCAGCTTTTGCTTCTCTAGATAGAGATGACAACTTAAGTAGCTTTGGAATCTGTCCAGCTGCCACTGCTTCTGTTACAGCTAGGTTACCATTAAAGATTGTATTGTTTTGATAATAATCTCCAGATGGTCCAGATATCTTCTTAGCCTTTCTTGATGGAACAATATCACTATCATTCCAGTTGTTTCTTTGGAATACCTTCAACGTATTGAAGTCCGCTAAGTTAGGCATATTTTCTAAATTAGACAAAGTCTTATTATAGATTTCTTTGAAATCTTCATATGGCAATAACGAAGTGAATGATATTGGAGAGTTAGACAATCCAGATTGTAACACTGCAAGTCTTACAAGCTTATCGTACAATGTACTACCATTGTCTTCTAAGTATTGTTTCATTTCATTAAATCCATAGATGATTTGGTTTTGATCAAACACCTTATTGCTCTTGTTGTTAATCTTAGCATTATTGACACCATCTACAGCACCATTAATGATTGGATCTAACAACTTGATTATCTGATTGTTACGTAAAGGATGATCTTTTGTATCCTTAACTTCTTTTATGAATTTAGATAATTCACCTGAAGCATTGTCTTTAGATAACAATAACTCAGTGATTTGTTTGTTATATCCTTTATCAATCTGTACAGCCCAGTCAAACAAATCAGATACAGCCTTTTGACTCACTCTAATAAAATCAGAGTCTGGCATATCTATGTAATCAACTAATACATTCTCAATTACGTTTCTTACATTAGGAGCATCAGACTTAAGAATCTCTGCATAAGCATTTCTAATATAACCAATCTTCTCAGCTAGCTTACCTAAGAAAGAGTTCTTCAATACATCATCTACACCAGATATAACATTACCTTCTTCATCTAATGCTGAGAAGATTGTATTCTGAGCTTTCTTCAATTGCTCCATCTTCTTGAATACTAAGTATGGATCATTGAATGTAGCTGTATCAAAGTTTGTACCCTGAGAGAATGTAAACATCTGACTAGACATCTTAGCATATTTCAAGAACTCATCTAACATGAATTGTTGTTCAGCCTTTTGATCTCTAGTTAAATCTCTACCTATAGCTCCTACAGTTTTAAGTAAACTTTCTTTGCTAGGAATAGACTTGATCTTAGAGAAGTCATAGTTCTTTCCTACACTATATTTATTAAGAGCTTTTGTCTCAGCTACATAATCATCAATAAATAACCAACTATATCCTGCGTTCTCCACCTTAGCCAAGTAATCACGAATGATTGGTTGGTTCATGAAGTAGGCAATTGTATCAATAGGTACACCAATGCTTGATAAGAACATCCAAGTAGAGGTTACGTTTGGTGTAGCACCAAGTTCCATAATCCAAGGACCCTTAGAAATATCCACGTATCCATCAATGAACTGAGCGTTAATATCAGAGATCTTCTGACCATCTACGTTATTAATCATAGAGATAGTAGCATACTCTTTACCCTTAACTGTAACTTTGTTATAGTCTGTAAATGTAATAGATCCATCTTTTAACCAAGCAGCATCTTCACTAGCTATCTTTGTTGGATCAATATATACAAGCTGACGTTGATTCAATGAGTGGTTTGTCTGGTTTCTAGCAGCAATACCAATTGCATACTTACCAGCTACAAACGCTTGTCTCAGTCTAGACATATATTCTCTATCCAACATATTATCTAAAGAAGAAGAATCAAGTGATTCCATTCCTAATTTCTTAGTGATTTCTTTAGCTAAGTCTTTTAACTGATCTGCAGAGTTAGGTTGTACTAATGATTTAAAGTTCTCAGGACTAGATACTAAATTCTGAATAGATTGAATATATGCATTCTCAAGAGACATTTTATATCCATTCTTACCAAGGTTTAATTGCTCATTGAATTTAGCTTTAGCTTCTTCTCCCATTCCTAAATAAGGAACAAGTCTTACATCACCTTTTGCATCTTCATAAACGTTCTTTAAGTATACAGATAACTTATCAATATCAAAATCAGAACCTGCTTTCTTAACCAAAGCTGAAGGAATAACTACGTTGTCTCCAAACTCTTCTGGTAAGAATTGTTTAATTACAAAGCTATCAATAGAGTTTTGTTTCTGTGTAGGGATACGGAATCCAATACCAGCTAAAATCTCTTTTCCTTCATCTGTATTATTTAAATAGTCAAGTAGGTCTTTGTCACTCATTGGACTGTAGAACCATCTACCTAACATTATTTCACATACACGCTTGCCCTCTTTATCTACATAGAAGTCTAATACATCAGACTCATAAGCTTCTTTACCATTAATCTTAGTTGGTCTACCTTTAATTTCTTCAAATAATGTAGAAGGGATTTGTACCTTCATGCCACCAGAAATCTTAGGACTAATAACTTCTCTATTAGCAATTGAGTAAAGAATACTTCTAATTTGTTGATATGCAGGAGTAGCTTCTATAACTGTATGACCTTCTAAGAATCCAGCTAATGCATCAGCAATGTTGTCATTAACTTCTCTTTTAAGAATCTCTTTACGTAAAATCTCTCCCACCTTAGCAGTACTATCAATGCTAAATGTCTCATCAGCATTTTCAATAATGCCCATTTGTTTAAGTAGATTTTGATAACCCTCTTCCATCATTGCCTCTAACAATGCTTGGTTATTTTTAATCTCTTTGTATAATTTAGATTTAGCTAACTTTTGATCTCCTGTTAACTTAAACCATTTCTCATAACGAGTGTTAATATCTTTACCTTTCTCAAAGTCAATAGGTACACCAGCTTCCATGAAGTCCATAGTAGCTAACTTAGTGATTTGAGAACCTCTAGTTACTTGTTCTATTTCTTTAGATGGAACTTCTGACTGAACAGATATAATATTAAATGGAACATTAACTATTGTATCATCAGCATATGAATCAGTATTAAACTCACCATCTTTATATAAATCATGTTGACCTTGTGCACCAACCTTTCTACCTGATTTAAAGATGCTGTAATCAATATTCTCAGCTTGCATCTTGTTGTAATGCTCAACAGCGTTAGAGCTTTCTTTACCACCAGCCATGTTAATCTCTTGGAGAACACGGAAAGATAATGGATACAACGCAAACTTATCTAATACAACATCATTGTATGATTGACCGTTAGCTTTGTTACCAGATACAATAGGCTTAATAGATGTATACGTGCTCTTAACATTAGGATTAAGTTCTTTTAAGATTGCTTTTTCTTTATCAGAAAGCTTTAACCCTTTGAATCTTTTCTCCCAAGCTATATCATATTTATATTGTTCTTCATTTTCATCAGTCCAATCATTAGCACGGATTCTGAAGTTACGGTATGATTTAAACATAATAATACCAGAACCATCTGATTCCTCATATGGTTGCCATTTAGTATCTTTCTTTTCCTCTGTGTCTGCTGGCTTGTATCCATCAAGATCACGGAAACTATTTATATCAGCAACAGTTACAGTTTTAAAAGAATCTTGAGTCATATCTGTGTAACCAATATCACCCACCTCATAGCCCTCATTCCAAACTCTATCTAACACATCATTCATATTAGCTGAGTTAGAAATAATAGATTGACGTGGAGATAAAAAGTTCTTGATACGCTTCAACTCATCTGTATATTGATAAGGGTCAGAGAACAATAACTTATGTAACTCAATGTTATTAATCATGAAGTTAACTGACAATGCTGTCAACTCTCTATTCAATTTTTCTTCTGTCATAGACCCTCCCTGAGCAAACTGTAAGTTTTTTACTTCAAATTGTTTGTTCATTATCTGTTCAACCATACGTCCTGCTGCATTGGTGATTACACCGTATGTCTCAAGATTATTTTTAAATGAAGTTGTCTTCTTGTTAATAAATGCCAATACAGCTTTATCAATAGCTTCTTTATTATTGTCATATATAACCTCAGGAGCTCCGTCAAGTGCAATTAATTTGTTATGAAGGGTTTCACCAAGAATAGGTTTAAAGAAACGTAACTCTTTTTGGTTTTTAGTAGGACGGTCTTCTCTAGATAAATTCATTTCAGAAGTGAAATAACCTTTGAAGATATCATATACAGCATCATATCCTGAAAGTAATTGATCAGCAATAATAGCATTCTTCATATAAGTTTGCCATTGTAATGATGCATCACCAGGAATAAGTGTATAGTAGTATCCAGCCAAGTTCATATTAATCTCTTGGATTAAACGCTCTTGGTATGTTAATTTAGAAGAAGACTTCTTCTTACCGTTTACAGCATTCTGTGTACCATCAGCCCAAGATGTTTTCATTAACTCATTAGACCCTTCAATTCTATTACCCTCTTCATCAAACATCATGTTTAATATAATAGAGTTTTGAGCAAATGAATCTGTAAGTAAGTATGCATACGGAGTGTTAGCTAACTCTGACTTATTGTTAATTTGAGAAAGTGTATCAAATAAGTTACTAGCAGCATTTGTACCAAGGAACGTTTGAGTCATCTCACCATTCACGTTGTAGAACGTGCTGTCAAACTCTGGGTTTGCAAGCTTAACTTTCAACTCAGCTAATGTCATCAATCTTCCCTTGATAGATAATGTCTTACCAGAGAATGTTGTGATCTTCTTAGCTCTTACAAAACTAGTTTTAATACCTCTAACAGCTTCTTGGAATCTATCTATATCATCAGTACCATTCATCGCTAATGTATCATACTCATCTTTAGTGAAACTGATACCTAATGAACCTAAGAATCTTCTTTGAGTTTCTGGAGTGTTAACATCTGCATCTTCTATAGCTGCAACACCGTTGTCATCTCTTACAGGGACAAAAGCATTTTCTTTCTTATCAAACGTAAAATATTTAGGAGTGGTCTTAATGCTATTAATAACAGCACTTGTATATGTAGCACTTAGTTGTCTAGTTGCTGTGCTAAAGTTAGAATCTCCAACTTGAGCTTCGCCATTCTCTAATATAAATAAGTTCTTAACCTCTGGGTTCTGTTTCTTAAGTAACTTCCATAATGCAGAAATTAATCTTTCTTCATTAGTGTTCTTAATAGAAGAGAAGTCAAAGTTATTATCAATATACTTAGTCTTAGTAATACGCTCATATAATGTACGATAGTTTTCGTCATCCTTAGCTATATCATAGATTCTGCTAATCATCTCATCAATACTACGTGAGCTATGAGTTTTGTTTAACAAAGTCATGTACACCTCACTAACAGGTAATAATCTTACACCATTGATAGATGAGTAGTCCAACTTGCCATCTTTTACAATAGGCACAGTGGCTAATAAAATCTTAGTAGCAGCTGCAGCTTTCTTAAAGCTATCAATCTTGCTACTATCCATATAATCAGAACCTTTAGATTTATCTTCAGTAGTAAATTCTGTTTCTTCATTCTCATCAAACTGAATAGAATATGCTTTAAGATATTCTTCATGTTTTGCAACAATATCATCCCAGTTATCAGTAATGTCTCTCCATAAAGCAATAGACTTTTCAATAATAGGAAGAGATGCTTCATTAGTCATATTACCATCTCTAACATCATTTTCAGCTTCTTTTCTAGATTTAAGAGCTGTCTTCTGTAAGTTATCTTTAAGTTTTGCATAAAGAGCTGGTTTCTTAACCTTCTCAATATTGAACAAACCTTCATCACTCTTAACAATATCACCTAGCGTAATGTAAGTCATTTGTTGCATGATGTCATGAACAGTTTGTCCACCCATCTTTAAACGTGCAACAGCACCAGGTTCTGCAATAGCAGAATCAATATCTATAATACCTTTATTAGCATAAGACAAACTAGATGTAACAGGAGAGTACTGTTTAAAATCTCCTTTCTTAATTTGCTTAAATAATTCTCTTGTATTTAATTCAGCTTTAGCACCTGTAAACAATGACTTAACAAAGTTTACAAAGTCAGCAAACATCTTAACAATGAATGGTCTACCATCTTTTGGTTTAGCTGGTAGCTTACCATTTTGAATGTAGTCAATTAACTCTTCAGCTAATTGCTCTTCTATTTGTATATCAGTAGCATCAGAGTATTTAAGCTCTTCACCACTAGCTCTATCTGTAAAGCTTCCTGCTCTAGATCTAAATTCATCTCTGATACTATTGCGTTCATCAGGGCTAGTAAACATTCTGTACACACCGTGGAACACTTCGTGATATAATGTACCTGTCTCAGCTCCTTCATATACATAGATGGCACCATCTTTAAACATACCAAACATTTCTTGTCCAGCAGCATTTCTGATGATGTTCTTTACTCTATATACAGGAAGGTTAGGAAACTTTTCTTTTAAGAATTTTTCAATCTTAGGCCAGTTCTCTTTCTCAAATGAATCAACTTGATTGCGTAACTTAGTACGGAAAGGAGCATCATCTTCTGTTTCATTCATTTGCTTTCTCATCAACTCCTCATCAGTCTCAGGGATATTATTCTCTTCAATAATAGGAGCTACAACTTTAGCTTCTTCTTTAATAGCTGTTTGTTCCCCTCTAATTTTTTGAGCAATAGATGCAGCAATTGTATTAGCATTCACTTTAGCAAAAGCAGAAGTGTTATCTGCAGCCATTTTAATAGAATCTGGATTAGTTGGATCTGTTGTAACAAACTGAATCTCATCTAGATTGTTGAAGTTAGCAATAAAGTGAACTGTACCAAAAGCAGGGTTGCTAATAGTAGTCACCTTACCATCTTCAATAGCATTAGTAACATCAGCTTTAGGAGAACCTGGAGTCAATGTTTTAGGAGCTTTCACCTTAGGAAGAGGAGCTGCATATCTAGCAGCTGTATCTGTAGCTACAAAGTATACACCTTGTCTATTAACTTCAGCTTCAGCTGATATAGGATTAATGTTTGTAGTCAATGGAGCATCTTCACCATTTCTTCCTTCAGAAGATAATAAGTATGATTGATAGTTCTTCCATTGCTTAGCTTCTATCTTACCATCTTTTATACCAACAATTTGCTCATAGGGTAACTGCCAGTTGTAAATACTATTGGTCTTTACATCACTAGCTACAAATATAGATCTTACATTATGGTAAGAGTCCATTATGTCAGCCATGATTTTATCTTTAGCTGCATCCAATCCTTCAGTTGTAAACGTGTAAGTTTTACCTTCGTTTCCAACACGTAACTTACCTTTCTCAAACCACATACTGTTAACCCCTGGAGCATTCTTAGGTTTACCCCAATACACCACAGTAGTTAACCACTTATACAATCTCTGAGCCTCAGGTGATTGTAAGTTGTATTCAGTATTTGCAATATTACAAAGTTCCCTGATTGCATCAAATATAACCCCAGCTTGCTTTTTATTGTGTTTGTTATTTTGTAACATCACATAACCATTAGCAGCTTTTAAAAATATCTTACCTAATGGATTAGAAAAAGAAGTAGAACCTCTTGTGATAGTACCATTATTTGTAGGAACATTTAGTACAGACTTAGTATTCAAATCAGAAGATTTGATTAATCCAGCACTAGTCACAGAGTTCTTTGCACCCTTAGTCTTTTGAGCAGTACCAAAAGAAGCTTCTATTGTATGAGGAATAATACCAGTTTCAGATAGAGTTTCATTAACAAATTCTGTATATCTAGCAATAATGTTTTCTTTGACATCTTCTGGAGTACCTTCTCTGAACATACTCTTCCCACCAAACTTCTCACTCCATTGAAACTTAGGATCTGGCATCACTTGGAATACAGCAGTTTCAAATGTAGGATTAGCAAGAGGTTTGCCATCTTTATCTACAACAGTCACTTTATCTCCTACTTGTTCAACCATTACAAATGCAATAGTCTTAGCAGGATCTATATCACTATCACCTTTTAAGTAGTTCATTAATCCACCAACATACTTACCATCTACTATAGTACCACCTAAACCTAGTTTAGCTTCATTAGCTTGTGTAACATATACACCACGGATGTTTGCTCTATTAGAGAAACTACCTAACTTGTTACCAAAGAAGTTTGAATTCTTGTAACCAGGAATTTGTTGAGATGGGATAGTAGCTCTAGGAAGAACATCTGTTGATTTAGCATTAGTATCAGGAGCACTAGCTTCTTCTGTAGCTATTACTTCTGTACCAGCCATATCCATTGTAGCATTAAATTCAGCTGCAAGCTTTTCATCTTTAGCAATTGCCTCAGCTTGTTTCATGAATGCTTCAGATTTCTCTTTGAACTCTGCTTCAATTTCATCAATCAACTCAGGATTGTTTTGCTCATTAATGTGTTGTAATAAAGTCTTTTCAGACTCTTCTCCAGCAGGCATTGTATCAGCAACATCTTTATATTTAGGTTGGCTAACAATTCTAGTAATTACATTATCTAATAAATCTGATAGTTCTTCAGATGTATTATTGTTATCACTAACGCTATAAGCTTTAAATTGCTCAGGAGTTAAGAAGCTAGTCTTTCCATTAGGAAGAACAACTTCATATTCACCACCAAGAGTCTGTGCTTGCACAGTTATCTTAGGAGCTAATACTAAACCATTACCATCTCTAAGATAAGATTGTTTAAGAGAATACTCTTGACCCACTTCTAATTCTCTTTTCTTAGTCTTACCGTCTTCAACTTGATCCACTTCAACTGGAAGTTCTTCTTCTTCAGCTAATGTAGTTTTAACCTGATATTTTTCAGGGTTAGATTTAATATCATCATACTGATCTATGAATAACTTTCTACGTAAAGAAAGTTCAATAGTATCAGTTAATGCTAATTTAAGATCATCCTTCACCTCAGAAGTTACATCCATGTTATTGATTTGCTCAATAACACCATCTGTTGCTTCTTTGTTAGGTTGTTTGTTCTTAATAATATCTGTTAATACAGCAGTGGTATCAATACCTGCTGCAGCCAATGGTGCATTAACTTGAGGGATACGTTTATCATAGTTCATGATTTTAGCACCAGCATATACTAACTTATCAATTACTTGAGATGAATATTTTCTATTCCCTTTATCATCAACCTCACCAGAATATCTTAAATCAAGAGACTTATATAATTCACTTACTTGTCCTGCAACCTTTTCAAAGTTAGCAAGTCTTTGTTGATACATGTCAACAGTATCATTAATATTAGCAAGTCCTTGTTCTTTAAGTTGACTTAATCCACCTTCTGTAAGACCATCTCTTTTTAATTCTTTAATGTCTTCAATAATCATATCAAATCTACCGTATTTGATACGTGGGGCTAAGTAGTTGTGTAATAAATCTGCATCAAGATCTTTAGCTTCTAATCTATCTCCTTGAAGAACAGCAACTTGTTGTTGTTGTTGTAATATTACACCTCTATTAATACCATCCATTCTATCTTGGAAGGCTTGTTTAAACGATGGTGTACTATTAAGTGTATTTATGAATGCTTGCGTATTAGTAGCAAGTGCTGCTTGTTGAGAGAAGTTTCCTTTAATCTGCATCATTCCTCCAGTGATACCTCCAAGTAAAATACTCTCAGCACCTTCTTTAGAATTCAATACACCAACACCTCTACCTTCTTTATTAACACCATTTACACCATATAAGAAACCATCTACCCATACATTAGCATTACCAGTTTGATATGCTTTATTGTAATAGTTTTGAGTACCTACTTGTAATCCAGTTTGTAAACCTTCTTGTAAAGCTTCTTTAGGATCAAATACATATCTGCCTACACCTTTAGCTTTATCATATATCTTACCAAATCTAGTAGCAGCTTCTTCAGCTACATATTTACCTTCTCTCAATACAACATTATCAACTTGTCCCATTAAGCTATTAGCAGCTTGCTTGCTTGCAGAGTAAGAAGAACCTAAAAGTCTAGGAAGCTGTACATATTCTGTAGCACTAAGAATACCCATGTTAGCAAAGAATGAAACTTTACCAACAGATTCTGTGTCTTGATTGATTTTTTCTAAATCAGAACCAGTAGGTTCATATCCATAATCTTGTATGAATTGAGCAATAGCATTCTTTCTATATTCTCTACTTGTTTGTAAAGCTTCAAAAGATGATTCACCTGCAGAAGAATATGCAGCAATAGCTGTTCTTCTACCTATATCATTAATTCTAAAAAAATTATTTGTTTGTGCAGCAATCTCAGCTAGTTGAGAAGATTGAGCTGTAACATCTGCTACAGTTGCAATTCCCTTTTCTAATACAGCAGCAGCTTCAATGTTTTTACCAGCACTGAAAGCTCTTGACATGTTTCTTAATAGAGGAGTGTATGATTTAAATGCTTGAGAACTCTCAGCTCCTATAGCATACGCATCAGCTAGTGCACCAATACCACGTCCTAATCTTAGGATACCAGCATTAGCAATATTACCACTAATCATTGCACCTACAGCATATCCACTATTCTTTACTAACTTGTCAAATAGGAAGTTAGGTCTGAACCAGTTATCAGTAGAGTACCAATTAGCTTCAGTTTCTTTTGTACTATAATAGTTTGGAAGATACTCTTGATCCACTTTATTATTCCAATCATCAAGATCCCTTAAGATTTTATTATCCCAAATGTCAGCAAGTCTTCCAGAGAAAGATGCTTCTAACACACCCTCCAACATACCAAATCCACCAACAACAGTTGTGGCAGTTAAGTTTAATCCTTTCAAAATACCATTAGCAGCCTGAGTTCCCCAAGACTGAGCATTAGCTTTTTGATTTTCTATATCTGTAATATCAGGACTAAAGATTTCATATCTTCTATTCTCATATAATTCCTTAGCTGTAACAGTTGGAGCCATATCATTAACAACAGGACCACCTCCAAAGAATTGATCTACAGCACTTTGCTTACCTTCTACACTTTGTCTATATCCAAAGTTTCCAGTAGAAGCTGGATTGTCTAAATTAGGAAGATTAACATCTTCATTTTTTAGAATAGGCTTGAGGTTTTTGTCAAAATCTGGCATAGTTATTTTCTATAGATTTGAGAGAAATCGTATGTTGGATAAAGTTCTTTTAATAACTTCATCATTGTGTCATCTGTTAAATTATTCAATACTTGCTTACCTTGATCATATCCAACTCTTTGTGCTCTATTCTTACCAGAGATTTCAAATGTTTGATATGTTCCATCTTTTTTTAATAGATGCACTTTAGGTACAAATTGTCCTTGGTATTTAGTATCTTCATCTAGTTGAGCTGTAACCTGAAAACTCCTAACGTTTGGAAAATCACCAAACTGAACTTGCATAGGTGCAGAATTAGGGCTACCGTTAACATTATTACTGCCTCTACCAGCTCTAATTCTTAATGCATCTTGTTTATTCATATTTACATTCTCAGCTCCAAATATATCAATAGCATTCTTTTGGCTTATATTAAGTACCTGGTCATTGCCTGGATCTGTAAGATCTCTAATGATTGCTTGGTACTTGTTACCATCTTGACGTAATAACACCTTTGTGTTTTTTAAATTATCTCCAGCAAGTCTACCAGATGCAGTTTTTGTATTAAAGTCTTCATTAGCTGCAATCTCTTTAGCATCAGCAGCACCAATAAATGCAACTAAGTTATTAGCAACTCTTGTTGGAACAGTACCATCTTTACCAAAGCCCATTCCTGTAACTGTTGGAACTAACTCAGCAACTCTAGGACCTAACTTCTCTTTATATTTTTGATCAATCTTGGTTTCAATGTCTTTATCTATCTTACCATATTTATTACTATATGATATTGCTTTTTCAACTAAGGCTTTAAATGCAGGGTTTGAACCATATCCTACTTTCTTAAAGTTAAATTGTTTACCATTAACATTTACATATACTTGACCAAGAGGACCTTTATCATAAGAATATGAAATTGTACCATTTCTTACACCATCTATAAATTGTTTTTCAGTGATGTTTAAACCATCTCTCCAATCTTTGGCTCCTGGCTGTGTAATCTTTTTATCTGGACTAAAATTGCTTGCTACAAATGCTTCTCTTTCAGCTATTTGTTTTCCAACAGCAGCATCGCCAGTTATTTCATTCTGAGCTTCAGCCTTAGCAGTTTTATTTAATTTATCTAAATCATTAAAGTATTGCTTTTGTCTTAATATATCTTGAATGGTTCCAATCTCTGTAGCAGGAATGTTAGCCTTATTGCCATTCTTTTCGTAATCAGCAATCATTCCATTAACTTGAGCATCTGTATATCCCTTACCCATCAAGGCTTGTTTCTTACCTAAAATCTCATTGGCAACTTCAGTCATGTGACCTTGCAATCGTTCAGGAGATTTTAAAGCATTATCTGTTGTATTTCCTTCCTCAACTGGAATACCTGGAGCACCATCAAATTCTTGAGCCTCTCTTCTTTCTTTAGCATCTTTTCTCGCATCATCTTTTACTGCTAATACATAATCTCTTTCATCTTTTAATTTTTGTCTATTCTCAGTAACCCATTTAAGATTCATATCAGCAACCCAATTCTCTTGTTGTTTAAGAGGATTTGTTACATAACTAAAGTCTTCATTATTCCATTTAAAACCATTAGCAAACTGTTGAAAGAAACCTTGTCTATATAGAGATTCCTTTACCTTGTTTGGATTGGATTGAATAAGACTAAAATCTTCTTCAGCTTGTTTATCTAATTCACCACTAACATTTTCTGTAACATTACCTTTTGCATCCTTCATGATATAACCCTGACCCTTATAAAATTCAATTCTTTTATTAATCTCGTCAGTTTTATTAGGGTCTTGTACTTGTGAAGGTAGTTCAGTTTGTAATTTTTTAATATCTAAACCATTCTGCTCCTTAGTTTTTCCTAAGGTGTCGCTTACAATAGAATTCAATTTCTCTTCAGGTACATCTCTAAATGTAGATCTACCATCAATAGCTAATTGGTTATAATCTTCTGAAGATAAACCAGCTCTTAAAGCTGTAACAATTGCTCCTTCAGTGATGCCTTCAATCTTATTACGCTTCATTGCATCAGCAATTGCTTTAGTGTTAATCTTACCATCTTTCACTACAAAAGGAATATCAATAGATCTTAAGCTTGAGTGCATACCTTTTATAATCTCTAGGGCACTTTTATTAACATCTCTATATTGAGAATAGTTAGCTTTTAACTTAACACCAGCTTCTGTACTATCCATCCAAGGTTTAGCTTGTGCATAGAAATCTTCTATATTATTTGCACCTGCTTTACCATCAGCTTGATCTTTTTCAATCCTAGCTAATGTTTTTCTAAATTGTGCAGTGGTAGCAATAGCGTTTTGTACGTTAGCATCTTTGACAATTTGAGTAGCCATACCGCCAACAGAATTAACTAATTGCTGATTAGAGAAATCTCCAGCAGCAACTATTTTAAGATCATTACCTAAACTATCAAGTTTGGATTGTACGTATGCCTTATCTCCTTCATTGTAAATATCCATACCAGCTATATTATCCATATAGGACTGGATCTTTTGCACACCAGCGTCATATTGAGCCTGTTTGTACATGCCCACTTTCACCATTGCATCTGAGGGCAATTGTGCTACGTAAGGATTAAATTTTGATATTTGGTCTGTAAATGAAGCCATGATGTATGAATTAGCAAATGTAATTTAAATTATTATAATTACCAAGAGAATTAACTGCTTTGATTAACTTGGTATAACTGAATTGATTAGATGTTTTTAAGAGCTTTTACAATAGAACCGTTTCTACTTTCTTCCTTACCTAAACCCTTAGTTTTCTTTTCATAAGCATTAGTGATAGCTTTAGCTTTTTCATATTCACTAAGGCCACCAACGTTCATTGAACCAACTATAGGACTGTTAAAGAAGTAAGGATTGTTTGCATTATACACACGATCATTTTGACCAAATCTATAACCATACAAATTCTCCATAGTATTTATATTTCTAGTCTCAAGTTTGTTTCTAGCAATCTTATCAGAGATAGAGTTAAGGGCTTCAATAGCTTGCTCTTTAGTTCTAGACTTAGCTGTTGATTGTCTAACTTGTTGATTATCAAGGATTCCTATATTCTTTAATACAGAATCATTAATTGCTGCTCTATTACCCTGGAACACTTGAGCTCTATTAGCTTGATTGATTCTCATCTGCTCACCCAATGTCTTATTCTTAAGTTCAGCAGCTTGACTCATAATGTAAGCCTGTGCAGAAGGATTATCACCAGCAGCTCTAATAGCAGCTCTAGCTTGAGAATCTATAGAGTTAATTTGATCTTGTAATGAAATGTCATAAATATTATCCAACATTGGCTGATATGTTTGAGCATATACAGGATCTTGTTGATTATTCCCCAGTGCGTACATCTCACCCATTAATTGACTGCCATCTAATGGATTGTTAGTACTAGGTCTAAAGTAATCACCTAAACCAGAAGCTAAAGTTTTAGCTAACATTTCCCAATCAAACTTACCTTTCTTCTTCTTACCTTTAGCCATTTGTAAATCAAGAGGTTTACCAGAGAAAGTTACTGGAGGTAATGGCAATTTACGAAGATTAGTTTCCATTGGAATAATATCTAGTGGTCCTTTTAACTTTGGACGTTTTGCTGTAACAACCACTTCTTGTAAATCAGTTGCACCTTGTCCCATAAACCCTGGTTTGCTCATACCTCTTTTAATCATCTCAAGATCTGCTGCATTTAACACATCTGGTGCATCATTGTTATATACATCATCCCAGTCTGGATGCCATGTTACCACCTTGTCTCCACTTTGAGCTTTCTTTAACTTTAAACCATTCTTACCAATTAATGGATCTTTAATAGCTTTGATTTTACCTTTAGCCAAACCATCGCTTTCTACACCAAACTCTTTAGCTGTGTCAAGAATAGCATTTTGTACTACAGCTGCTCTTTGCTTTTTGTCAGCAATATCTTTTAATTTCATATTAGCTCCTAATAAGTTAGCACGACTAGCGTTCATTGATAATTGATCAAATGGATTATCATTTTTAAGGCTATTAACTAACTTGGTTGATTTATCTATAATTTTGTTTTGTTTAGCTTCTGTTCTGCTAAGGTCTGCAATATAGTTTTTGAACTTCTTACCCTTAGCTTTGTCATCACCTATTTCAGCTACACCATACTTAGGAATAACCATGTTACCAAATACAACTAAGTTCTCTTCTTGACCACCATCTTGTAACTTAATAGCTGGTTCGCCACCTTCTACCTCTACACCATTCTGACCATAACTAACTGGTATACCACCATTGTCATGAGAAGGTCCTCTGAACATAACTGTTTCTCCATCTCCTGGTAAGTATGGATTGTAAGACATAGTTTCTGCTGTACCACGATGTACTTGTAAGTCACCACCCATAGCCAGCTGTCCACCATACTCCATATTAGGAGCTGTATATCCTGGTAATCCGCCAGGCATAGCATTATTCATTTGTTGCATGTATCCTTGAGCTTTCTTCTCATTTAACATATCATATCTATCCATAATTTGTTTCTTACCAATCAAATTAAGAAATGGTCTACGTTCTTCTGTTCTATGTAACTCATTAACAGCAGGCTGTCCTTCTGTTGCCATTCTAGTAAACTCTGAAAACTTATTACCGTTATCTCTACCATATGAGTAAACTTCTTGAGAAGGTTGATTATCATAATAGTCTTTAGTGTATTGAGCACTTGTAAAGTCTTGATTATAATTACTTCTACCATTTCTATTTGTATCAGTAGCATTCATTTGTGTATAAGCTTTAATATCACTCAATCTTGGATTTGCCATAGCACCACCAGTAGGTGCAACTTCTACACCTGGGTCATTAGTTCTCTTCATCCATTTACCATATTGAGCTCTGTCTGTAAACATAGCTTCTGCACTAGGCGGAGTGTACTCTTTTAAATGACCACCAGCACGTAACATATCAGCATCATAAGGAGGTGCTAATAATTGATCCATAGAATAATCACCAAACTTAGCAATCATTTGTGGATTGTATTCAGGATTCATATATCCACCATCTTCCATAAAACTAGAATATGTAGATTGTATATTTTGAGCACCTTGTGCCCAAGCAGCTCTTTCTGTATTTTTCTTTGTTGTATCTTGGAAGTTAGCAAGTTGATTAGCATCTTTAGCACCACCTAATAAGTTACCAGCAACACCACCTAAGAATCCACCAATCATACCACCAACTGGTCCAAATGCACTACCAATTGCAGAACCTACACCTTTACCAATGGAAGCTTGACCTGAGTCTTGGAAGTAATCACCAAACTCTGCTGTAGGTAAATTACCACCTTGTTCAAATCCACCTGTTCCTGTTAATACTTTTTGCTTATATGCATTTACTTGATCAGGACTTAAATTAATAAATTCCTTACCTCTACGTAATTGAGAAATAGGATTTCCTTGATTTGTATTATGAAAGAATTCTTCAGTTCCTGCAGGAGTGTTACGTGTAGACATATATGAGGTATCATTCCCCATATTAGCATACTTATTAATAGTTGTAGAATAGTTACTAAAATCATTTGAGTTAGCTCCTCCAGCTCCAGCTGATAATAATAAATTAGATGAAGATTTTATATCAGACGACTCTGCATCAGGTCTACGTTTATAAGTGCTTGGATCAAACTTAACTTTACCACCCACTTGATATTGTTTAACAATATTATCATTCAGTGGAGTAAATCCAAGATCTGAATATATATCTAAAGGATTACTATATGTATTTTGAATCTCTGTTGAGTTACCTCCAATAGATCTACCGTTCTGAGCCAAGAAGTTTGTACCAGCACCTTGAGGATTACCTAATTGTCCAGGTTGTACTAAAGAATCTTCTGGTCTTGCATATCTACGTTTTTGTAATTGAGGTTGTGACTCAGCAGCTAATGCTGTAACGTTTGATATTTGAGCAGTTTGATCAGCTTGTTTAATTGCTTGCTTTTGTTCTTTAATTTGACCAATACCTTGTAAGATTTGAGGAGCAGCATTTAACACTCCTATACCAGCAGCCTTACCAGCAGTTTTTAATCCTTCAGACGTACCAAGTGTTTTTAATCCACCTTTTAATCCAGCCATTCCAGAACCTTTAAACATAGCCTGACTATCTTTAATCATCTGTTGACCACCTCCTTTATTTCCAAATAGATTCATTAAACCATTACCAAGACCACCTTGTCCTTGGAAAGCACTTCCAATAGAATTACCAAGACCAGTTAATCCACCACCGCCTTGGTATTTATATAAATCACCACCATATCTATGAATAGGTAAATCATTTACAATATCTCCAACATCCCCACCTCCACCTTCTCCAAGAAATTGATTAGCAACTCCAGATAATGTTTTTGCAAACCCACCATCAACTTCTTGATCAGGAGCATTTTTTACTTCAAGAGCAGCCAGGTTATCTTGCCTCATTTGTTCCTCTTTACTAATGCCAGCATTAGTAGCTTTTGCTCCAGTCATTAAATCATTGAAGCCCACAGGTTTAAGCTTAGGGTTTAGGTTATTACCACCAATCATTGTACCTACCTGTGCTATAGGAGGATTACCAAAGTCAGTTAATTGGTCTAATTGAGTTTCTACCATCTTAGCACCCATGGCAGCTTTTTTAAATGCTTTACCATGAGCTTTCATGAATGCTTCTTCTGTAGGATACTTCTTATAGAATTCCTTTTCAGATTTTACTTTAGCGATCTTTAAGATTTGATCTTTCATATTATAATCTATTGTATGATTTATTTATATTTGTTTAACCAGCCACCCTCTTCTTTTTTAGGAACTTCTTTATATCTTTTTAACCAATCTTTCTGTAAAACTTTACCTTCAGTTATAGGTATGTCTTTTTGAGCAATTTGACTCCATTCTTTTTTACCATATCTTTTTCCCCAATCAGAAGCTGCTCTTGGTACCTCAGCAATAAAACCTTGTCCATACTGATCTGCTATATCAAATCTAGGACTATAATAAGCTTTACTAAATTGTCTAGTAGTATTAAAGTTACCTATACTAGTAGGAGTTACATCTTG